AACGTAAGTATATGATGTACGAAGGAGAAGATACAAACAGTATTGACCTTTTGTATGAAACAAAAACACATGAGTGCAATGGTGTAAAGGTGATTGTTCCTGTAGCATATTATGACAGACATTCATTTACTAAAAAGATCAAAGAGCAATTAGCTTATTTTGAGAGTGTATATTTTGATGTAGACCAATCTATTGGTTATGCTGTTCCTAATGATTTTGTTATCCATAGAGCTGAACATTTTCAATTCTCTGGATTAGCACAGAATGATTATATGCATTTATGCTTGGACAATGTTAGCTATCCTATTGATTGGGAAAAGCTTGGTATTGATAGAATAGATATTCCTGTAGCATTGAGATTTACATTGAGTGATGGTTTATTCCCAACTCCTAATAGAGAGGCTATCAGATATACACAAGAGGCTAAAAAGACAATATTAGCTAAAATAGCTAAGGTGGCAGATGTATTCATGGAGAAATTTAATGAATCTATTTCTGTAAAAGCTGATGCAAAATCTGTTTTAGAATTCTATGGTAGTAGAAAAAGAAGTGTTGATAGTTTCTTTAATAGTGGTAAAGATAGAGTGGATATCAAGGAGCTTATGAAATATGCAACTATTCCTATGATACAACCTAAACTAGAAGGAATTGAGTTATTAAACCTAGAAAGACTTGCTACCACCACTAAAGATTATACATTAGGTGAATATAAACTTAAGTTTAAGTTTAATGGCGGAAGATTTAATGCTGTTAAGAACTACTATTATGACTGTATTAGAACAGAAGATCTTACAAGCTATAATGCAGGAAATGTTTATTTGTTTTCTGATAAGCTTACTAAAGGTAAACAAGACTATCTAAGAACTCAAATAGCAAGTGATAATAAAAATCACTGGTTTTGTAAGAAAGAAACTTTCAAATTAGGTAAAGCTAGTAAGACTGATTACAAAACTTACTATTCTGTTTTAGATCTTGGTCTTTATCCAAAAGCTCAATGGAGACAAGTGATTAAGGAGTTTCAGCTTATTGTAAGCATGATTGCTAAAGATTTCATTGATTTAGATGCTATTGATATTCCACAAACATGGATAGATCAACAAAAGGCTAAAAGAATGAAAGTGTTATCTTCTACTACCACTGCTAGTGGTCAAAGGAAGGTGAGACTTAAAGGTGAGTTCTCTGGTAAGGTGGGTTCACGTTTAGAAAAGTCTGTAAGTGATCAGTATTGTAAGTTTGTTCCTACAACATTTAAATTAGAAGAAGCTCATAAACTAAAGAAGTTGTATGTATATGCTAAAGAAGAAGACAGAAAGAAGATGGATTGTCTTTGGTCTGCTTTTAATCAGCAAATTAATTTAGTTCTTGTTGCAGATAGTACATTTAAAACTTTAAAAGAGGCAGATTTACATAACTGGATAACTATGGAAAAATTTATGGAAGGTAAGAACAGACCATTTAGAACAATGGCTACAGAGTTTCTTATTGAGGAATTTATAAGACAACATAAAGCCACATTTGACAGAAGAATAAGAATTTCTTCTATATCTAAAGACTTAAGTGATAAATTAACTCTTTTACAAAACTATCATAGTAAATATCAACAAAGATATGCAGATGATAGTACAAAGAAAGAAATCATAGATTTAGCTACAGAGCACAACCTATTCGATCAAGAAATATACACCATATATAAGGGTGTGAAAGAAGTGTTTACAAAGCTTCCTTTCTTGAATGCAATAATGTATCAACTACCATATCCTACTAGTGATGTGGTTGATTATACAGATGTATTAAATGTTGCTATTGCTGATTTGTTTAAGTATCACAAACATAGAGTGAATCTTGAACATTACACAATTAAGCTTAATGAAGATGCTTCCTTGGAAGAAACTCTGACAGATGAATCTATTGAACAATTACAAACAATTTAAAAAAACAAAAACATGCTAAGTTTAAAGTGGTTTAAAAGTGCTATTGAACGCACAATCGAAAAAGTAGTAGAGAACAAAATTGAACAAGCGTTCGATGAATTAGGTAAAGAAGAGGGAGCAGAAGCTCCTTCTTCCATCTCTGCAGGTGGTAAGCCTTATGCTAACATCAAAATGGTAAATGACAATTTAACTATTGTGTTAAATGATGGTAGTATTCTTACCAAGTCTAGTGCAACATCAGCAGATTTTCATAAAGCTAGGGAGTGTAAAACAGAACTTTGCTTATTGAATATTGTAGGTGCAGCAGAAGTGGTAGAAGAAAGAGTGAAAGCAGAGGCTGAATATAAGAAAGCTAAAGCTGTTCAACAAGGTGCTGAATATCTAGCTAAGTTTGATGATTTTGAAATGATTGGTGGTTCTTTGTATATAAAAGGAATCAACAGAAGTCTTCCTACAATTATGGTAGAAGAGTTCTTATCAATCATCGGTAGTTATCCATTTAGCAGTACATTAGATGAACGTGAGTTAAATGATTTAATCAAACAAGATGAAGAGTATGTAGCTTTAAAACGCTTCTTCATGTGGTGTTGCTTGAATCCAAGAGCTGAGGTTGCTAATGAGTTGTATAGATTCTTAAAAGACAACAGCTTCAGAATCACTAAACAAGGTTTCTTTGTAGCTCTTCGTAATGTTGTTACATTACATGGATCTCCTGAGCTTGTACATTTCATAAGCAATGCTTATAATAAAGTGAAAGCTGTATGGAAGAAGAAGCCTAATGAGTATTTTGTCTTCTTACAGAATGGTGAATATAAACTAGTTCATACAGAAGCTATGTATGAAGGTGGAATGATGGTTTGTGAATATTGTGATGGAAGAGGAATAGATCCAGAATATGATGAAGATACTAATTGTCCAGAATGTGATGGTGAAGGTAGATATGAGGATATTGTCACTGTTGATCATGGTGAGAAGATTGGTAACCTAACAGAACTATATCTAGATTTGCCTAATAGAGCAGAGAATAGATTTACAGATGATTGGACCAAAACATTTGATATTCGTATTGGTAGACCTGTAAGTATGCCAATGAGTGATTGTAACTGGAGTACACAAGATTGTGCTGCTGCAGGATTACATTTTACTAGTGACCAAATTCATTATGTAGGATGTGGTGATACAAGCGTGCTTGTTCTCATCAATCCTATGAAGGTGGTAGGTATTGGTACTGCTAAAGGTAGATGTTATGAATATTTACCAATCATGACTGTTCCTCGTGATGAAGCAACAGAGATTTTACATGACCTTGAATTTGATACATTAGAACTTGATGAAGCTTATGCTGTGCGTGAATTAGATAATTTAGCTGAGAAAGCTAAAGAAGGTTTCACTGCTGAAGCTAAGAAGCATGATTTCAATCTACCAGCTTTATCTGCTGTAGAGATGTACACTATTGTAAAGAGTCTTGATGAAATTAAGCATGAAATTTCTAAAAGAATCGTAGAAATAGATTAAATTTGTAGCCCTAGGGATTAATTTCTCTAGGGCTATTTTAATTATTAACTATGATAAAGAAGAAAGTTACAAAGAGAACACCTAGAGTTAAAACTGCTAAGGTTAGAAATGCTGGTACAATGACTGAATCAGCTTTTTGGAGTTTTATTAGAAGTGGTCTTAGGCAGAAGAGCAGATGGTGGAAACCTATTACAGAATGTAAAATGAAAGCTCGTAGAGCATATAAAGGTCCTAATAAACGACAAAAGTTTGAATACAAGTGTAATCAATGTAAGGAATGGTTTGCAGAGAAGAATATTAACGTTGATCATATTGTAGGAGCTGGTTCATTGAATTGTGCTAATGACCTACCAGGATTTGTTAATAGATTATTTTGTGAGCAGGATAACTTACAAGTGCTTTGTACAGCATGTCATGATGTAAAAACAAAATTAGATAAAAAATGAGTGATCAAGTAAAGATTGAAATCAACAAAACACCTTCATTTACAGAAGTTTGGTATGAAGGATCTGTTACACTGGGTGAAGAAACACATCAATTCTGGTTAATACATCCACAAGGAGTTGATCCTCATGGAAATGAATATGGCATAGAAGTGAAATGGTTTTTTCAACATGTACCAAGAGAAATAAGAGCAATGTATCCTTATGTAATTGATGCTTTTCTTCAAACTTTTGAAAAATAAATTTGGTAATTATTGACGCATTTAAACAGAAACAGAATGATACAAGGACAAGTTAAGACAGAAGCTCAATATAGAGCTGTAATAATGGATAGCTCTTCAAGTTTGAAAGAGTTTTCAATGAATAGAAAGAAATACTATAAGAAGTATATTCTTAATGAAAGAGTGGAAGAAGAAGATAATAAAGCTGCTACAACAGGAAGGGTAGTAGAAACACTACTTTTAGAACCTGAGTTATTTGATGATAAGTTCCATCTATCTGTATGTTTAACAGCTCCTACAAGTTTAATGTTAGCTTTTGTAGAAGCATTGTATAAACACACAGCAGAAGCTACAGATGATGATGGTAATGTTACCAGAAACTTTGAAGAAATAGCTAGAGATGCACATATTGATAGTGGATTTAAAATCAAATTAGATGCTGTTCTTGCTAAATTCATAGGAAGTGATGCAGAAGTGTATTATAAAGAGATAAGAGAAGTTAGGGCTAAAGGTCTTACAGTGGTAACAACACAAGAGATTGATAATGCTACAAAGATTGTAGAAGAACTAAAGACTAATCCTATCACTGCAGAAATTGTAAACTTAGTTAATAGTTCACGATATTCAGTGTATAATCAATTACAGGTTGAAGGATATAGTGTCAATGGACATTTGTTCAAAAGTATGATGGATAAATTAGTAGTTGATCATCAGAAGAAAACAGTTCAAGTGTATGATTTGAAATGTACATGGTCTGTAGAAGGATTCTATGAAGAATACTATCTCTATCGTAGAGCATACATCCAAGGCTATCTATATTTTCATGCTGCAGCATCTTGGGCTAGTGAAATGGGTTATGGTGATTATACTATTCTCTTTCCACAATTCATAGTTTGTGATAGCACAAATTATATGAGTCCATTGATTTATACAATGAGTGCTGATTCTATGAAGCTTGCAGAAGAAGGCTTTTCACACAAAGGGAAAGATTATCCAGGAGTTTATTCTATCATTGATAGTCTTGATTGGGCTGTTGAAAATGATGTATGGAATATTTCTAGAGATAATTATATTAATAATGGAGTTGTAAACTTATAAGTGTAATGGATATAAAAAAGACCATCACTAGTATATTTATTGTACCAACACTGAGTATCGGAAGAGAAAAGTTGTTGGACAATGGATATATTAATGGATATGTAAAAGATGAAAGAAAAGATGTCCAATATGACAGTTGTGTTTATTTATTATTCAAACCAAAAGATCTGGATAAATTTAGAGACTTTTTGGATGAAGAATATGAAAGAACTAAGTCTATAGTGGATGATTATGATTATGAAGATGGTTTTGTTGTAATTGTATACAAGCTTCATGAAAAACTTAAAGCAGATATTGAGTTAATAAAACAAGGTAAATATTCTAAAACCTCTAAGAAGTTTCAAGAAATATTTCCAAAGATTGTTAAATTAAAATTAAATGGTTTACATAAAGATGAAATCAGTTTACAATGGAGAGTTTTCAATAAAACTGCTGATATGAAAGAATATTGGCAAGAAAGACTTGGTGTGGATTTTGATGATGAAATGGAAGTCTGGGGTGGTTTTATTGAAGAAGATGAGATTCTTAACCTTGATAAAATTAAACAACATGTATAACAAAGAAATATTAGCAGAGCTAATAAGACAATTTGGTGAAGAAAACACCATCATATTCTGTCAAATGGAAAGTGTAAAGAATTCATTGTTAATGGATAGCAACAATGAGAATGAATTTGATTTTGAGAGAGATTGGTGGAAAGAAAATGGTAAAAAATTAGAAGGTACAAGAGTAATCAACCTTAAAAAAGAAAAAGTATGAATAGTTTAGAATTATTAGAAACTTATGACAAATCAGCTGCTATTATCAAGCGTTATTATTTAGAATTTATGTTAGAATCATTAAATGATGATAATCTACCAGATAATTTTAAAGATTTTGTTAGAGAGCAAGGAATTGATAATGATAAAATAGGAGCTATTATAGATTCAGCTCCTAGGGGATTGTTTGATGTGTTTGATAATCATGAAGTGTATATAGAAATACTTTTAGATCATGAAGAGAGTGTAACATTTACATACACTGTTAGAAATCTAGATGTGATGCATACAGAATATATTAAATACAATACAAGAAAAGAAGCTGAATTAGCAGCTGTAACAGAAGCATTTAAAATTTTAAATGATAAGTTATGATATACAATAATGATATAGATCCAAATGTAAAAATGTGGGAAAATCAAGACAGTGATCAAATAGTGTTAGAAGTGATTGAAAAATATTCTCAGAGAAGTGGTGTTGGTATTCTTAAATATGGTACCACACTAGAACAGAATAATCATGACAACTATCTTAAACATCTCCAGGAAGAATTAATGGATGCCACTCTTTATTTACAAAAGCTAATGAGCTTAAATAAAGAAATAACCAACTTGGTTAAACAGCATTCTAATAATGCAGAACTAGGAGAAAAAATAAGAAATTTAGTTAGTTAGAATTTTTCAATTCTCTTGGATGGTAAGGGGGTATGCATTACTTTTGCAGCCCCCTTATTTATAACAATTAAACAAAAACACATGGATTTAGGATTAGAAGCATTAAGTAAAATTACAGTGTTTAGCAAATACGCTAAATACAACCCAAAGCTTAAACGAAGAGAAACTTGGGATGAGATAGTTGACAGGTATCAAGCAATGATGATCAAGAAATATCCTAAATTAGAAGAAGCAATAATAGAAAGTGCTAAGTTTATCAGAGATAAGAAGGTGTTACCATCTATGAGAGCTCTACAGTTTGCAGGACCAGCTATGGAAGTGAATAATGCAAGAGGTTATAACTGTGCTTACCTACCTGTTGATAGCTTGTATAGTTTCAGTGAGACTATGTTTTTATTATTAGGTGGATCTGGTGTAGGATTTTCTGTACAAAAGCATCATGTAGAGCAATTACCAGCTATTAAGAAACAACAAACATATAAACAGCGTAATTATTTAATTGAGGATTCTATCATGGGATGGGCTGATTCAGTTAAGATGTTAATGAAGTTTTATTTTGAAGGAGGATTTAAGCCTAAGTTTGATTTTAGATCTATTCGTCATAAAGGAGCTAGATTAGTAACAGCTGGTGGTAAAGCACCTGGACCAGAACCATTAAAGATTGCGTTAAGTCATATTGATGCTATTATGGAAAGAAAAGAAGATGGTAGTAAACTATCTTCTTTAGAAGCTCATGATATTATGTGTCATATAGCTAATTCTGTTCTTGCAGGTGGTATTAGAAGAAGTGCAATGATTAGTTTGTTCAGTCATGATGATGAGGAAATGATTACATGCAAATATGGAGCATGGTGGGAACTAAATGAACAAAGAGGTAGAAGTAATAATAGTGCTGTTTTAGAAAGAGGTTCTGTAGGAGAAGAAGAGTTTAAAGCTCTATGGAAAAGAATTGAGGCTAGTGGATCTGGAGAACCAGGAATCTATTGGACAAATGATAAAGATTGGGGAACTAATCCTTGTTGTGAAATAGGCTTAAGACCTTTTCAATTCTGTAATCTGTGCGAGCTAAATGTGTCAGATTTGGTAGATCAGTCAGATCTTAACGATAGAGTGGCTGTAGCATCATTCTTTGGTACATTACAGGCAGGTTTCTATGATTTCCACTACTTACGTCCTATATGGTCTAAGACCACTGCTAAAGACGCTTTATTGGGAATTGGTATGACTGGTATAGGAAGTGGAGAAATTCTTAAATACAACCTAGAACTAGTGGCACATACAGCTAAAACAGTTAATAGTGATATATCTGCTATAATAGGAACTAATGAAGCTGCTAGACTTACATGTATTAAACCTTCTGGTACAACATCATTGGTGTTAGGAACAGCAAGTGGTATTCATGCGTGGCATGCTCCTTATTATTTAAGAACTATGCGTTTTAATAAGAATGAAGACATAGCTATGTATCTAGAGATAAATCATCCTGAACTATGTGAAGATGATATTCTACGTCCAAAAGATACATTATGTGTACGTATTCCTGTTAAAGCTCCAGAAGGAAGTATATTCAGAACTGAATCAGCAATTGATACACTTGAGCGTGTTAAGAAGTTCTCTAAAGAATGGATCATTCCAGGACACACTGATGGTGCTAATACACATAATGTAAGTGCTACAATTTCTATTGATAAGAATAGAACTTATCCTTCTGTATTTAAGACTGATGTTATTATAGATAACCATTCAAATCCTATAATAGAGGAATTTTTAGAGGACTCTTTAGATGAATGGGAAGTTGTAGGAGAATGGATGTGGGAGAATAGAAATGTGTACAACGGTTTGTCAGTTTTGAACTATGATGGAGGTTCTTACGTACAACCACCTTTCTTTGATATCACTAAAGAAGAATACGAAAGAAGAATCAATTCATTAACTTCAATTGACTTAACTAAAGTTTCTGAAGTAGATGATTATGTAGATTTTGGTTCTATACAAGCATGTGCTGGTGGGCAATGCTCAATTGAGTAATATCTTCAAAGGTTAACAATTTATTAACATATCTTCCTTTGAAGATATAAACATTATACATATATTTGCAGGTATGAAAACGTATAAACATACCTGCAGAATATGTAGTGTTGAGATTGAGTATCAGAGTTATAAATCTTATTGGACAGCTAAGAATAGAAATGGTATGTGTAAATCTTGTAGAAGTGTAATAGCTAATAAAAGCTCTAAAAGAAATACTAAAAAAGAAAACAACAGTCAATGGAAAGGATATGAAGAAATTCCATATGGTTGGTTTAGTAAATATTTTAAGAGAGCTAACAAAAGAACTAATAACAAAAGAACTGGAGATATAACTATTCAAGATATACATGCTCTTTGGATAAAACAAAATAAAAAATGTGCACTCTCAAGAGTAACTATAGGATTTTGTGATGATGGTAAAGGTCATACTTGTTCTATAGATAGAATAGATAGTTTAAAAGAGTATACTCTAGATAATGTTCAACTTGTTCATAAAGATGTTAACAGAATGAAAAATAATTTTGATCAAACTTATTTCATAAATGTGTGCAAGTTGATAGGTGCATGTGAAATAGTATAATATTTGTGTGTTCGTTTGTTTTCTTTCATTTTAATTGTGATTTGTCAAAACCCTGGAATATCTATTCTGGGGTTTTTTATTTCATAAAGTAATGTAGAAAAGATGTCAATATTCACAGAAAAATTAGTATATTTGTAAACACAAAAACAATTAAATATGGCAAAAGCAGCTAAGGCTCAAGAGGGCTCAATCTCTAAATTTCAAGATGCACTAGATAAGCTAAATAAAGCTTATGGTGAAGGAACTGTTCTTACATTAGACAGTAAATCAAATGGTAATTATGATTTAATTTCCACTGGTAGTGTAGGCTTTGATAGTATTACACTTGGTGTTGGTGGGTTTGTTAAGGGTAAGCTCTATGAGTTGATGGGCTGGGAAGGTTCAGGTAAGTCTACAATATGTGGACATGCTGTTGCTGAGTGCCAAAAGAAGGGTGGAACAGTGTTATACATTGATGGTGAGCATGCTGTAGACAAAAAGTATTTTGAGGCTATTGGTGTTGATACATCTAAAATGTTAATTGCTCAACCAAGTTGTGGTGAGGAAGGTTTCCAGGTTGCTATGGATATGATTAACACAGGAGACATTGATCTTGTTATCATTGATTCAGATTCATCATTGATTCCTAAGAAGGTGTTAGATGGTGATGTTGGTGATAGCTCAATTGGTAAGAAAGCATTGTTAAATAGTAATGCCTATCCAAAATTAAAGAGTGCTCTATCAGAACACAATGTTTGTGTTATTGTTGTTAGTCAATATCGTGAGAAGATAGGTATGATGTTTGGTAATCCAACCACTACACAAGGAGGACATGCTCTTAAGTTTTACAGTGATGTAAGAATTGAGGTGAGTAAATCTGCAGCTAAAGAAGGAGATGTTCAATATGGTAACATCACTAAGGTGAAATGTACTAAGAACAAAATGTCTGCTCCTTATAGATTAACACAATTTGAAATTGTTTATGGTGTAGGTATTGATAAACTAAAGGAAATCATGGATCTTTTAAATGATTTTGAACTTGGTAGAAAGTATGGTAAAACATTCACTTTTAATGAGATTAAATATGATCTTGAAGAGTTCAAAGCAATGTTAATGGATAATGAAGAATTCTATGCTTCTGTTAAAGAGCAAATTATAAACAAAATTAATAAAACTGAAATCAAAATTGAAGAAGATGTTATTAGTGAAATTTAAGAAGAAGGAATATAATACATTAATGCCTGTAAAAGGTTCTGAAAATGCAGCATGTTATGATGTATATGCTCATAGTATAACATTTCCTAGTCCTAACAAAATTTGTATAGGACTAGGGTTCTCTACAGAAATCCCTGAAGGATATAAAGGAATCATTGTTCCCAGAAGCAATCTAACAAAACATGAATGGGTTATGAATAATAGCTTTGGTGTTATTGATAGTGACTATCGTGGTGAATGGATGATAATACTATCATCTTTGAAAGAAGATATGACTAGTAATCCTCTTCCTTATGGTGTAGGTGATAGAGTGGCACAGATATATTTTGAAGAAGTGATGAGTGTTAAATTTGTAGAAACAGATGAATTATCAAATAGCACTAGAGGAACTGGTGGATTTGGTAGTACAGGAATCAAATAAATGCTATGAGTATAATATCAAATGTTACAGAAGCTGATATAAAGCTTTTTAAAAAACAATATGTTAACCTTCCTGATGTAAGAGAAGAAATCAAGAGACTTGATTCAATAACTCCTGCAAACAAACGTACTAAAGAGTATAAGGAATGGAAGAAAGACATTAATTTCCTAATTGATATGTATAACACTAGAGTGGGATATACATATTATGAAAAAATCAAATAATGGATTCAGTAGAATTAACAAAGATTAAAGAATACCAACGTGAGTTCTTAGCTCTATATGATAAGAAGTTACATATTGATTGGATGGCTATGAAGGGCCTACCTAGATATGAGAGAGGTATAATAGTGAGAGGTGAAGATGATAGAAGACCTTTGGATCCACAACAGCTACTTGATGAATGTGTAACAAAACATAAAGCTGATATTAATATAATACGAGATAGAAAACATAGATTACAATACAGTGAGTATGATAAAGAGAAAAAAGCTGTAATGGAATATTCTTCTTTAATACTATATAATAAAATTAATATTCGCAAAGCAGCTAAGTTGATTAATAGAGACAGAACTTGCTTGTATCACTATTCAGGAGTTAAATAATGGCTAAAAGTAAATGTTTAACCTGTGGTAAAAATTGTGAAGGAACCCATTGTTTTATCCATAAAACCAGGAAACCACTAGCTCAGACTAAAATGTTGATTATTCCAAATAAGTCTGCCCAAAATATTGAGAGTATTCAACAGATGCAAGATTTCTTTCTATCTATATGGAAAGAAAGAACGCATAAGTCTGAGGTTAGTGGAGACCATTTAGGAAAAGAACCTCTATCTACATTCTTTCATCATATTCTTCCTAAAGAAAAATACCCTCAAGCTAAATTAGATGAGGAAAATATCATACTTTTGACACTGGATGAACACACTAATGTGGAAAGTGATATATACAAGTATGATGAAATAAATAAAAGACGTGAATATTTAAAAAAGAAATATGAAAGAACCCAATAGAGAACGTAAAAATGATATCAAGTATAAGTTACAATTAAATGATGAACAAAAAGAAGCTAAAAGGCTTATTAGAGAGAATCAAATAGTAGTTATAACAGGTAGAGCTGGATGTGGTAAATCTTTAGTCTCAGCTCAGTGTGCTTTAGACTTTTTGTTTAAAAAAGAATGTGACAAGGTGTTTGTTACTAGAGCCACTATAGAAGTGGGTAATTCTATGGGATTTTTACCTGGGGCTTTAGAGGACAAGTTTAATCCTTATTTAGAAGCTTTTATGGAAAACCTAATTAAATGCCATGAGAAGTTAAAGGTGGAGGAACTTGTAGCTGAGAAGAAAATTCTAGCGTATCCTGTACAGTTTATCAGGGGTAAGACAGTGGATGATCTTCTTATTGTAGAAGAAGCCCAGAATTTATCTAAAGCTGAAATGCTTGCTATTCTAACTAGGTTAGGTAAGACAGGTAAGATTATTATCAATGGCGATAATGAACAAACTGATATTAGCACTCATGGTATGAATGGACTATCTTATGCTATTGAGCTTTCTAAAAAACTAGAAGAAGTTAAATGGATTAAGCTTAAAGAAAATCATAGATCTGATTTAGTAGGTAAAATATTAGAACTAGAATATGGTAAATAAATTTAAATTACTATTTGTAATTGCAGGAATAATAGGAATATGTTCTTGTAAAAATAGTGGATTAGGTACTAGATATCAATTGATTACAATCAATAGTGGTACATTTGATCTTAACGTAAAAGTGATTGTTACAGATGATACAGCATTTGCTCTTAGATATGTTAGAGAGAATCTAGATAGTACAATTATATCAGAAGCATTTGATTCTAGAGCCACTACATTCACTACAATAGATGGTAAATCTCCTATTATATGGATTCCATATAATGCTAATATATCTGTTATTAATCATGAGCTTTTACATGCTACAATTGATATAATGCATTGGGCTGGTGTACCATTTAATGACACTACAGAAGAAGTGTATGCATATGAAATGCAATATCTCTCAGAAGGATTTTATAACCAAATAAACAAAATAAAATGAGCCAATTCTTTTACACAAGAAAGACAGATGACAAAAGCTATACAGATAGCTTTAATCTAAACAAAGTGATTAGGTCTGTAGAAATGGAAGACAACAGTCTTTTAATCCTATTAGATGATATGCATGAGCGTAGTGAAAATGTTCCAGAAATTGATCCTAAGACTAATAAGATGAAGGGATATAAGAGAGAACGTAAGGTGTATCAATCAGAGATTACACTAGAGGGTGATGACATTATTAAATTTAGAGCAATCAATTAATATGTATCCATTTATATCATGTAAATGTATAACCTATGGTAGAATAGTTACGCTTGAGGAGAGTGTTGAATCTTTCCTCAAGCAAGACTATCCTGCAGATAGATGTGAGCTTATAATAGTTAATGATTATCCTTTACAAACTCTTGTATTTGATCATCCTCAAATTAAGATATTTAACCTAGACAAAACATTTGATACTATAGGTGAAAAGGAAAACTATGCAACAGAATTATGCCAAGGAGATATAATATGTCAATGGGATGATGATGATGTAGCTCTACCACACCATTTAAAAAATGTAGCTAAATACATGACTGATAAGGTGAATATTATTCATTGGGAAACAGGAGTGTTATGTCATGTTACAGGTATTGAACAGGTTGGTTGGATAGGTAACTCTGGTATTGTGTTTAGAAAGTCAGCTTGGAAAGCTATAGGAGGACATCCTCTTGAGAATGCTGGATATGATATGACATTCATTGAACGCATTAATGCATATGGAGGAAGACTGTTTGCTAAACCTCCTAAAGAAGAAGCAAGTTGGTTCTATATGTGGGGAGGTAGAGGTTATCATATGAGTGGTGAAGGTACAGATCATTCTGGAAAACTCAATGCTATACAAAGACACAGTGCTCATATTGAAAGAGAAAGAAGTAAAGGAAATATTCCTACAGGAGATGTTCAATTAAATCCTTGTTGGAAGATAGACTATGTAGATTTATTAAAGACATATTTAAACTTATAAAATGGCACATCCAGAACAAAGAACATTCATGACATATGTAAAAGATAAGTTTCCTGAAAAGTTTGTTAATTGTAGAGTGCTAGATATTGGTTCATTAGATATTAATGGAAACAATAGATATTTATTTACAGATTATAAATACATTGGTGTAGATATTGGTGCAGGAAAGAATGTAGATATTGTATGTAGAGGACATGAATTCAAAGACTCTGAAGGATTTGATATTGTTATATCAGCTGAGTGCTTTGAACATGATGAGTTCTGGAAGGATACAATTAAAAACTGTATTGCTTTAACTAAACTAGGGGGAGTGTTTTTGTTTAGCTGTGCTACAACAGGAAGACCTGAACATGGTACACGTAGAACAAGTCCTCAAGACTCTCCATTTACATCCTTAATAGAAAATGATTATTACATGAATCTCACAGAACAAGATGTTCGTGAAGAGATAGATATGGAAAACCATTTCTCTGAGCATGAATTTATTGCTAGAGAAACATGGCCTCAAGATTTATATTTTTGGGGAATAAAGAAATAGAAAAAGCCCCTAATTTATAGGGGCCTTTTTATTACTTTGTTCCATACATTTAGGACATTCTCCTTCAATGAGAAGAATCTCATGTACAGCACAGATCATTTTGATAACTTTTTACCAGTCATAGGAGCCATAGGAGATTTTCCTTTGGTCTTAGGACTGTCACTCTCCTTCATATAATTACCATTGATAGGTTTAGGAGGAGCTACCTTTGGTGCCTTACGAGGTGCACCTGATTTCTTAGCTTTACCAGCTGTCATAGCTTTTACTGCCATATTATTTCTTTTTAGAAACTACTTTTTTAACAACTTTGCCACCAGCTTTGTATCTTTTATTTATATCTATACCTGCTTTTCTCATACCAGCAGTATCACTTATAGGTATCATTCCTGCTTTTTTAAAATCATCTCCAATAGATGATTTAACTGCACTATTCATTTTTTTATTTGTAGCACTATCTTGAGCTGCAGTTTGTTTAGGACCTTTAGATGCAGAAGAACCACCTATATTACCACCAGTTTGATATTTCTTAACTTTTTTAGCAATAGCCATTTTATTTTATTTTAAATTATTAATTATTTCTTTTTCATTTTGCCACCACAAGACATACATCCCATTTTAGCTTTTCCAACCTTTGCACCTTTCTTAGCAATAACACCACGTCCTTTAAGAATATCAGCTTTGGTGATTTTACCATCTTTGTTTAAATCAGGAAATGAACCACCAGATTTTGCTTTTGCCATTTTACCACCATTTTTTTTCTTAAGTACAGGAAATCCATTTTTATCAAAACCAGCCATTCCTTTATAACTTTGTCTGTCTAAATTATCTTCTGCTTTGATAGCCTCTCTTGTATATCCAGCAAGATTTTTTTCACTAACCCCTGCTTTTCTAAGATTAGAACCTGCTTCTATATTATCCAATATTTTTTTGGTATAATAATTTGAACTATCTGCAGTTCGTTCACCGTTACGTATTGGTGCACCATTTTGAGCTTTTTTAATCTTTTTTATAGATTTTTTAATAGTTGCCATATTAATTAATTTTATTAGTTTTTATTTCTTTTTCATTTTACCACCCATTTTCATAGGTTTTTTAACAACAGGTTTGTTATTGATAGCAGGATTAGCTTTAGGAGCATATTTACCTTTCCCAGATAGTCTATCTAGATTATCAGCCATAGAATCTTGTCTTTTTAAGAATTCTTTTCTATCAACAAGATCACCCATTTCTGTTCTAGCTTTGTCTTTAGGAACATCTTTTCCCATTTGTGCTTTTGCAAGCTTCTTAATAGTTGCCATAATTATTTAGATTTAATTGCTTTTTTAACAGCTTTAACAGCTTTTACCACTTTCATAGCTTTAGCTATTTTACCACCTGCTTTATAACCTGCAGGTTTGTTCTTACTATATCCCATTGATTTCATACCTGCTTCACGAGTAGGTTCATATGCAGCAGAAGTACTATCTTTAGATGCTTGACTTTCTCCTTTAGCAATACCATACTTCTTCATAGCTTCACCTCTATCATATTTTGGTGTACTATCTTTAGAAGCAGCTTTTCTTTTTGCTAAGAATTCTGATACACTTGTACCATCTTGTGCCTTTTTCATTTTACCACCTTTCTTCATCATTGGACCACCCATAGGAGGAGCTTGCATTGGAGCAGATTGTTGAGGAGCAGCCATCATTTTCTTAGGAGCTGCTTTTTTCATTGATTTTTTAACAGTAGCCATTTTTATTTCTTTTTAGATTGTAATTTAATTTTCTTTTCTTGCTTAAGCATTTGTGTTGTAGGTTTCTTACCAGAGCCTTTAGCAGCTCTTATGTTATTCCAAAGGGAGTTTTCAACTCCTAATTTGTTTACTTTCTTTTTCATACAATTATATTTTTCCAAGTTTTTCCTCTATGAATATCTTTTACAGAGTAATAACTTACTTTAAGAGTATCTGCAACTTGTTTAGGAAGAAGACCAATTAATAATTGTTTTTTAATTTGAATTACTTGTTCTTCTGTAAGTTTAGCCATTTTATGACTGGTTCCACTTTTCCAGTTCTTTGATAAATTTTCTAGATGTTTAACTCTATAAGACTCATCTTTCCAATTTTCTTTTTGGGAAACTGACTTTTTAAGTTTAACTTCTTGTGTTCTTTTAATTCCAAGATTACTTCCAGCAATTTTAGCAACATTATAATGTGGCTTTAGGCTGTCTAAATATTTCTGTTCAAATTTAAGAACTTCTTCTGTAGAACATTCACAAATAATCTCAAACTTAAAGTTATCTTCTCCATGTTTATTAACTGCTCTAATTAGTTTAACACAAGTATTTTTATTAGTTCTTATATGATTTATATGAGTATAATATCTTTTTATCAGATTGTTTGTACTTCCTATATAAAACTTACCATCTATCTTATTAGTAATTTTATAAATAACTCCTCCTTTTTGTTTTTCAGAAAAGTATTTTTGTTTATTTTCATTACTAATTAGCACTTCCACTTTCTCAAACTTTTATTTATGCGTGAATTAGGATCATTAGCTGTTTTAGAGCTTGTAAGCTTCTTCTTCATTCCTGACATCCTAGCACAGAATGATCTCTTACGAGGACCACCTTCTGGTTGAGGAGCTTTAAGATGAGAACCAGGATTAGCTGCATTGTATGAAGCTCTTCCTTTAGCGTTCAATCCACCTTTTGGATTCTTACCCTCTTTTCTAGTCCAAGCAGGTGTAGATCCACCATTTTTTAATGTGCTTCCTTTAAACTCTCCTTTCTTTTTAACTAAAGGACCATTAGGAACAGGAGTGATACCACCACCATTCTTAAGAACACCTTTCCCTACATAAGCTGTTGCTTTCTGTGGGTTATAAGGACCAGGTTTTTTAATACTAGCCATTTACAAAATTTAAAAAACTTGTTGTAAGAGATGTCCAAGTTGATCCAGTTCTTACTTCTAATGAATTAATATTAATAAATGCAGAATAACCATCATCAGCATTAATAAATGTACCACTAAACAAATATAAATTGTTTACAGATCCTAATGCAGGAATAATTGTATTATGTAATATATTATAACTTGCAACTCTTATAAGTTCTGTAGCTTGAATCATATTCTGTGAATATGTATGTGTATTATAATAAGTATAAGAAGCATAAACAATTAATGCAAGTTGATATCTTTGATAATTGTTTACAAAAGGAGCATTTGTAGCCACTGGTGCAACACCATTTAATGTAATTGCATCAGCAATAGCTGTAGCAACAGCTCCACATGTATTATCAGCTGTAGCAGAACTCTTACCTCTTCTTAACATTCTACCTACATTATCATTAGCTGCAATAAGGTCAGCTTGTTGTGTAATTCCTATATGAGGCATGTTAATTAATAATAATGGTCCATTTGCATTATCATCTGATGTAGTGTGACTTTGCCAAGCTTGTGCTCCTAATATACCTGTGTGAGGATATCCAGCAAGTCCACCACCCATAAATGGTCCAAGATAGTTATTTAATGCTGGAGGATTTTGACCTATGTTAAATATATTAGCAAACTCAGAAGCATTAACATCATCTGAACAAACTGTAGAATTCAAAACAGTATTATATGCATCAGCACCTAAACCATCAAGAAAACTTACTAATTTATAAGCAACATTGTTAGCTAATAAAGCATTTGGATATGTAGCATTAACTACCTCACTATAATGTTTAGTAGTTTTATTAAAATATTCAATTGGTTGAACTTCCTTCCAAATACCAACAGTAGGAGCATGAGTGTATAAACCAAGACTTCCTGATACTATTTCATTATTTTTTAAAAATCTTGCATAAGGTTTTAACTTTGGATTTCTACTCATTTTATTTTCTATTAAATGTTATATTTTTTTTAGCTCTAATATTCTTATGAGTAAATTGCCAGAATTCACCAGTGTCATTTATAATCACTGTGTAAATTGTATCTGTCTCATGACCATAATCTATAACCATCCATATTATTCCATCACCTTTAGGTGTACTAACTTCCACCCTATTTTGAGGTTCAAATATCATTAGCTTGCTTTTCTAGCTCTACCCATTGCTTTGAATGTCTTAGCTAATGCTTTCCTTTTAGGAGTACATGTAGCTTTAGAAAGGGGTGTGCAAAATCCCTTATGTGCAGGATTTACAGCCTTTTGAATCCATTTTTTATCTTTCTTAGCGGTAGCCATGATTATTTACTTTTAGCTTTACTTTTCATTTTTGTAGCACCTAACTCTTTATCAGGTGTAAGCTTAGCTTTTCCTTTAGCATGTGCTAATGTTTTCTTTTGAACCTTAGTCCAAGCACCTTTAGGATCTACAGGACCTACACGCTTATTAGAAGCTTTTAATCCTGAAAGACTACCTCCAGACTTTTTAACTGTTGCCATATTAATGTTTTTAATTTTTTATAAACTTGCTTTGTTCTCAACTATTTCTTGAACACTACCAGCTTCAATTGCTTTTCCAAGAGTTGTTTCAATCATATCTACAGCTTTATTAGCTAAGAAGATAGATTGAGCTTCTGGTGTACTAACTATGCTACGTAAAGCATTTAAAACAAGACCAAACTCACTACCACTTAATACAAATTCTGTATCCATTGACCATGTGTATTTCTTATTTGGATCAAATGCTGGTTTTTCATTTACTACTTCTGACATATAATTTATTTTTTTGGTTTAATTACAAAGATAGGGAAAACTATTTTAATTTTCCAAATTTAGTTTGTGGTTACAGTGCAACCCTTGCTTTCTAATGTAGCTACATCTAATATACCTTGACCAGAAGGAGCAGCATTTGTTCCTCCTTCCATTTTAATTATCCAATCAACAGTAATATAAACTGTTGCAATTTCTACAAGTTTAGCTAATAATGCATTTATGCATGTTTCTGTTAATCCATTATAACCAACATCAAATGTTGGAGCTGATGGGGGAAGAAAAGTATTAAGGTTTGGTAAATTAATTGTATTTAAATTAGGACAATATGTTATTATAATACTACCTCGTACACTTTCTAAACTAGATGTATTAAGAGTGGTTAAAGATTGTAAATCATTAATATTAATTAATCCAATTACAGTGGTTAAATTAGATAGGTTTATAGTTACTATATCGCTACAACTCTCTATACGAAAAGCATCACTGTAAGGATCATCACCTAAAGTGATTAAACTAGAAAGAGCTAATGCTGACATAACGTAATTATTACTAACTTGAAAAGCATTTTTTATAAAACTTAATTTTGGAACATTTAATACTCTTAATGAAGATGTATCCATATAAAAACTACCATTAATAGTTTCAAGATTTGGAAAATCTAAAAGTTGAAAATTATCTGAATTATTTGAACTAATATTTATACCATCTATTACATTTGTTAAGTTTGGAAATAAAAAAGAAGTAGAATATATGCTAGTATATGTTGGTATATCTATACCAGCTAATGTAACATCATTAAATACTTCTGTTTCTTTTTGTACTGTAGGAAAATTACTACTAGATGAACTTGTATTAGCAATAGAATGAATTAAATCATCAAGATTTAACCAACCTTTGTAACCTTTAGCTACTTTCTCCCAAAATCCTGTTTTAATAAATGTAGGCATATTTTTTAGTTTAATTCGATTTCAAACACTATTGTAGCAGAGCTTTTAATACTCTTACTCATATCAATGTGTATCTGGAAGATGTTGTGAAGCTTTAATATCTCTTCTAATAGCATCTCATTATATTTTGGAAGAGATGCTGCCAACCTAAAGTGATATGCTGAAGGATTTTTAGTTATTTCTAATGTAGAAAGTTCATCAATAGAATCTATAATTCCAAAAAGGTGAGCAAAATAAGTTGTTTCATTATCTTGCATCACCTCTGGGAAAAACTTTTTACTTAATTGCATTTAAGACAATGTTAGACGATATAAAGTTTGAGCAGCTTCTCCAGATAGGGATTGTGCTACATTTTCAATATCAGGCATGTTATTAGCCTCTCCAAATTCTTCTAACTGTTTAGCAAAAGAAACTAATTCTTTTACCACTTGATTGGGTGCACCTGAAGAATAATCTTTTAAAACATCAATTTTATATGCTTTGATTCTTCTTCCTGAATAACCCATAATTTTCTCAACAATCTCATCTTGAAAATCTCCCACCTTATCATATATTTTACCTAAAGCTTCGTGCTCAGCAAATGATGTAGTTTGGAAATGTAATAGATGTAATTGCTCATAGAAATATGACAGCTTACCAGAAATTGTTTCTAGTGTAAGTGCATTTCCTATTGCATTTTCCATCATTTCATCAGGAAATAGTGATTTGATTGCCATTTTATTTGGTTTTTATTAGTCTGCTTGAGATGAAAACGTTAAAATTCCATTAGGACATAAGTTATTCTTAACTGATAATGGAACTGTTAATTGAAGACCTCCTGGTCCTGCGTTTGAATATGTTCCAAATGCACGAGTATTTTCATTTGCATTAAGTGCTTCTACTAATTGATCTATAGTTGTAATCTCTGTATTATCTTGTACATATGCATAAGCTACATTCACTTCATCACAATAGATAGTTACAGCAGGATATGAATAAGGAAGATTTGGACTAAATAATAGTACTGTAGGAGCAGGATTACAACACTCATGTGCAGGAATCTCATGCCAGTTACCAATCTTTGGTTTGGATCTTTGTAGAATTAAACTACCTGCTATAACACGTCCTGTACCATCATAACGTACATATGCTTTTAATCTATTATTGCTATTTGCCATTTTTATTTAATTTTAAAGTACAGTTGTTGTTGTTGTAGTGGTAGGAGTAGCAGTTGTGGTAGTGGTTGTTGTTGTACTACTTGTACTTGTAGTGGTTGTTGTAGGAACATAATTGCAGCATTCATAAGCTGGAATTTCTACCCATTTACCCACCTTTGGTTTCTTTCTCCGTAAAATTAGGCTGCTTGGAACTATTCTTCCAGTACCATCAAAGCGTACATAAGCTTTGAGAGGGCGATTATTATTTTGGGCCATAATTAGTAATTTAAATTATATTTGTTTTTTAATTCAATAAGTTTTGTGACATAGTAATGTGTTCCTCTACCTTTAGCATTTACATCATTAGCCACTGTGAGCATATGTGTATCTTCAAATGGATCTTTACCAGTGTGGTAAGCCCCTTTGTAAAAAGCAGGATAACCATCCATGTCTCTACTAGTTATACCTGCATTGTGGAACATTCCAAGCTTTTGCACCTTCTCAATTGGATCTGATGCCCAGGAAAAGTCCATTTCAGGTATATTTTTAGTTTCTTTTTCTATCAACCAAAGGTTCCATAACACTCCCCACATATCTGCACACCAGCTTTGAAACCCTTTATTCTCATTTGCGAAATATTGTTTATTTATAGTTTGTAAATACAAACGTATTGTTATACAATCTTTCATCACCTTTTCCCAGAAAGCACCATCTACATTCTTTAAGAAGTATTGTGCTCCTCCTGAGTTGTTATTGTTAGCCTCAGCTATCTTTCTTGAAATACCAATTTTAGAAGCAAGCTGCTCTAAAACATCAATCTTTTTATATGCTTCTATCATATCAGGAAGCACATCCTTTATCTTACTATCAAAGTATGAAGCATTTATGTAGCTGTTTGTGTCAGAGAGATAACATGTGTCATCATCTATATAAGCATCTACATTAAATTTATCTGTAAATAATATATCACAATCACAATAGAAGACAGCTTTTGTAGACATTTCAGGATTATCCTGGAAGTATCTCATAAGACTGTAAGGACGCAGAACAGGAATATAAGTTCCTAAGAGCTGACTGACCTCCCCCCCATCCTTGTAATAAGCAAACTCTGCTTCTGGATAGAGGTCTTCAATCTTTTGCCATTTATCACTTTTCTGTCTAAAGCTAGGAGTGTACACAAGTACAATAGCTTTATCTGAGTGCCCAATATTCTTAAGACTTTCTAACCAAGCATGTACCTGCCAAGTGTAATAAGTATCATCTGGTTGGGCACAGATAAATTTTAAATCCTTCATATGTAGTTTTGGTTTGTTTTATTCTTATGGAGTAGCTGTAGTAGTTGTGGTCGTAGTGCTTGTGCTAGTACTACTACTAGTTGTAGTGGTGGTGGTAGCAGGAAGGTTCCTAGCCATCACTCCTGTCAAAGCTTCTAATTGCTTAGATATCTGCCAAAGCAAATTGCTTTTTGTACTCCAACCTATTTGTCTTGATGGTATTGCCATTTCTTTATTTTTAACAGTTATCTATTCCAGTCCAAACTAGACCATCATATACAAATTCAATAACATTTCTTGTATTATTATCAGGAATATATGTATTATAAGAAGTACCACATTCAATATTATTAAGATCTCCTGCAAATGTTATTGTTCCACTAGGATTTCCACCTGTAATCATCAAATAAATCTTATTTCCCAATTGAGCACCAGGTGCTGTTGTTACATCTAATGTAAAACTATTAGCAATGGGCCCTTCAAAATTAATAATTGTAGTGCCTGCACCAGCAGTTGTACTAACTGTACTAGCAGCTGCAGGAACTGGAAATGTTGTTGTAGAAGATGCTGATCCAGCAGCATATGCCACCCCTGTGAGGTATTCCAATTGTTTGGATATCTGCCATAAGAGATTCTCTTCTGTGCCCCATCCTATCTGTCTAGAAGGTATTGCCATGATTAATAAAATTAATGCGTAAAGGTATATGATTATTTAATAATTACAATGAGTCTAATTAATTCACTATAAGCAAATTAATTAAATCTATTATAACTAAGTTAGTTATACTTATTTAAGCGTTTGGATAACAAGATATACGAGAGCCAAAATGATCCTGAAATTGAGTAGAAGGTAATGTCTGCTATCCAATAGGAGCCACTTAGATCCATTATCAGCTTGAAAAGGAAATCGTATCCAAATGGTAGGAAGAACATCGCTAACATTAAAGATGCTTCTTTTAATCTTCTTAATTGTTTTACTGTCACTTTCCATATATTTTTGTTTGGTTATCTACCTTGTGAACGGTATTTGCTCACATTTTTCTCTTTAGGACCTTTGCTTTTCTTAGCTTTACCACCTTTTCTTTTACCAAATGTGGTTTTTCTTGAGTCACCAGTTGTTTTTGCCATTATTGTGGAGTTTGAGTGGTTGTTGTACTAGTAGTTAATCTATCAAGAATAGCTTTTACTTGTTCAGAGTGTACAGGTTCAGGTTGTTTAGTGAATGGATATGCCATGATTATATAATTTAGTCTTGGAAAATAGTTGGAGCTGGAATAAAGTTTGGTAATAACATTTCAAAATCATATGACATCAATGCTGTTAAATTTCCTGAAGATTCATCTGTATAACCTTCTGCTACAAGAGCATACCAAAGTGAACCATCTGGTTGAGGATTATCATAATAGTAATATAAGGTAAATGCAAGAGAAGTTAATGGTACGTGAACACTATTTATCTCTATTAATCCTCCAATAGCTAATGGACTAGTAATAAGATCATTACCTGTTCCACTTATAAACATGCCTGTTAAACTTCCTGGAAAGATGGGTGCAGGATATGGTTGAACACTTATTGTACATAAATATTCACTAAAACCTGTAGCAGGATTATTAGAAATTGACTGTATACCTCTAATATGATAAGAGATAAGCTCTACACCATCTGTGTAAGTAAACTTAGGACCACCATTAGTTAATCCAGCAGGTGGAAACCAGTCAAATGGAATACCTGTAGGAGTTGAACCATCTACATTTAGATTATTGATGTCTCTAACTAATTGGTTTAATTGCCCCACCTTAGCAAGCTGATCATCAGTTTGTCTTTTTAGTTTAGGGTTAATAGGACGTGGAAATGGTTGTATGATCATTATTGTTATTTTTTAAAATATAAATCAGCTTCAGCTTGTCTTCTTCTTTGTAATCCTTTTAAATGAACCCCACTAGCCATATCCCATTTAAGAAACTCAAGTAGTATAGTTGGATCAGTTGGATCAACATTAACCTTCTTACGTAGTGTAGAGCCTTTTAAAGAACCCTCACCTAGGTTATATGTAAAACTTACAAGAGCTCCAAACTGATTAGCTGTAAGGTCATCTCTAAGTAGTATATCCACTGCTTTAGTTTTAAGCTCCACTTCCCATTTAAGAAATGCAACTGCTTGAGCCTCAGTGATTGGTGTATCACCAACCTTCACACGTTTACCTCCCATATAAGTAGGTGGATAAACTATGGTGCCATATCCAATTGTATCTACTCCTGGAGGATCAATATCATCATGATAAGCTTTTGCAGAGAATCCTTCAAAGGATTTTATTAAGTCTATACACTCATCGTTTATTATAATCATGCTGCAGAGGTATCATCAGTGAAGAAATTTGATACTGCTTTAGCTACAAATCCTGTAGCAAATATGATGGTTCCTACAATAGGATGTCCATTGAGTGATGTAAGACCACCTGCAAATACACAAGCAGATACTATTGCATCTGCTATCTTTCTAACACCTTTAGGTGTAGATTCCCAGTAATGTGACCATCCAAATTTCATATCTAAATTTTTACTATTATAAATATAGTTGAAACTAAAAGAAATATTTGTGCAGTGGTTGATTTAATCTTTGTAAGTTTTAATGTTCTATCTTGTTTAGTGATATAGTTATTAAAATTACCTATTATCTTTTTATCATCAGCTATAATAGACTTATAAGCTTCTTCTTTCTTATTAGCTATAGCTAATTCTGTCACATATTTAGCAAACATTTGCGACAAAACTGCTGTATCTTTCTCTAAAAGAATCACCTTTTGCTCTAGATAGTCTTTCTTAACTAAGTCTTTTGTTATATCAATTGCCATTCCTTTGGTGATAATTACCAAAGAATCATTTGGTTTGATAATAACTGTATCTTTTTGTCCATAGCCCAACAATACTGTCAACAGACAGGCTATTAACAAGAGAATCTTTGGTTTGATATTCTTCATATATAGTTTTGTATTTTATCTTTATAACATTACGAAGCTTAATTAGACTATCTATTTGCTTTGTTTCTACAGCTTGAGCAATATTAAGACTGTCTATAGTTTTAATGGAGAGAGCTATTAAGTCTGTCAAAGCTTTGTTTTCTTCCTGAAGAGACTTTGTTGCTTTATTTGGTGAAAAGAATAAAATCTTTGTCACTAATATTACAATAATAGTAACAAATGCTATGTCTTTTAATTTCATGGAGTTTTGATTTGCGTGGATTCAGCTGTTTTTACAGTGTTAACATTTGAATAAATGCTTGTAGCGTATTGAATTAATGCTCCTATAGCCATTATTACACCTATAGTCCACAGTGTTTTCTTTTTAAACTCTTCATATTTAACTTGCTGCTTCTCTAATTCAAGAATTTTTGCCTTCATGATTTCAATCTCACCAATGAACCCCCCCACCTTTGTTAATGGATTCCCAATAATTGCATCCACCACTTGAGTTAACTTTGTGTTAATAGAGTCAATTTTCTCTTCCATCTCTGTAAGTCTAAGATCCATATTGATTAATTCTTGTTTGAAGTTATTTGTTTCCATAATGGATTAAGAGGGATGTATATAACACAAAAATCCCCTATTAAGGAGATATGTGCTATTTAGTTTAGGTAATTATAGTAGTACACGCAAAGCTATGTAAAACAGTTGAAATTACCAAATCTTTTTTTTAATATGTATCATATGACTTCTCTTCTACAAACTGAGAACCATAAGCTATATTAATCTTTTTCTTAATATCAGCTCTTTTATCATTCAATATGTATACAAATCTGGCTAATTCAATGAATTCATTATCAAATAGTTTATATTTTTCACAGATTCTAAGACTATTTTCTATGTTCCATAAGTCTTTATTTACATCAAGAAGACTTGTTACTAGTTCATCTTCCAGATCTATACCAAATTCAAGAACTTTTCCTAACAGATAACCTAGTTCTTTTGTAACATTCTTTAACTTATCCTCATCTGTTATTCTTTCACTTTTAATAGTTAAGATGGTGAACTTGTCTACTATCTCTCCTATACTCACTTCTATTTTCATAATGTTTTTTTGCAAATATACCTAATCTTTCTTAAATTTGTACAAAATAATCATATGCCTACTAGTTATAAATTCTTTAAAAATGAGGTGAAGGAATGGTTCAAGAACAATGTTCCTGCTAATACAAGAATACTAGATGTAGGTGCTGGAGAAGGTACATATGGTAAGTTGTTAGAACATCTTGAATATGACATAGATGCTCTTGAGATATGGGCTCCTTATATTGATCAATATGAATTGTGGAATTATTATGATGTTATTTATGATGGAGACATACGTACATTTGATTGGTCAAATTATGACTTCCTTATTTTAGGAGATGTGTTAGAACATTTAACAGCTGAGGAAGGACAGAAGCTTATACAAGATGTGAAGAATGCTGGGAAGCAATGTTTAGTTGCTATTCCTTACATGATGGAACAAGGAACATATGAGGGTAATATATATGAAACTCATCTACAACCAGATTTGACAACAGAGGTGATGAGTGAACGCTATCCCACATTAGAACTCCTCTATGGAAATATGTTTTATGGATATTACATAGAAAGAAAGATGATTGATAAAGCTTTTGTACTATATGCTACAGAGGCTTATTATGATATTGTAACAGCTTGTGTAAACTCTCTAGTTACATTTAGTAAACATCCAGTGTTTGTATACATGCTCAACTCTGATGCAAAGATATATAAAGCTACCACCATCAGATGGGATTGTAATATCAAAGAGATAGAATACAATACTAAAGATCAATTCTATATTAATAGAACAGATGATAGGATTTACAACATCCTTATAGAGCGTCCAATGATTGTTAAAGACTGTCTTAAATATGCTAATACAGTGGCTTATGTAGATAGTGATAGTGTAGCTACACCACTAGTAGATAGAATATTTGACTTCTCTATTACTGACTATCCACTATTTGTAGATAGTATATATGATGTGATGATGTTAAATGGAAAAGCTAATCTTGAGCTTCCAGCTTGTGAGTTCTTTGATGCAGAAAGAGGTTCTTATAGACAAACAGGATATTTTATAGCTAATCAGGATTGTATACCATTTTTAGATGAATGGTATTGGATGTGTACTCACCCTAAAATTAAAGAAGATTTTAAACTCTATGCTCCCTTTCATGAAGAAACTATTGCAAATGTTCTCTTATGGAAAAATGGACATACAGATTGTCTACCATATTTATACACTAATGCCAGTCTTGATATTCTTAATAAGATAGATGAATATGAATTTGATAAGGAGCATTGGCAGTGGTTTAAACTTCCTAAAAAAGAAAATCTATTATTCTATCATGGGGAAAAGAGACCAGATGTTATGTACAAGATGATTGATAAGCTTAAAGACAAAAAGCTAAATATAATGTTTTTAGCTCCACATCTATCCACAGGAGGAATGCCTGCTTTCCTTCAGAAAACTGTAGAGGTGCTACAGAATTACGTACATATAAGTGTAATTGAATATCAATGTCATAGCTTAGACTATGTTGTACAGCGTAATGCTATTAAAGAACTAGTAGATGTATATACATTATATGAGAACAAAATGGAACTATTTGATCTCATCTATCATATTCAACCAGACATTATTCATATACATGAGCCAGCTGAAAGATTTGATAGAGAAATGATTACAGAACTATACAATCCTAATAGAACTTATAGGATTGTAGAAACCTGTCATGATGTGAGTTTTAATCCTAATGAAAAGATATTTCATCCTGATGCATATGCTTTCTGTACACCATATCACTTAAAGACATTTGCTAACTTACCATCATATAAAGAGGTGATTGAGTTTCCTATAGAGAACAATGTTGTATCTGATATAGTTAAACATAAAGCAAAGGTTAAATTAGGAATCAGTTTAGTTAGGACTAATGTATTGAATGTAGGACTGTGGACACAAGGTAAGAATCAGGGAGAAGGACTTGAGATAGCTCGTAACTATCCTGATATGGATTTTCATTTTGTAGGTAACCAAGCTGTTAATTTCAAATATTATTGGGAACCATTAATGAAAGACCTACCACCTAATATAACCATATGGGGAGAAAGAGCTGATACACAACTATTTATGGAGGCTACTGATATATTTATGTTCAATAGTACATGGGAATGTAATCCTCTAGTTCTTAGAGAAGCAATTGGTTATGGCTTACCTATTGTAGCTAGAAACCTAGAGCAGTATGAAGATATGTTTACTGACTACATACAGCCCATAGATACAAACTTACATGATATAAAAGCTACATATAGTATTCCAAATCAATTAGATGATTATACAAATGCCTATAAAAACTTTTATAACACTGTAATGAATATTCCTCTCCAAGAACAAAGGGTGGATATTAAACAACATTTTGTTATTCAACCCTTTTTAGAAATAAAAGGAGTGAGTGGTAGTCTGTTTAAAGTTTGTTTTTATGAAGAAAATGGTAGTCTTTCTACTGAATTTAATATAAAAATAAACCATTGGGTTAAATTAAATAGAGAATATTATACTAAATGGACAACAAAGGTTTGGCAAGATGATAAGCTTATATATAATTACACATTAGATTATACAAGTAAGACAGTGTTTATACATTTTGATAGTGAGAGTCTGGGAGATACATTAGCTTGGATACCTTATTGCTTAGAGTTTAAAAAGAAACATAATTGTATAGTGGTTGTGTCCACTTTTTGGAATAAAATACTGGACTATCCTGAGCTTGAATTTGTAGAACCAGGATCTACAGTGAATACATATGGACAATATGTTCTTGGTTGGAAATACAATAGTAATAAAGAACCAGTTTTACCAAACACTATTCCACTTCAACAAGCAGCTACCAACATCTTAGGTCTTGATTTTCAAGAGATTAGACCTAATATAAAGTTTGATCGTGGTAATAATAAATATGGTAGGTATGTTACAATAGCTACTAATTCTACAACAGGATGTAAGTTCTGGACCAGAGAAGGTTGGCAGGAAGTGATTAACTATTTACACAATGAAGGATATAAAATCATCAATGTATCCAAAGAGAATAATCCATTTGATAATTGCATTAAGATAGATGATATAAGCATTGAGAACACCATGAGTGTAATCTATCATAGTGAATTCTTCATAGGACTTAGTTCAGGGCTTAGCTGGTTAGCTTGGGCTGTAGGAACAAAGGTGGTAATGATCTCTAATTTTACCAACAAGGACCATGAGTTTCAATCTAATTGTATTAGAATTACAGATGAGAGTTTATGTCATGGATGCTGGAACAATCCTAATTTTAAATTTGATAAAGGGGATTGGGATTGGTGCCCTATTAACAAAAATACCCCTAAACATTTTGAATGTCATAGGGGTATTAAAGCAAGTAGAGTGATTAATAAACTATTTAAACTCGTTAGCTAAATCAACAATAGCTTGAGAGATAACTCCCCATTTCATACCTTTTAAAAGCTCTTTTAAATCATTGTAATCAGCATCTTCAAGAGAAAGTTCTGCTGTTATAGCTAAAGAGTTTTCAAGATCAGCTTCTTTTATTGAGAATGTTTCTTTATGAGCATCTAATTTCTCAAGAAGTCTTAATCTTTTAATCATTTCATCTACATTAAAACCACCCTCTTTTGGGTTGTTTATTGTTGATTTAAGTAGATCATATGTAGTTAAGATTGTATCTCTACCACCAATGTTTTCTTTAATCACCTTTAATTTAACTGTTTTCATAATGTTTTGATTTTCCTACAAAGCTATTTTAAATAATTTAATTTACCAAATTATTTTAAATAGTAGTAGTAGTAGTGGTGGTTAATGGTTCTTCAGTGGTGGTGGTAGTTGTTGTTGTTTCCACTGGAGCTTCAGTTGTTGTGGTTGTTGTACTTGGTACTGGTGGGACATAATCGCCTATGATAGTAAGATTTAATTGTGCTGCTACCCAATCCCAAGCATAAAGGTTAGTTTCATAATTTGTATAATCATCTCCTGTCATTGTAAGATTTCCTTGTGCTACCATTGCACCTACGCTTTCATCTGCATTCTCTTCTAAAAGAGCATAGTAGAAATTAGCTGAATTTACTAAGTTGTCATTTATTGAATAGGCATTTAAAATTTTTGCTTCTACGGATTGCCCATTTGCCCAAGAAGTTACTGGTTGAATTAATTTCATAATTTTATTTTTTTATGGTGATGTGTTAAATAAGTTAATATAATAATCTGTTCCGTCAATATTTACTGTCCAATATCCTGCTGGTGTTACTGCTAGACCTGCTTGTCTTGCTCCAAATTTCATTGCTCCTGCTAGTGCTGTTGTAGGTGCTTCTGTCTTTATTGTACTACTAAATATTGCGGTTCCATAAAAACTAAGTCCTGATGTTGGATTTCCTACATGCGTTACTCCTGTACCTGAATAGTTTACATACATTTCACTAGCACTATTTCTATATATTTGATTAGCACTATATACCATTTCACCTGTCTTAAATTGAGTAGCGGTAACTGTACTACTAAATGTAGCTGCTCCTGTGGATGATATGGTAAGTCTTTTAACCCCACTTGTAACAAATGCTAAAACATCAGCACTTTCTCTATACATACCTATACCTGTATTTCCATAAAAGCCATAAGATGGATATGTCGTATTTCCTGCTACTCCTGATATTTGTATTTGTCCTGTAAATGGTTGGTAAAAATCACCATTAGTTTCAATATATAAACCTGTTCCAAATCTTACTTGCCCACTAAACCTTCCTGTACCATTAACATCTAGTAAGTATGTTGCTGCCGTTGAAGTACCCAAAAGTAATTTACCATCACTTGTAATACGCATTCTTTCGGTAGAAGAACCTGTCCTAAATATTTGGCTACCCGATGCTGATTCAATAGTATAATATAAATCTCCGCTTACATTTGATATTTGACCATAGCCACTATTTAATCTTAATTGTGCTTCTGTACTACCTTGTATTTGCATTTTTATAATGCCACTTCCATTAATATGTAAAAGGTCATTAGGACTACTTGTTCCTATACCTACATTACCACCACTTGCTACTTTCAATCTAATAGCACTACCATCCCATAATTCTATATTATTCCAATAACTTCCTTGTCCTAATCTTAAAGTATTAGTTGTCCAAGTCATTGCTTGTGCAACACCTGCCATTCCATAAGAATCGGCATTCATTGTACTAGAAAAACTACCCGTTGTACCTGTTAATGCCCCACTAAACCTTCCTGTACCATTAACATCTAGTTTGTAGCCTGCATTAGTAACTGTACTATTTGTTAAAAGTAAATTACCATCACTAAACAAGGTCATTGCTTGGGTAAAGGATATAGCGTTACCTGCCGTTCCTGCTGCTGCTACCGACCAATTGTGAGAACCATTTTCACTTGCATATAACGCAGCAGCATAAGAACCTGCATTTATATATTTCCAACCTGCATTATAATATGCATTAGAAGTATAATAGGCATTGTATCCTCCTCCTCCAAACATTGTTGCTCCATTAACTTCAATAGCTTTTTGTGTACTTCCCCACGCACTCGGTGTAACTCCTAATCCTAAATTGCCTGAAGCGTCAAGACGCATTTTTTCAGAACTATTAATAGTAAAAGCAATACTACCAACTGTTCTTAATCCATAATATGCAATACCTGTACCTACACCAACTTGTGCAATAGTACTGTTATCTGAATTTGATGCTAATAAATAACCTCCACTAGTTCCTCTTACTTCTAATATTTTAAAAGAACCTCCAAAATCATTTGGGCTATTTGTTCCAACCGCAACGGCATTTGCTCCATTATCATAAACTAAACTATTCCCTATTGTACTTGCACCTGTAAATTTAGGTAGGTAGTTGGTAGTTCCACTTCCTGTAATTGCACCACTTGGTATATCACTAGTTAAAGCCAAAGTACCTGTTGCAGAAGGAAGGGTATAGGTATATGTACCATTGGTAATTGTAGAGCCTAATTTTAATTGACCTGTTATATTTGATGTACCATTTACATACAATTTAAATCCTAAATCGGTAGAATTTCCACCTATGCTTACATTCTTGGTAGAACCAAAAACACGCATTGCCTCTACTCCATTAATACCAAATAAGATATTACTTGTTCCTTGTGAAGAAATAGCAAAATCACCTGCAACTGAATTGGTTACAAATTGATTTACACCTGTGGCTAAACCAAATTTTGCTTGGTAGGTAGCACCTGTTAATGCATCAGCTAAAGAAACTGAAGGAGCAGGTCCAGCTATTAATAATTGGTTATCAGCAGTGGCAGAATAAATATTAAATGCCCTAACCACTGTTGCACTCCCCACTGTTACACCACTACCATTATCAAATAATAAACTATTACCTATTGTTGTTCCACTACCTGTAAATTTAGCTACATAATTAAGTGTACCACTAAAGTAAGCATTGGTTCCACTAGTACCAGAAGTTCCACTTGTTCCTGATGTACCAGTGCTACCACTTGTTCCATTAACTCCGCTAGTTCCAGAAGTTCCTGTTGTACCAGAGGTGCCACTTGTAGCTGATGTACCACTAGAGCCTGATGTTCCTGTGGTTCCTGATGTACCACCTGTTCCATTGGTTCCACTTGTACCACTTGTTCCTGTTGTTCCAGAAGTTCCTGATGTTCCAGAAGTTCCAGAAGAACCACTAGTACCTGTTGTTCCAGAAGTTCCACTAGAACCACTAAGACCACTAGATCCACTTGTACCAGTGGTACCAGATGTTCCTGATGTACCACTAGTTCCATTTATACCAGAGCTACCTGATGTGCCATTAGTTCCATTTATACCACTAGTTCCTGAAGAACCCGATGTACCATTAATTCCACTACTGCCTGAAGATCCTGATGTACCATTAATTCCAGAAGTACCACTTGTTCCTGAACTACCTGATGTTCCTGTAGAACCAGAAGTTCCTGATGTTCCATTAATACCACTTGTACCAGAACTTCCAGTAGTTCCTGATGTTCCTGTTGTGCCACTAGTACCGCTTGTTCCACCTGTACCATTAGTACCAGATGTTCCTGATGTAGCTGAAGTTCCACTAGAACCAGATGTGCCAGTTGTACCACTAGTTCCACTTGTTGCAGAAGTTCCAGAGCTACCACTTGTTCCTGTTGTACCTGAAGATCCACTAGAACCTGTAGTTCCACTTGTACCTGATGTACCTCCTGTACCATTGGTAGCAGAAGTTCCACTAGATCCTGATGAACCACTTGTACCTGTTGTTCCACTTGTGCCTGTTGTTCCACTAGAACCACTCACCCCACTACTACCGCTAGTTCCTGTAGAGCCAGATGTACCACTTGAGCCACTAGTTCCACCAACACCAGAAGTACCAGAAGTACCACTAGTACCAGAAGGAGCTGTGAATGTTGTTTGTACATAAGAATAGTAAGAACCATCCTCTGTATAGAAAGTTATTGTGTGAGATTGATTAGAAGTATTGGTTGCCCATAATTCTATATATATTCTGTCTGTTGAAGCTAAACTTTGACCAGCAACAAATGTATCATAGAAAAATTGTTGTACAAGTGTACTATAAGCTATTGGAACTAAGTTTGTTGTTCCTAATAATGTACTTACTCCTCCAATTGTATATTTATATACCTTACCATATACATCAAAAGATGAATTACTATTTTGTATTGTAAAATGAGTAGTAAATCCCCAGTTACCTCCTGAAAGACTTGTTAATCCTGGTACACCGCCATCTGTGATATATGTATTTATAATACTAGATGCACCACTTGCAATAGTTGAAGTAACAGTTTGAGTTGTTGTACTTGTTGGTGTTGGTGATAATTGTCTATCTGTATTTACTGCAGGACTTGCTGCAACTGATTGGTTAATCCAATATACTTGACCTCCAGATACACCATTGATACCTGAAGTACCTGCTGTTCCGCTTGTACCACTAGTGCCTGTTGTTCCACTTGAACCAGAGGTTCCTGTAGTACCACTGCTACCACTAGTTCCTGTTGAACCACTAGTACCTGATGTAGCACTTGTTCCTGATGTACCAGCAGTACCACTTGTACCACCTGTTCCATCAGTTCCACTTGTTCCAGAGCTACCACTTGTTCCTGTTGAGCCTGATGTTCCTGTTGTACCACTTGTACCTGAGCTTCCACTAGTTCCACTTGAGCCACTAGTTCCTGTTGTTCCACTAGAACCACTAGAGCCTGTTGTACCTGATGTGCCAGAAGTTCCTCCTGTACCATCGGTTCCACTTGTTCCACTAGTTGCACTTGTTCCACTAGATCCACTTGTACCTGTAGTTCCACTTGTACCTGTAGTTCCAGAGCTACCACTAGTTCCGCTTGTTCCAGATGTACCACCTGTACCATTGGTACCACTTGTTCCAGATGTACCAGTGGTGCCACTAGTTCCACTAGAGCCAGATGTTCCACTAGTACCTCCTGTACCATTAGTACCTGAACTACCACTAGAACCACTAGTTCCAGTGGTTCCTGAACTACCACTAGTTCCTGTTGTACCTGATGTACCACCAGTTCCGTTTGTACCACTAGTACCACTTGTTCCACTAGATCCTGATGTGCCACTAGATCCTGATGTTCCACTAGAGCCACTAGTACCAGTTGTACCAGAGGTTCCTCCTGTTCCATCAGTACCTGATGTACCTGATGTACCTGTTGTTCCTGCTGTTCCACTTGATCCTGAAGTTCCACTACTACCACTAGTACCTGTAGTACCTGAGCTTCCACTAGTACCAGATGTTCCTGATGTACCTGTAGTACCAGAAGTTCCTGAAGAACCTGATGTACCAGAGCTTCCACTTGTACCTGTAGTTCCTGATGTGCCAGTAGTTCCACTAGTTCCAGATGAACCAGTAGTTCCACTAGTTCCTGATGAACCTGAAGTACCTGAGCTACCTGTTGTACCACTTGTACCATCTGTACCACTAGTACCGCTAGAACCACTAGAGCCACTAGTTCCACTTGTTGCACTTGTACCACTGCTTCCACTAGTTCCTGTAGTTCCAGAAGAACCACTAGTTCCTGATGTACCAGATGTACCAGACGTACCACTAGTTCCTGCTGGGATAACCCAACTTCTATTAGCTGCTAAGTTTTGTGTAACACCATTAATTGTTAATGTTCTAGTTGTTGGAACAGGAGTATATCCTAATGCAGATATAATATCTAAACTGCCTACAGGAGTAGCTGATGTAACTAATCCTTTAGCATTCACTGAGAATTTTAAGAATGTATTACCACCATATATATTACTATTAACATTTGCTAATGTTAGTGTTGTAGGAGAACCTGTTACACCTATTCCTGTTACATCACCCACAAATATAAGTATACCTGAAGGAACTGTTATAGTTACAGGAGTGATGTTTGTTACAAGTCCTTTTGTATTCACTGTTACTATAGGAACTTGTGTTGCTGTTCCATAAGTACCAGGATTAGGATTTACACTAGCTAGTGTGAATACACTAGAACCAGGACCTGTGGCTGTACCATCTCCTGTTAGAGCTGATATATAATTACCAGAAGGTTGATATGGACCAGGATCAAGACTACCATCTCCTTTTACAAAATCAGAAGATGTACCACCTGTTGTTATTAATGCACCAGACTCAATAGAATCTGTAATCTTAAATGTATAACCACCACTAAGAATCACTGTGTTCTGTATCAAGGTTCCACCTAGTTGTACAGGTAATCCTGGACCAGTTTGTATTATACCATTTTGAAATATATATCCAATGGCAGCATCACCAAACTTAGCATCTATTTTTTGTAGAGCAGTTTGGACACTATCATTTGTATTGATACCTGTATATACTAAGTTAGCACCTTCATAAAATACGCAGGTAGCATTTAGTATCACTGGACATGGTTCAACGGAGCAATTAATTTCCATATATATTAAATAATCAAAATGTATAAATAATTAACACACAGCTATGTGGTATGCAAAATAGGTGTACATCCTAACAATATACACCTATATACGCAAAAGTAACGAATTTAATTTAGTTTCAATGTATTATATAAAACTATGCTACATAATATAGCATTAGTCTAGCTTTTATTACCTATTAAATCCAGACTGAGATTGTGGTTGAATACCCATCACTTTAGCTACATCAGGAACAGCCATTGTTAAATATGGTTGCATTTGGTTAACTCCTGGAATCTCATTCATAAAATATTTAATAAAATGTATATCTTTCATATCTTCTGAACTTTTTCCATGAATTAATCCCCAATTATATTTCATAAAATTAGCTAATAGCTTTTCAAAATCTGTAACTAATTTAAATGTAGGAAATATCCCTGTACTAATTAACCCACTAATACTGGATGGATCATAGAAATATGTAAGCTCATCTCTAAACTTATCAGCTGCTTTTAACATAAACTTATAGCTATTTCTAATTTGTGCATCCTGATTTTTATCTGGCTCATTAGCTTTAAGTCCTAAGAAGATTCCAAGAAACGTAAGACTAGCTAATACATCAAATATAGATCCTCTTAAGTTTCTGTGATATAAGTTCATGAATTCATCTTCAGTCATATTAAACTTTCTTCCTGTTTGTTTTTCATAGTCTTCTTTCTTCTTTTCATAATCTTCTTTCATTCTTTTAAATCCTTCTTCTGTAACAGTTCCTGATAGTAATCCTTTTAAGTTACCTAATGTATAAAAATTTCTTTTAGTAACTTCATTAGCAAATGTTCTCATTCTACCAAACTCCCAAGCTTGAGATGCTGAGTTATATTTAAGATCACCAAATCTTACATCAACCATTCGTGGAATCCATCCTTTAAACATCGCTGCAGAATCTGTTAAAATCATAGCATTTAGCATTCTTTTTTGAGACTCTGTCATAGTACCTAATGCATCTGTATTAATTTGCTGTATTTGTGTTCTTAACTTAATAATATTATCAGAAGATCTTTCTATACCAGGAATAACAAATTGATTGTTGATTATTTCTCCAAGTTTTAATATACCAAATTCTTTATTAAGTCTATCCACTTCATTATCAAAAGCTTCTCTTCTATTTAATTGTTCTGATTGAGAACCAATAAACATATTTTTAAACTCAGGAAGTGTTCTTACATACTCTCTAGTATTAAAAACTACACTATCTTTAATTATTGTATTATTAATAAAACTTAAAAAATTTGTAAACTGAACACTTTTTTCAGATTTAGACATAAGCCCCATCATAAAATGGTTTATTTTATCTCCATCTAATTTATTTAAAGAAAGCTCTCTAGCATATTCTGCTGTATAGTTTTCTGAATAAGGAAGAAAATAATCTAGTGCTTTAAGTATCTTTTCTCTATTTTCAAAACTAATTCCAAATAATTTACCAGCAGTTATTATTTGATATTTCATATGATCTGCTCTAGTAAAATATTTCTCAGAGTTAATCATAGATTGGAATGTACCTCCTAATAGGTTAGACATAGGTGATAAAATACTAATACCTAATGTTTTAAGTCTAAAATAATTATTTAAAGCATGTACAGTTTGATTAAGACTAATTTGCCCTTCTGGAAATATATTAATTCCTAAAGCTTTATTAACATTTTGGCCCCAGTCACCGATCTTTCCTAATAAAGCATCAAAGTTAGCAGTGCCTAAATATCTTTGATTATATAATACTATCTTAATCATGGCTTTTAATAAATCAGAGTTACTAGTGTTATCTCCTTCAATGATATCTAACTTGCCATTTTTTATTCTTGATCTACCAAACCATGATGTATTAATAGAATCTTTATTCTCTTCTATATCTGAAAGTAATAATGCTTGTCCTTCAATATCCTGCATGAATTTAAATCTAATTGCTGCAGCATTATATAATGCCATTATTTTAAATATGTCTTCACTTGCAGCTTTTCCTTTAACTTCTTTAGTAAAATATATAGGGATTCTATTAATTTCTTTTCCAGAACGTGGATCATAATTACTGAACCCTGCTTCATCACTATCTATAGATATATGCTGTAATAAGTTTTCTGCCATCTTTAAATCTCCACCAGCAGCTAAAGTTTCAACAATACCCATAGGTATCCATGGTAGAAATGTTCTAGCAGCATCTTGTTTACTTAAATACCCTATAGATGCATTATATTTATTTCTTTCTATTATGTAATCATATAATCTTTTAGCTGGTTCATATCCAGGACTATTTAATTTTTTAAACTCTGGAGACTCCCACTTATCTCTTATAGGATTTTGTTTAACTTGATAATATTGTAACCAACCAGCTCCTTTTTCAGAACTATCCCATTCTCTACGTTTAGCATCTAATTTTCTATTAAGTTCATCTTCAGATAGACCTTCTGCATTACCTCTATTAGTAACACTTTCAAGTTCTTTATCAAGTCTTTCTTGCAATAAAGCTTTTGTAGCATCAATATCTACATTGTCTCTAATCCATTTAATATCACCTTCTTCTATTTTAGTTTTTAATTGCTCATAGAATTCAGGGTTATATTCATCAATAAGTTCATGTTTATCTTTTTTCTTAATTGGATCAAGAATATTCTTTCTTGTAAGTCCTTTAGAAGTAGCCATTGGAAGATATTCCTTACTAATACTTTTTAATTGTTCTGCTTGATTAAAAATTTCTTGAGCAGCTAATGCTAAGGTTCTATTTTCTTTAGCAAAAAATACTTGTATTCCTCTAGTTTGAATTAATGGGATTGAGTTAAATAACCATGCCATTCCTCTAACTATTTTATCAGCTTTTGCTAATTCATCAAATCCTTCTCTTGCAGCTAAGAAGTTTTCACCAAACTTTATTTGAGTTTCTTTAAGACTTTCCATTAGATCAGCTGCCTCAAACACTGTATCTCTAAGTCTTGTTTTAAGTTCTTTTTGATCTTTATCAAGATCATTTTCAAATAATTCTGCTAATGCTGTATTTAATGTTAAATAAGGATTTAAAGAAGCTTGATGATTTCTTAATTCATCAGAAAATGAACTCATAACTTCATCACTATATATAAATGGATCTGTTCCTTCCCAATTAGTTTTATAATTATTTATTGTTTTCTTGATATAATACATTAATATATCAGCCTGCTTTAATAATGGTTTAATATCTTGCTGCATTTGTAATTTTCTTATAGCAGAAAAAGCAGCATTCATTTGCTCAGCCTTCTCAGACTTAGCAGTAAAACCTATTGCAGGTTGATTAGCCATTGCCTTATAATCAGCATTTAATGATTTTAATAATCTATCTATACGATCTTTACCAGTAGATTGAGATTCAATGCCTACAGGTATTAAATAATCTAGAGCAATGTTTTTAATATTAACATCTCCTATTTCTATACTTAAAAGTCTAGGAAGAATATTTTTAGCTTTATTAACACTACTATAATTAGCTCTAATAGGAATCATCATAGCTTGTTCAAATCTATTTGGATTAATTCCGTATGCTTTTACAAGTGTATTCTTAATAAGATCCATTTGCTCATTCCAAGCACCAATTTTATACCATTGAACATCTTGATATTTATCAGTGTTTAATTTCATAAACTTCCAGTCAAGAAGAATAATATTACCATTACTTTTAATTGCCATAAAGTCTACAGTGCTTGCAAGACCTGCTCTTCCATATTTAGGATTGATGATCATCACCTCACTTAAGAATCTAGTCTTTCTATCCTCATTAAGTGATTTAATTCTATCTCGCATATTGTCTTTTAACATAGTATATATCCCTCTATCTATTTCATCTAAGTTGGATATATAATCACTATCATCTCCTTCTATTTCTCTAACATAACCATCTTTATCAGTGAATACATTTTTTACTAAACTATCTTGAACAGCATGCCAAGTGGTTCCTGTTTCTGCATATATAGAGTTGATAGCTTCTGCAAATTCTTCATCTGTTCCACCTTTTCTACCTCTAAATACATCATTATAATATTCTTTTATGACATCACTTGTTCTAAGACCTACATCTTTTCCATTATATGTATAAGGAGTTTTTTTAGTATTATCTGGAGGAGTCATTTTACTTTCCTCCTCTTTTATAAGATCAAATGTATCTGTTTGTGAATCTCCTGTTTTCTTTTGTTCAAATGTTCTTCCTGCCTCTTCTCTAATATCAGCAGCTGTACCTATATCTTTTCCAGTAATAATATCCATAGCAGCTTTATCAAATCCATTTTTAGCAAATAAGCCTTTAATGAAATTAATAATTTTTTGCCACCATGTTTCTGTTTTAGCTAAGTTCTCAGGTTTTTCTGTAGATCCTTCATTTTTATCAATAATATGTTCAATTAAAACTTTAGCAATAGCTTCTTCTTTAAGTTTTAATACATCTGGTTTACCATTAAGTTGATAGTTAGGATCTGTTCCATAATTCTCATACACCCTATTAAGCATATCATAACTATTAATTTCTTTTAATAGTTGTTTATAAAGCTGAGGATTAGTTTGTTTAATGATAGCTACAACAAAGTGCATACCTTCTTCACCAAGAGATTTAGCCTCAGCTCCTTGAATCACTTCTACTAATCTTTGTGTTAGTCTAGCTATACCATTAGCATTTTGTTTTACACCATTGTTATAAATCTTTTCAACTTCTTTAATATCAACACCTAATCTAGTAAGTAGGTCTTTAACTAAATTAACTGTTTCTGGAGAAGCTAAAGAACTTTCAGTTCCTGGTTTTTGTAACATACTATCTCCTTCACTATTTACACCAAAGCTTGTATTATTTTCTAAATCAAGTCTATCCTTTTTAGGCATAACTTCATCAAGACTATCTAAAGCTTGTTTATATTCAGCTTCTCCAGCAGCATTTAATAATGCTAATTGTTCTTTTGTAGGAGCTGCTATAACTCCTACACCATCTGAATATTGTTTTGGATAAAATATCTTACCTAATACAAGATCTGTATTAATATCTTTGTTTAGTTTTTTAGCTACAGATTCTGCCACTCTATAATAATTAGAAGGATTTACTCTTGCTTTATATGATGTAAGAACTTCTATAAAGTCTTTTCCATCAAATCTTAAATAAGATTTATCCTCTACATATTTTCTAATAGCATTTTGTATACCGTCTTGACAACCTATCATTGATTAACATTTAAAGTCTTTAGTATTTAAACCTGTCTCATTTTCTATTTGCAAAGTTATATCATTTTCTTCAGGAACAATAGAATTTATCTTGCTTTCTATATCAGCATTTTTGATTCTAATATTACTAGCTGAAGGTAGAACAACTAAGTCTTTAGCACTTCTTGTAATAGCTGTGTAATACCATCTAGCAGGATTCCAACCTGGAGCATTATAGTTTTGGTTTACAAACACCTTATCCCATTGAGAACCTTGAGATTTATGAGCTGTTACAGCATATCCATATGTAGAGATTACAATTGCTGGAGAAAGTTTAGCTCCTTTTTTGGTATGAATAATATCACTATCATTATCTAGATTACTAAATAATTGTGGATTAGAATTACGAATAGCTGTTAATATTTGAGAGTGATATAAACTAGGTTTATCTAATGCAGGAAAATGCATCACCTTTCTCTCTTTACCATCTTCTCCAACAATATGTACTAAATACATATTGTATGTAGATTCTTTACCATTAAAGTCAAATGTTAATACATGTTTTTCAGGTTCACCTCTCATCTCAACTGCTTTAAATATCTCTGAGTTAGGGATATCAGAAGAGTTAGCTACAGCAATTAATGTTTCTCCATCATTTAATATTTTTCTATCTGGTCCAAATTTCTCCATTCTAGCAGCATCATTCATTATAAGTCTTTCATTGTTTGTTGCAACAATAGCTACAGCATTTTCATTATTCTTAATAGCTTCTCTAAACTCTTTTATGAACTCACCTCTAGATTTACTAACTTTAAAATCATCCATAGATTGTTCAGGAATATATCCTTTATTATCAGTTCTAACTAATGTAGCCACTTTTAATATATTACTATCTAAAGATTGTCTTTTTACTTCAGTAAGTTGAGATTGTGAGTTTATCACTTGAGGAACTCCTCCTGTAAATAATTTAGAATCATCTCCTACAGGTTCTAATTGAAAGCTATCACCCATAAATACAATAATATTATTGTTTTTACTATTAGTAATAAGATCTGCCATCACATCCTTAGATATCATAGAAGACTCATCTACTAGTATAACACTATTCTTTAAGTTAGTCTTAGGTATCCATTCTCCTGTATTAGAATCAGGCTCTCCATAAATTGCTTTATGAATAGTTTGTGCATCTGTTCTAACTCCTGTAGCTTTAAGTTTGTCATTTAACACCTTAGCAGCTTTATTTGTAGGAGCTAATATATGTACTTGTCTACCATTTTCTTGAGCATAGTTAGCTATATTTTCAGCAATAGTTGTCTTACCTGTACCAGCATATCCAGCTAATAAATAATACCCTTGCTCATTCTTATCAATTAAAGCTCCCACTTGATTCAAAGCTTTAATTTGTCCTGGTGTGTAATCAATAGGATTTTGTCTAGCCTCAAGAATAGTTCTTGTAGGTTGAGCTTTCTCAATTGGCTTTTCTTTAACTGGTTGAGTTTCAATAGGTTTTTCTTGTATTACAATTTGTTTATTAACATCTTTTATAGCTAATTCTATAGAAACAGCACCTGGATCAGCTTTAAATGATAAAGCATTTCTCACTTGCTCATCTGTAAGTTCTTCTTTCACTTGTATTGTACCAGTATTAAATGGAGAAGGTTTGAAACTGTCATAGTATTCATGTACTAAGTTACCGTCACCATATACATTAATTAGCTTATATACATGTATCTTATCTCCATCCTCATATACATAGAATGGTGAACCATCTGCATTTGTAACTCTTTGATAGTTATATAAGTCTTTAAAAGAAGTGTCTCCTTTCTCTTTCATAAGTCTTAATTGGTTCTTACTGATAGGCTTACCTGTTTGAACATCAATTATTTCTCCTGTAGGTTTACCTCCTCTAGTTACTTCTAATCCTCTAGCAAATTGAACATAGTCAGATTTAGTTCCCTGGTAATTATACTTCTCATTAAGTTTAAGAATTTTTCTATCTGTAGAAGCAATGTTATATGTTTCTATTGTAGGAAAATGTTGTATAGAATAATAAATTGTAGGAATACTATTAGGGTCCCAAGAAGGACCACTCCATGAACCCACTTTAAATTTGGGCTCTATTCTAGTAAATACACTTTTATCTTTAAAATTGTTTCTTTGGAACCAACCTTTAGTAAAGTTTTCTAATTCTTTATCAACATGTAAACCAGTAACAATAGGTGTAATAGACTTACTAAAATCTTCTACAGGGATGATGTTACTAATAGATATTGGAGACTTGTACATACCTTGAAGAATAGCCACCTTTACTAAATTATTATATAATTCATTAGTTCCGACATTATCTCTAAGTTCTCTCATATATCCAGTGAAGATATCCTCTGTAGCTGCATCATTTCTTAAATTAATTTTTAATGTAACAGACCTTGGACCACCTTCTCTAATAGCAGGTGTAGATTCTAGCACTTTTAATATCTCCATATCAGGATATTCTTCTTTAGCTTTAGCTAATTGAGAAGCAATTGATGTTTGTGTGTCAGCAATAAGAGGTTTAATACTATCACTAATATCACTTTTAATTTGAATGATGTAGTCTAAGAAAGACATTTTAATCTTGTTTCCAATAGTATTAAAGTCATTAGCTCCTAAATACTTATTCTTCATGTATGGATCTAACACTTGGTTAGTAATGTTTCTAAAGTCTCTACCTTCAAGTTTTAATATTTCACCAATAGCATTTATACCTTTATCAAGAAATTTAGATTGTTCTCCTAAGAATGTATTGTCTAATAACTCTTGAACACCACCAAATATATTGTTACTTAATGCTCTTTCTGTTCTATATTGCTTCTTGCTTAAAGCTTCTCCATTACCAAATTTAGCTGTGTCATATGTAAGAGCTTGGTTAATGTCAGACATATATTCAGACATCTTAGCATATTTCAAGAACTCATTTAATATTAAATGCTGTTCAGCATTTTCTTTAGAAGTGAGTCCTTCTCTATTATATTTTCTAATATTCTCTTCAAGTTTATCAATATTCAATGTATCTGCAGATATTATTGCACTTTCAGTGGTTATAAATCTACTAAAAGCATCATCAATATCAAATTGATTAAATAATGAAGAAGCACCACGATTATCTAATCTAGTTAAAAAATCTTTAACAATTGGTTGTTTCATTAATAAAAGTCCTGTTTCACCAGTACCCATTCTTTCTAAGAACATTGCAATTGTAGGAGCAAGATTACTATTAATAATCTTAAGAATAAATGGATCTTTAACTACATCTACTACAGCAGATCCATGTCCACTTAATCTTGTAGATATATTAGTTGAACCATCAGCTGTTGTAACTCCAGAAAGAGTTGCATATGTTACACCATTAATTTCTATTTTATTATGAGGAATATTAATCTTACCATCTCCAAGATATTTAAGATCTGCAGGATCAATATTATCAAATCTAGTAGGATCTAAAATTATATTACCTTTTTGAGCAACAGAATGAGCAGCAATGTTTGAAGCAACAATACCTATCCAAGCTTTAGCCATAGCAAAAGCATGTCTTTGTTCTGTAAGATAGGTACCATTAATCATTCTATTCTTAATATCTTCATCTTTATTATTTTCAAGATCATTTATTTCATCAGCAAACTTAGCTAATCCAGCATCATCTACAGGAGTCATTCTTTGCTCATAAACTTCTGGAAGATTAATCATTTTTTCTAAATGATCATAGTATTCATTTTCTAATGCAGCTCTATAATGGTCATTGATATAATCTGCTTTTAATTTAGCTTGTGCATCAATATCACCTAATTTTTCAAGTGAAGTCATTATATCATTTTCAAGCTGACTTAAAGTTTCAGGATTAAATTGATCTAATATATTAGCATATTTTTCTACTAATCCTTTTGGATCTTCAAGATCATAAGATAGGATTTGAGCAGCTTCTAATAATTCAGCTTTTTTAAACTTCTTAACCTCTATAATATCATCCCAATTTTTAGCAAAGAAAGCTCTTGTAGCTTCTTCAGATCCTTGATATCTAACAAGTTTTAAATCATTATTTTTATCAATGTATACATTCTTTAAATAAGTAGTAAGTTTATCTACGTCAAAATCAGAACCTGCTTTAACTGTAATTTCAGAAGGTACCACTACAGTTTTACCCATAGCTTGTGGTAAGAACTTTGCAACTCTTATAGAATCTATAGAGTTCATTCCTGTACAAGGAATACGGAAAGCTATACCACTAAGAATCTCTTTTCCTTCTGTTGTAGTGTTTAAATAGTTAAGAACTTTCTCATCAGTATCAAATCTCTTATTATTTTTTATCTTTTCACCAAACCAATGAGGAAGCATCACTTCCATATATGGATCTTCTTTGGTAGGGAAATGAAGAGTGTCATCTGTTAATACTTTCTTACCATTTATTTCTACTACTCTTCTACCCTTACTAGCATCTTCCCACATAGTTACAGGAGCCTGTACATATGCATCACCACTTGTTTTAGCATGGTTGATAGACTTATCTAACATTGAATAGATGATGTCCTTAATCTTCTTATATGAGAATGTAGCTTCAAATGGAATAATGAAGTTACCATTATCATCTAATGTAATAGCATCTTTTACATTCTCTGAAACAGCAGTTCTAAGAATTTCATGATTTAAAGAATCAGCTAATGCTTGTCTATTAATTACATTAAAATTTTCATCTATTCCAAGTTTATTTAATAAGTTCTCATATCCATTTTGATTAAGAGCATTTTTAATTCTTACACCACGATCATATTCAGCTTGAATAATTGCTGCTCTTTTTACATCTGTTGTAACTGGTTTACCATTAGCAAATAAGTCTAAGTTAATAATTTTAGGAACCTGTACAGAAGAGGTAACTTTTCCTCCTTTAGCATCATAATTATTTTCCACTTGAATACCATATATACTCCAAGGAACATTTACAATAGTGTCATCAGCAAATGGTGCAGTGTTAAATTTACCATCAACATATAATTCATGAATTCCTTCAATACCTAACTTTCTACCACTCTTAGCAATAATATAATCTTTATTACCTTCTTGTAACATCTTAATATATAAATCTGCTAATACAGTGTTATCTTTCTCTACATCTTTATAATATAAAGGCATTTGAGAATCTTTATCTAATATAAGATCAATTCTATCACTACCATACTTATTACCTCTAACAATAGGTTTTAATACCTCTCTAATAAATTTAGGTTCTGGTGTAGCAAGCAATGCTTCATCATGAGCTTTTAAAGCATCATTATCTCCATAGGTCCACTCAACATCTTTTCTTATATTAAGAGCTCTTCTTGTATAAGCCATATTCCATTGGAAGTTAGCTTCAGCATCAGGACCCCAATCAGCATTTCTAAGTTTAACTTGTCTATATGCTCTATCAATCAATATAGAAGAAGCATCATTCTCTGTAGATTTACCCATCACTCTACCAATAACATCTACATCATTAGTAGTAACAGTGCTCATATAATCTTTGAACTCATCATATCCTGGAGTACCTTTCTCTATTATAATTCTACCTTCTTGACCAAATAATCCAGTTTTATTATATTCTATATTATGCCAGTTGTTAAATGCATCACTATTGAATGTTGTTGCAGCAGGAGAATCAAAAGATTTCACACGCTTAGTTTGGTCAAAAATAGTTTTACCATTCTCAACTTTCACTTTAAATTGATAAGGATCACCAAATAATATTTTATGAAATTCAATATTTGCTATAGTTTTATTTGTATCAATAAATTTAACTAAATCATTAACATCTTGTTCACTTAACATAAGTTTATTAATACCAGCCTCTTCAGCAAACTTATTTGTTAATCCTTTAAATGTATAAAAAACTTCATCAGATCCTTCTTTTTTAGTTGGAGCTAATTTGATTTGGTCATTCTTTATTAAAGCATTTTTAAGTATATTTGCAGAATTATCTAAGTATTTAATAATACTAGTGTTAATCTTAGAAATATTATCTGTAATATATTTACTAATTTCATCATAGCTTTTATTTGCAATAATCATATTATTTATTGCTTCTAATTGATCATTAGCATTACCTTCTTTATCAGAAAGAACATCCTTAAAGAATCTTAGTTCTTTAGCTTTCTTACCAACGTTAGCAAGTTTTTGTCTATTTTTATAATCTAATGCTAGAGCAACATCATCTAATAAATAACCTTTAAAAATATTATGAATATCGCTTTCAATACCTCCTTGTACATCTTTAAATGGAACATTGATACCTAAATTCTTTTGCCATTCAGAAGCACTATCTCCTGGATTAAGAACATAAAATGAACCATTTACATTTTGATTAATTTCTGCAGCAAGTCTTTTACCAAGAGAAAGTTTAGTAACTCCTCTACCTTTATCTTTCACTTCATCTAAATCACCACTGATTAATCCCACTTGTAATTCTTTTCCTGGAATTTTAACACCATCTTTATCAAAGAATTGTCCTCCTTTTTGAAGAGTTAGAGAGTGTGTACAGAATACATCATTAAGTTCTGGTCTATTTTGTTTAAGTTCAGTTAATGTATTAGATTCATTAAACCTATTTGCAAATAAAGATAGAGCATTATTTTGTGAGTTAGCTTGTCTTGTTTTACCATCTACACCTGTATATATACCATCTTGTAATGGATTAGTTGACTTAACTACAACCTCAGCTATAGTTGCAAATCTACCTTTAACATCTAATGTACCATCGGTAAGACTTACTAAATCTTTCTTTTCTTTTAAATATTCATGTATTAAGCTAGCTTGAATAGCTACCTCTTCTTGATCTTTATCACTAAACTTAGCAAACATCTCTGGTGTAACATTAACTCCTAATTGGTTTAAGAAGTTTAACTTAGCAATATCATTTCCTATTGGGGTATTCTTAAATACCTCAGGATCAGTACCATATGTTTTAGTCTCAGAATCAAACTTGATAAGAGAACCTGGTTGTTTAGCAAGGTCTCTCATATTCTGTAACCATCCTTTTTGAACACCCTTAGCTGCTGTATATAAGTTAGCTGCCCCCAAATAAACTTCATTACCATTAGTATATTGAGCTACCACATTTGGTCTCATTTTACTAAAGGTTTGATAGAAGTCAACAAAGTATCTCCAATCAGCTGGAGTTGATAAATTATCTTGACTGAATGTAAAACCATTAGGATCACCACCAATATCTTTAAACACTCTAACATAATTAGGATCATTCTTAGCAAGTTCTCCTAATTTCTTTACAATTAAATCTACATCACTTGTATTGGATAATTTATCCATGATTGTAGAGAATGATTGAACATATGGTAGGATTTTATATCCATCAATACTAGACATTTGTCTTTCAGGAAGCTTTCCTAATGTAGCTTTATTAGAAACCATAGGAAGCATTAATCCAATCTTAATAGCAGGAGAAGCATCATTTCTACCCATACTAAATGGATCTCTATCATATTCTCTAGTATTAGCATCTTCAGCATTTAAATCAGCTATACCCTCTTCATTAAACTTCAAACCTAGAGATGTTCTTAAAGACTCTTTAGTCTTTTGAACAAGATCAACCCAAGCTTTATCACTTAGTCTTTCTCTTTTTCCCTCTATAATATAAGCAGCTTCTATTTGTCTAAATAGTTCATTGCTTGTCATTTTAGCAGGATTATATATAGATTCTTTATTCTCATTGAATAAGAAGTTTCTAGCTCTAAGAGTCATATCTTGAACAAACTCATGTGTTTGCTTAGGAGTGATTCCTTCAACAGGACTATATAATGGTTCTAGGTCTTTTACACTTTCTGAAAGTTTAGCTTTTTTAAATTTACCTGTATCTATATCCTTAAACAATTGTTCCACTAAAGAACGTTTAGTTCCAAATGATTTAAACCATTCAATAATATTTTTAAAGAAATCAAGCACTCTTTGACTAATACTTTTGGCAGCCATCTTACCTTTTCTAAACTCACCAAAATCATCAGCTAATCTTTCTTCAAATTGTTTATCTGTAGCATCAGAATATTTTATACTCTTACCTGTAGCTCTATCTGTAAATGAACCTATTTTTTGTTTAAATTCTTCTTTAAGAGCTTGTCTTTGTTCTTCAGACAAGAAACCATTAAATATACCATGAAATAATTCATGATATTCAGTTCCTTTTGTAGCACCTTTATAAAACTTAGCTACACCATCTTGAAATACACCAAATGCTTTTTCACCATCATGTGTAGTGATAATGTTTTCTAATATCTCATAAGGAATATTAGGAACATTTTCAGCATGCCATCTTTTTAATAAAGTAATTTCTGCTTCACTAATTTGAGATTGGTCTGTATCAACACCTATTAATTTATAATCATCTTTAGGAGCTGTACCCTTAAACTTATTAGGATCTAATTCATTTTTAGGTGCTTCAGGAGTTTTAACTTCTGGAGCTGGTTCAGCTTTAGGTTTATTAGCAAGTGCTTCTAACTTATTTACAATAGCATCTCTTGCAGCTAAGAATCTAGCATCTGTATCATCAAATGAAACATTACCATCTTTATCTACAACAAAATCCACTTCACCAAATCCAGGAATATTATATGTATTTGGTGTTTCATTATTATATGTATATTTAGAAACAGGAGCAGACTTATCAGCAGCAATTTCTTTATCTACAAATTGTTTAATGGCACCATTAGCTTGTTTAACTAATTCATTTTTATTTTGTTGTTTCTCATTAGGAGCTTCTACTACTTTTTTAATAGGAGCTTCTACTTTAAATGGAAGATTTGTAGGAATGATTGTACTATATCTCTGTTTGAAGTTACTTGGAGCATCAGCTGTTCTTTTAGCAATACTAGTTTTTAATGGAATATCTGAGTCAGGTCTAGCTGATCCATCAGGATATTTAGAAGATAATAAATAAGTTTGATAGTTATCCCAAACATTACTTGTTAATTCACCATTCTTTATATAGAACTCTCTAAACTTATTATTAAAGTTTTTTTCTAAGCTAACACTATTAATGTTAGTGTAAAGATTAGAAAGCTTTTCTTTAATCTCCTTCTCGTTGTTAGCTACATCTGATATATCAAAACTATTTTTTCCTATATAAAGAGTCATAGTTTTCTCATCAATAGAAACTTGATTATCTTTTCTATCTTTATCACCTCTCTTATAGAATACAACATTCTGTAAGAACTCTAACTCTGGAGCCACCTTACTAAATGTCTTCATGTTATCAGAAACCTTCTTGAAGATCTCAAAGATAGCATCCACTCTAGCAGGAGTAAGCTTACCATTATTTAAAGGAACTAATGTATCTCCATATTTGAATACAGGTCTTCCTTTAGGAATCTTAACGCTTTGTCCTTTAAATTGAACTCTACCATCTTTAGATATAGTGATCAATCCTTTCTGTGTAGCAATTAACTTCTCAGCAGTTTTTTCATCTGCAGGAAGTAATGTTTCTGTTACATTATTTCTTTGTTTACCATTCTCTAATTCTATACCAATACCATTAGAAACATCAAAATCAGAATATATAGGAGATGCACTTTTATCTGGAAAAATTGTTTTTCTAAGACCAATATATTGTTGTTGAGCTATTGCAGCTTCTGCAGCTTGGTCATTTCTATGTAGATTGTATTCTTTATTTTTATCATCAAGACCTTTAAGTTTTGTAGTGGGCATAGTTTGAAATACCACCTTATCTAAATCTACAGGCTCACCCACCTTACCAATCTTCTGACCAGCTTTATCTATATAATAACCATCTTTAGTTACCCACACTTGTGCTAAGAATCCACTTTGTAAATCTGTTACTTTCTTTTCATCAAAGTTTTCTCCATAAGAAAGCTTAGCAAGTCCATCAAGACCTAATGCTGCTTCATTACCATAGTGAACTAATATAGCTTGTAAGTCTGCTCTGTTAGGGAGATTAGAAGCATTGTTTAAAAACTCTCTAGAACGTACAATATGAGGAGATGATTTAGAAGTATCACTCCAATCTTCAGATTCTGTTTTGGTTGATAAGAATAGAATAGGAGCATCCTTCTTTCTATCTTCAAAGCTAGACTGTTGAATCATTGTTTTAATATCCTCTTCATCACTACCTGTAGCAATATCTCCTGAATTCTTTTCTAACTCATCTTGTATCTTACCAACTTCAGCAGCATATTTAATAAGCTTCTCTTGTCTAGATTCAACCTTCTCATATCCACCAAAAGCCTCAGCAGGAATATTTTGAATATCTCCATTAATATCTTCCACCTTAATTGTACCATCTTCATTAAACCCAATTATCTTCACTGTAGCAAGATCTGCATAATCTTGCTTTATTTCATTCACTTTAGCTTGAGCTTTCTCTTTTGATTTATGAAAAGTAGTTGCACCATTAGGAATACTAACTTGCCATCTATCTTCATCTATTTTAGTAATTTTAGGCTCATTGAACTTCTCTGTAGAATATTGTCTACCTACTTCAAATGATTCAATATTGCCTTCTTTATTAGTAAACTTAGGACCTTCTGGTGTTTCATTAAGTCCTCCTGCTGGTGGAGGTGTAGGTTCTGTTGATGTTTGTTTAAAGTCTTTGGGATTAAATCTCATATCACTATTCATCTTTTCAGCAAGATCAAAGAACTTTTCAAATCCTTCTGAGCTTGTAAGAGCATCAACAGCAAGACTTGCTTTCTTTTTTTGAATAGCTAATTTATTAAGATCGTTACCATATTCATATAAATCATGAGCATGTTCAAATCCTACAACATTATCTTTTGTTCCATCTTGATTATTTAACTCAAAGTTTAATATATCATGGAATGTTTTAGCATCTAAATTTTTATTACTTAGTGCAAGATTTATCTTTTCAGAATTGGTACGTAATGTTTTAACTTCATCTTTAATAGCTTGTTTTTCAGATGCAGTCATATCATCAGTGATAGTACCATTTAAAGCTTTAGCTCTTTCTTCATAAGATTGAGCTATATTTTTAAGAGAATCTGGATTTACTAAACTAGCAACTAAATTATTATTTAAGTCTGGATGAATATTATATAGATTTTTCTGAATACTAGTTATTCTACTATTTACATCTCCACTAATACTACTATAGTAAGTTAGGTTTGTTTTCCATTTTTCAAAGTTATTAAAGTCTTGATTAGATTTTTTCTTTTCTTCTGTATCAGCTTTTACAAATCTTTCATATGGATTTTTAAATGTACCAGAAATAGCATCATATGTTTTCTTTAATTCATTTGCATGATCTATAAGTGTATTTACATATTCTCCTACAGTTGTTTTATTAGAATCAGTAAAATCTACACCAAAGTATTTTTCAAATTCTTCTTTAGGAAGATCTTTAAGCATTTTTAATTGCTCAATGGTATAATCATGCATTCCTGCGTTAAGACGTGAGTTTACAAGATTAAAAAATTCATCATGCTGTAAATTTTTATATTTAAATATATTATTAGTCTTAGCAGCATCCTGCATTTCTTTTGCATTATTGACAGAATTTAATGTATCATTATATCTATCTCCTAATATACTAGTAACCTTATGTTCATTAACTATATTAATAGCTTCTTGAAGTCTTTGTTCTTTTGACATTCCTCTAGATCTATCAATACCACTATGTATAGCACTTGTTACAAGTCCTAACATAGCACCTGTAAACATTGAATCTAATCCTTCTGTTGTTCCAAATTGTTGACCTAGTGCATATTGTGTAGATTTAAGCACTTGATTAAGACTATCAAAACTATCTTTATTCTTAGGATTATTTAAATCTTTATATTTATTTGTATAATAATCTTCTACTCCTTTACTACCAGAATACATTCCTCCCATAGTAATAACACTTTCTGAAAAAATATTTGGAAGTTTAGGTCTAATAGATTCCCATGCTTTACCTGGTATACTTGTAGCACCCTTCATTTCAAATTCATCAAGACTTTTTTCTTTAAGCCCTATTTTACCAAGTCCTTCAAAATCTTGTGTTAATCCACTTGTAACAGATTTTGAAGCTTTACCAAATGATTTAAATAAGTTATCAAATTGAATAGAGTTAGATACACTGAGTAACACCATATCAATACCAAATCTAGTATTCATAGCGTTTGTAGAATAATCATTTATCTCATCAAGATCTTTTCCTACAGGATCATCACCACCATGTGTTGATTTATATTGTTCTATTAATTTTTTATTTACTTCATTATAAGTATCTCTAGCATCTACAGCACCCATTGTTCTAGCAGATCCATACTGAGCTAATGTATATTTTAATCCAGTATTTAATTTACTAGCTTCTGATAATTGTCCAAGTTTTCTTACATTTAATATTTGTTCATCAGTTAGTACACGTCCTGCTACTTCTGCTTCTTTTGATAATGCAGATAGTGTTTTTTCAACATCATTAGTACCTGAAATAAATTTATTTATAGCTAAAGATGCTTTCCCAATTTGATTAGCAAGTCCTGGAATTTCTCCAAGTCCTTCTGTAACAAAACCTATAGCAGCATCCTGTGCTGCAGCACCAGCAACAAAACCACCAATAACTCCAATATTCTTAAATATTTTATCTCCTAAAAAATTAGCAAATCCACTACCTAAAATTGATTTAAATGGATGTTCTCTTTCATATGTAGAAACATAGTTAGGAAATATATCTTCCATTTTTTTCATCCAATCACCTGTAGTAGCTTCAACTCCTCCAGTTGTTCCACCAGATAAAGAAGAAAGTCTTCCAGTTGCAACAGCATCTGCTGTATCAGGAAGTGTCATTGTAGTTTGAGCAAATGTTCCTACTGCAGAAATACCCATTTTAGCAAGACCATTACCAAGTTGTTTATACCAAGGTTGATTAAGAGCATTGATGTTTTCAAGATCAACATCTTTTTGATACATTGGATATCGTTGATTCTCTAATAGTGTAGCTTTAGTAACACCTGAGAATGGACGATCAAATCCTCTTTGCTCACCAATATTTGTCATCTCACCCCATTTAACACCATTGTATGTTGGGGTTTGATTTGAACCAAAAAGATCTTCCATTCCCAAATTAGGATTAATTTGTGTTGGAGTGGGGGAACGTTTATCTACATCAGGTAATTCTATATTACTGAGCTTAGTTCCTTTATCTTTTATTTCGTTATCAAAAATTGGCATTACTTATTAGTTTTTAATATATTTTCAATTGTTTGAGTACCTAATTCAGTCTGTAGATAATTTTGTATAGTGGCAGCATTTCTATAACCACCTTTTGTATCAGCAGGTATCCATATACCATTTTTATTAATAAACAGTCTCACTGCATATCCATTACTCATACCATCATCTCCCTTATCACCAACAATATCATATCTCACTTTACTTGCCCAAGGAGTATTTTGTAATAATGGAAGTTCATATCCTGAGTGAGCAGCATTTACACCATCTGCTGAAGTTCTTCCATTACCTGGACCCATATTAGTAGTACCATAAGGGCTTGCATCTATTGCATGTATATCCTCATTAAAAGGATTTGATTTAGCATAGTCTGGAAAATAACCACCAAAATCTTTAGCACTAACTGGAATTGTTTGTGATTTAGTTCCTTGATTAATAACTATCAATGCAGATCCATCTGGTCTTTTTATAATACTACTAGTAACATCTTCTTTAGCTCTTCCTGAATCAGATCTCATACCAGCTAAAGTATCTGGATCATATTTAGCTCCATTAGAAAGATCTAATTTACCAAGAGTGTTATAAGTATCAATTGTATTACCAATTAAATTACCTAATATAGACATATCATGCTCATTCTTTGGATTAATTGTTCCAACTTGTTCTTGATATGATGGATCTAATTTAGCTATAGTTTTTGTTTCGTAATCAAATTTCTTTTTAATAACGTTATCTAAAACAGGAGCCATTCTACTATTAATGTCTAAAGTTTTATCAGTTATAATTCTTTCACTAGCTGTAAGAGGTTCTCCTTTTACTCTTTTAATTAATGCTGTTGCAATTGCTATTTTTGTTGGATCACTTCCAACTTCTTTCCTAATTGCTGATTCATTAAAATCAGAATAAGAAACACTACCACCAACTCCACCACTTGATTGATATGATTTATAATGTTTCTTTACAATTTCATTTATATCATACAACTGTTTGGCTGATGCTAATTGTACATTATTATTATTAAGTAAAGGTTTTTCACTTTTTAAAATATCAGTTATTTCTTCATCAAATTTTTTGCTACCTTCTGCAACTAAATTTTTTATATTATTCTTTTGAGCCACTTGTCTTTCAAAATAATCTCTCCTTTGTGCATATTGTAATTCATCATTGCCTGTTACAGCTGTTGGATTAATTCTATATTTTGAATAAAGATCATTTAATCCTTTTTCATCTAAATTAAGTTTTTTAGCATAATCACCATTCAGTAAATTTTTACTTTCATCAAGTTTAGAAATATCAGTTTCTAAACTTCCTTTTGTTGGAGCAACTATATGTGAAGAGATAGCTCTATCTACAGTGATAATTCCTGGATACTTAGCTTTATATTCTTTATCTCTCCACTCAAACTCCATTTTTGTTTTAAGCTCATCATCTCTCAATCTTTGTTCACTAAGTGCAAGATTAGATTTTGCTATGTTATATGTCAAGTTATGTTCACGTATTGATTCTTGAAGAACTTGACGTGCATGATTTGCTGCTTCATAAGGATTAGCTAAGATTGCTTCACTTTCACTTTGGTTAGCTAACATTACTGCCTGTCCATTTAATGTCTTTCTAACATAGGCATTATACTGAGCAGTTTCTAAATTTCTTGGATCTTGTAAATCAGCTATTGTTTGAACTAGTTCTTTATCTAAATCTCCACTATTTAATTTGTTTTGATATTGATTAATCTTAGCTTGTATATCTAATTTTTCAGGAGCTGTTAAATTTGGACTTGTTAATAACATCACCTTAAGTCCGCTTATTCCACCTTTAAGAGAAGCTTTAGCTTGTTCTGTAGATTTTGAATAATCTTCTATAACTGAGTTAGGACCTTTTCCTTGATAGTGTGCCCAAGCATCCACCTTCATTTGTTGTTCATCATCACTAGTTAAAGATGATTTAAATGAATCATATAAAGATTGTGCAGATACACCTTTAACAGTGATTCTTTTCATAGCATCGCTCAATACTGGCTGACCATCTTGAGGACCACTTGCTTGAGTTACATTTCCCTTAGCATCTGTTTTATAATATAAAGTGTTTCCATTAGCATCTGTTTTATATGGATTGTCAACACTTTTATCAGGAGCAGTCTTTTTTAAATTGTCTGCTAAATCCATCCACTTCTTATTCAGATCTACATAGTTTATATATTTACCTGTAAAAGAAGTTCCAGCAGTTTTTGAATTTAAATATTGATTAACTTGACCTTTTAAATAGTTTACATTATTTATAGATGATTTACCCTGACGATATAAATCTTCAGCTGTAGCTAATTCAGTTCTAGCTCTTTGTGTAGATGCTACAGCAGTTTGAATAGTGGGATCTTTTACAATAGATGTAGCCATACCACCTACAGAGTTAACAAGCTGATGATTAGAAAAATCTCCAGCAGCCACTGTTCTAAGTTTACCACCTAAATCATTAAGTTTTGATTGTAGGTATTGTTTATCAGCATCGTTCATAACATCCATCCCAGCAATATTATCAATATATCCTTGGATTTTTTGAACTCCTTGGTCATACTGTTGCTGTTTATACATACCAACTTGCTGCATTTCTTGTGCAGGAAGCTGTTGAATGTAGGGATTAAATTGTGATATTTTGTCTGTAAATGAGGCCATAGTATTAGAATTAACAAATGTAACTTAAAATATTATATATACCAAGAGAATTAACCATTTGTGTTAATCTGGTATAACTGAATTGGTTATAGAGTTTTTAGAGCTTTTACAATAGAACCATTTCTAGAGATGACATTACCACCATTTTTCTTTGTTATAGCTTTTGTATCATCTTTAATTTTTTTATTGTAAGCATCATATATTGCTTTAGCTCTTTCATATTCAGATAGATTACTTTTAGAAGTACCTGCTGTATCAGCAGAGGTTGCTCCTGAACCAACTGTAGGAATATTAAAAGAGTTTGGCTCATTAACGTTATACGCTCTTCCTTTATCATCAAATCTAAAGTTGTACATGTTCTCCATAACTCCTAGTTTTCTATTTTCAAGCTTGCTTTCAGCAATCTTAGAAGATATAGAATTAAGAGCAGCAAGAGCTTCAGACTTAGTATTAGATTTAGCTGTAGCTTGTCTTACATATTGTTGATCCATTATACCTAAGTTCTGTAATTGAGCTTGGTTCCAAAGATCTCTATTCTTATTAAATGTTTCAGACTCAGCAGCTTGATTCATTCTGAATTCTTCTCCTTTCACCTTATTGATTTGGTCACTAGCTTGAGCCATAATCTGTGCTTGAGCAGCAGGATTATTTCCAGCAGCTCTGATAGCAGCACGTGCTTGTGATGTAATAGCATTAACTTGATCTCCTAGATAATACTTCTGAGGTCCAACCATTCCCATTGGAGAATATTGTTGAGCTTTAACAGGCTCCACTTGATTATGAGCTAAGGCAAATTGTTCTCCCATTAACTGATTAGGATCAAGAGGTTCTTGGTTTGTAGGTCTAAGTAAAGGAGCAATATTAGACATTGCTGCTTTAGAAAAATCTTCCCAATCAAACTTTTTATCTTTAGATGTTTTAGCCATTTTAAATTCTTCAGGAGTAATATCCCATCTATGATTAATAGGCATTTGATTATTTAATGTATTATCAACATTAACAGGTTGATCAATTGCAGTAATTGGAGCATAAGTAGAAGGATCTAATGTATTTACTCTTGGTATATATGGATATGAACCAGCAGGTAACAATGGTGGAACTATTGGAGGTTGTCCATCATCTAATGTTGGTACAGAATAATTATTTCCAAGAGCTCTCTGTACTATTTGATTTCCTACATTTGAATTATAATCTAAAGGTAGATATGGAGGATTACTATCAATAAACTTTTTCTTTGTACCATTTTGAGCCTTATCTAATTTCTTACCATATTTAGCCATACCATCTCCTTTTTTATCTTTTGTAATTACACCCTTTGCAAGATCTGCTGATATAAGACCATGTTCTTTGGCTGTATCAAGAATAGCATTCTGTATACTTGCTGCTGCATTTATCTTATCAGCATTTATTTTTTGTTTAGCGGTTGCACCCATTAACATTGCTTGACCAGCATTCATAGATAGTTTATCAAATGGATCATTTGTATCAGCACCATTTACTAACTCTGTAGCCCTACTAATAACCTTTGATTGTTTCTTATCATTCTTGCTTATATCAGCTATATAGTTTTTAAACTTCTTACCTTTTGCTTTCTCATCTCCTATTTCAGATGCACCATATTTAGGAATGTACATATCACCAAACACTACTAAGTTACCATCTGGATTACCACCATCTTGTAACTTAACTGCTGGTTCACCTCTTTCCACTTCTACAGGATTATCACCATAAGTAACACCTATACCAGATTGACCTTTACCATTTGTATCATCATGAGATTGTCCTCTAAACATCACTGTTTGTCCACCATCTGGTAGATTAGGATTTTGAGAAAGAGGTTCTGCATATCCACCCCAATGAGTTTTTAAATCACCACCCATTGCATATGTTTGCATAGCTTCTTCACTAGGAGGAGTGTAGTTCTTAAGATGACCACCAGCTCTTAACATATCTGCATCATGAGGAGGTTTTAATAAATCTTTTAGTTTATATTCACCAAAGGTTGTAATAGTTTGTGGTTGCCAATCATTACTCACCCATCCACCATCTTCCATAAATGCTTTGTTCTGAGCTTGCATAGATTGAGCACCTGCAGCCCATGCAGCTTTTTCTGTATTTGCTTTTGTTTGATCTTGGAAACCTTGAAGTTTTCTAGCATCATCTACACCACCTAATAAGTTTCCTGCAGCTGTACCAAGTAATCCACCAACCATACTACCAACTGGTCCAAAGAATGCAGATCCTATAGCACTACCAACTCCTTTACCAATTGATGCTTGTCCAGAGTTTTGAAAATATTCTCCAAACTCTGCTGTAGGAATACTACCACCTCTTCTATATTGTTTTACATTACTATCATTTAAAGGCTCATATCCAAGGTCTGAATATAAATCACCAGGATTATATGTATTCTGTATTTCAGTGGGATTACCACCTATCTGAGCTCCATATTGAGCAAGAGGATTATAACCTCTACCTTGAGGACTTAGTCCTGTTACTAAAGAATCTTCAGGTCTTACATATTTGTTTTGTATTTTCTCAGGTCTTGATTCAGCAGCTTGTGCTGTAAGTCCTGATATTTGAGACATTTGATCAGCCTTCTTAATATTTTGACCTTGTTGTTTTATTTGACTAATACCATTTAAAATATCTGGAGCAGCATTTAATACACCCATTCCTGCAGCAGCACCAGCACCACCAAGACTACTTGTAGCATTACTTGTAATACTATCAGCACCTCCACCAAAACCAGTTGCATTTGCAAGAGCACTACCTAATCCACCTTGTTTTTGTGTAGTTCCACCAATCACTTTAGCAAGACCACTAAAATCAAATCCACTTTGTGCTATTGGTAAGTGTCCACCTGTTTTAAATGTGCCACTCATAATATCTCCAAGCTGCATTCCTGCTGAATTCAATTTAGAATTAGTATCTTTTGTATTAACAAAGTTATTAACTAAATCACCTATCTGTCCTATTTGAGACATTGAGTTTTTACTATTAGCAGCAGCTTGTGCATTCTGTGCATCTAATGCTTGTTGGTTTTGTACATCATATTGCTTTCTACTAACACCTGCATTCATGGCATTAGCATTAGCTAATAAATCACCAAAGGCCATACCATTCTGTGCTTCTGGAGGATTACCAAAATCAGTCAGTTGACTTAATTGCTTTTTTACCATAGAGGCACCCATAGCAGCTTTCTTGAATTCTTTCTTATGAGCTTTCATGAATGCTTCTTCAGAAGGATATTTACGATAGAACTCAGCCTCGTTCTTAACTTTTGCTATTTTTAAGATTTGATCTTTCATATTATAATCTATTGTATGATTTATTTATATTTGTTTAACCAACCACCATTTTTCTTTTTGTATAATTTTTGCTCATCATGAGGAATAACAAACTCTCTATCAGGAGCTCTACTTAATGTTTTATCATAGTTTTGATATTGAGAAAGTTTAGATTTAGGTATTTTAAGATTAATTATTTCAGGATTATCAAATTCTCTATCTCCTTTATACCAATCTAAATCATTCTTATCATTAGTAAACCATTGACCAAAGTATTTTTCTTCCTCAGCTTTTCTAGCTAATACTTCTGGTGTATTAAAATATTTAGGTATATTTCCTTCAGCAGCTCTTTCAGCAAATGTCTTAGCTCCTTTTTCTTGTATTCTATATAAATTAATTAATTCATCTTCTGTAAGATATTTATCTATAGATTCAAGAGCAGGATTTACTAATCCTTTTGCTGCTATTGCATTTCCTAATGGATCAAATCCTAAAGTACCAAATCCAGCGGTTGTAGCTACACTGCCAAGTGCTTCTAATGGTGTTCTTGAATTACCTAAACTAGATGCTCTATCAGCTACAATTTTTGCAGGATTAATATATTCATCAAATAATTCTCCTGCTCCACCAACACTATTAGGGAAAGCTCTAAACTTTTCTCCTGTAGTAAAATTATGTTCTGCTACACTACCTTTTGTATCTCTAGCCTTTTTTCTTTCAGCAATAACCTTTTGATTATAATCAAGTTCTCTTTTATTTTGCTCAGATTGTTTTATTAAGTTTTGTCTTTTTTCTTCTTCAGATAGAGGAATCGTTTTAGGAGCAACTCTTGTTGCATCACTTGTATTGTTATCATACTTACCTAACCAACCATTTTGAGCTTGAGGATATTCTGTAACCTTCTTACCCTTGAACTTATAATCTTCTCCAGGTTGCATAAGTTTTGTATCACCTGTATCACTAACGCCTAAGACAGGATAATCAACTCCTTCCATTGTAATGTTGTTAGAACCTATCTCTGTTATCTCTCCTGGATGTGCCCATTGACCTCTGTCATCTTTTATTACAGAACCATCTCTACTTATATTATTAGGTTTCCAATCAAGTCCATTTTGGTAGAAAGACATCTCTTTACCATTCTGTGCAGAAGCTTTTGTCTTCTTAGCATAAGGACCGTTATCAGGAGCAGCACCAGCTGTACGTGCATACATGAATCCTACAGCACCTGGCATACTTCCACCCATTTGCATTTCTCCCCAAGTTTTATATGGAGAAGGAATTGATTGTCCTTTTTCTACATATGTATGTCTCATCTCACCAAACTTCTCAGCTTCTTGCCATGTTTTAAATGGACCACCTAAATGTTCACCTGTCTTTTTATATTCAGCAATAGGATCTTTTAAAGGTTGTCCATGTTTAAATGTAGGAATTAAATAAGCTGGTTCCCCATTTTCTCCACCAATAGATGCAGCTAGTTCTGTACTAGAATCTCTATTTGGTATTTTATATCCTTGTGGTAATCTCCAATCATTTGGTTGTAAGAATCCACCATTCTGAAACTGTCCACCCCATGCAGGAGAATAGTTTCTACCTGTTGTATCATATCCTGTTCCTGTATAACCTGGACCTGTTGATGCTTGTGCATCATTATAATTTCCTTGTTTGTTGTAATTATCAGTTTTCTTTTGTAATAGTTGTCCACCTTCAGCAAACTTATCTAACCATCCACCCATTTTTGCAAGTGGTGATGGTTCTGCTGTAGCTACGTCAGTGAAGTATTGCTTCTGTTTATCAGTTAAAGCCATCCCATGTGGAGGATTCTTTAACATTTCTATAGCCTTAGCTTGTGATAACTTCTTAGCCATTACTTATAAGAGATTTGAGCAGGTGTAATAATAAATTGAGAAACTATATGTGCATCAGATGCATTATCAAGAATGTGTCTCACCATTAAACCTTTAGCTCTTAGTGGTTCTTTCTTGAATGAACGTTTACCATAATCCATATTTGCTTGATTTATAATCTTATCTATTGATAATGATTCACAACCAGTTACAAACAAAGGTATGGATTTATTTTTAACAAGACTCCAGAACGTATTATATTGATAGAAACTATCATTCTTAGTGTACGTAACTGTCTTACTCTCAGCGTTATATAAAGGATACTTCAAATATTCCTTTAAGTTATTAATTGGTTTAGCAACTAGTTCTAATATACCAGTTGACTGCTGACCATTATAAAGAATAGCTTTATTGAAATATTGGTTATCAGTTTGTATCTGTGCATTATCATTGAATACACCATCTGGTATAGGAAGATATTTATACACTCTTGAGAAGTCTTTTACATTCTGAAGTATTTCATCATGATGTTGATAGAAGAATGGATATTCAATTATGTAAGGTTCTATATTATCATAATATGTATTGTAAATCAATGTGTTAGTTAAATGTCTCCATAAACTAGAAGTATTAATTTCTGTAAATGTAATAGCCGCTAACTCCTCAACTGTTGCTGTTCCTATTGTTATTGATATAACAGTGTGACATTTGCCAGTGGATTGTAATATAATAGTAGTCACTGCATCATCTACAGTGTACACAACTCCTATGATAAGTTGTTCTTTAGGAATATCTGTAGCTAGAACATTACCTAGATTATCACTGATTGTGAATGGTCCAGTTCTGTTTCCAGCTCCTGTTAATTTTACTATTATTACCTTAGACATACTTTTATTTTATATTTTAACAAGTTGCATCTGCACAGTTTGTCCACTCAGATATTACATCAGCATCATAAGCAGGTCCTAAATCAATTGCTCCTACACTATACTGATATCCATCACCACCACAAACCCAAGATAGAGTTAAAGGACTTGTTGACCTTAATATTTTAGTTGGACCATTTAATATACAATTTAAATACTGAGTACCACTATAATAATAATATGTTTGAGCAGTAGTAGTAGTAGTGGTAGTTGGTGGTGGTGGTGCTGTTGTGCTAGTTGATGTTGTAGTTGTTGTAGTTGGTTCTCCAGTTGTGGTTGTAGTAGTGGTTGTTGGTTCTGCTGTGGTAGTTGTTGTGGTAGTTGATGTACTACTACTAGTTGTAGTGGTGGTAGTTGGTGGTGCTATTGTTGTGGTTGTAGTGGTTGTAGGTGTTGCTGTTGTTGTGGTTGTTGTAGTTGATGTACTACTTGATGTTGTGGTTGTAGTTGACGTACTGCTACTAGTTGTTGTAGTGGTTGTAGGAACTGGATCATTTGTATACGCAGTTCCATCTAACTCACATGGTCCTATAACAGCAAATCCTGCTAATGCACAATCTAATACAATTGTTGTGGTAGTGGTTGTTGTTGGTGTAGGAATCTCCTGAACAGCTATTGCTTCTAAATCACATCCTTCATTTAATCCAGAATAGAAAAAGTTATTCTCAGCTATATACCAATTAGGAATATAACTATGAAAACTAATCCAAGTTCTTGTACTAAAATTGAAAGATAGTGTCCAGCTTTTATTACAGAAATACTTTCTATTTGTTAGGTCTATATATTCTATTAATACACTTTCTCCTAATGTATGTTCTATATAATACTTTTGTAAAGTGTCATTATATTTAATAATGCCTATTTTATCAAATTGAGGAACATAATCAAGTTTTGATAAAATAAGTCTATCATATTTACTATCATATACACCATGCAACCCACAACCATTAAAATGATTATCTGTATTAGCAGTGGGGAAATATCTAAGAATTTCAAAGGCTAAATGGTCTGTAAAGAATCTATTTAATCCAGAACCAAATGCAGATAGTTCTTGTGCTTGATTACCAGCAACTAAGAATATTTGTCCTCTTTTAGCATCTATTGTTATTTGTCCATTAGGAATCTTTAATAACATTTTATTCTGACTTCCCATGTAACCAAGATCTGTATCAGCAAAATCAATTGGAGGAGCAGATCTAAATAATGTATCATTTCCTAAATAGGCAGCTTGTGGATTACTAGTTTGAACTGTAAGCATTGTATTATATAACAAGCTCTTGTTTTCAAATCTAGCTAGTACAGCTTTATTTTGAATACCATCTAATGATACAAGATCACCATATGTTTGAGGAAAATCAAAGAATGATATTGGAGCATAGGTCAACCAGTTGTTCACCTTGATGCTAGGATCATTTAATTGTGCTTCAGAATAAATTGCTCTAAAAGGAAAGTTTGTATAACATTGATTATCATCCCAATCTACAGGTAGATGAGAGAAATAGTTCTCTTTGTTCTGTCTAGAATATGTTACATTATAGTGATAGGTATTATCAAACTGAATAGGAACAACAGATTGTTGTAACCAGTTATCAGGAATACCTGTACTCACGTGAGGATAGAAATCACCTTCTAAGTTATTAAATGCTTGACGTAAATCTACATTAACAGAACTCTCTACATAGAAAGAAGGAATACCATAAGCAAATAAATACATCTTACCAGTGTAAGACATTGTTGTAGAACTTGATGTAACAAATGTTCCAGCACTAGTTGTAGTGGTTGTAGTTGTACCTACTAACACAGTGGCATCATTAGCACAATCAAGGTTGTGAGCTTTTATAGATATAATATTCTTTAGTGTAACTGTTCCTGCTATATAGTTACTTAATACAGACCTAGCTGAATACCAGTATTGAGGATAGGCAACATTACCTATCTCATCATAGAATACATCACTGTCATCAGGAGCATTCACTCTATTATCTATAAAGAATGGTAGTTTGGTTTTAAATGCAAACCTAGTAATAAATGTATCTCCACCAAATACTACATCAGGTTGACTAACACTAAGACTATTAAAGATTCTTTGAAATCCTGTATCAATTGTACTATAAGAATACATTTGCCCCCACTGATTTATAAACATAGTTTTAAGTGATGCATAGTAACAAATTGTATCAATATGTTCTTGCATCTCAGGAATAGTACATGTATTTCTTTGAGATAGTGTAAATCTTGAATTATCAGAAATTAAACTTTTACCAGCAACAACAACACTTGGTGTTTGATTTGGAAATGGTAAAGGTTGTACTGTTTCTTTTGTTTTTAAATAAACAGAAGATTCTCTTTGAAAGTTATTAACATTATGATCATCTCCCACTGATTGTACACCAGGGATAAGATATTGATATATATCAAGTTCTCTTTGTTTAACTCCTATATTATTAGCTATATCAGCACTATAGTCATAACTAGCTATAGAGTTGAATGAATATGTAAAATTTCTTCTACTTATACCATTAATGTATATTTGTAGATATGCTTGGTAAGCAGTGAACATTGCTGTAGAGTCAAACGAACCTGTAATAAAAGCAATGTTATAACTAGATGTTAATGCCTCCACCTGTGCTTGTTCACTAATAAGTTTATATAAGGCATGTTTCTTCACTTGTACAAAATGAGCTTTACCAGCACCATATATTGCACTTTCTAACTTAAGGATATTTCCTAGAATAGGTTGTCCAAAAGATGTTTCAGGAGAATTGAATACTTGTCTATATTTAGAAGAATCATCATTAAATGCTTCTAATTCATCAGGATAACAAGCTATGTTTATATTATTAACTTGTGTAATGCTATACTTACCTGTACCATTTGTATATGTAGGAACTGTACTAGAACTTATTGTTTGTGGTTTATCAACCTCTACAAATGCAGTGGCAGAAGATCCACCAGGAATAGTATATTGAAAATTTGCCCAAGTAGTAACACCATCATAAAATGCTGCTAATGTATAAGATGTAGCTGTCATGTTCTCAATAACTGCTGCTCCTGTTAACATAACAGGCACAGTCATAGAACATTGTGTAAGTGTATAAAAACCTACATTCTCCACTGTTAATTCACCAGTGTTACAATCTGTATATTGTAATGTACCAGCAGCGTAAACAAGTATTTTAAATGTACCACACTGAGAATTAAATCCATTATTCTTCTCAAGAAGGAATGGATCTTTATTAAGATCATTATAAGGATAGTTAGGATAGTAGTATTCAGTTTTTTCTCTTTCGTATTTACCTACATTTCTTAATATACCTTTTGCTACAATAGATTTATTTGTACTTCTATCTCCTCTTGTTATTTTATATCCAGCTATATTGTTCTTCTCTTGTTGTGTAAGAGTTGATTGATTTATTAATTGAACAATTTGATCTGTACTAACTCTAACACCAATTGGATAAATAGCATCATTTTGCATTGTGGTCTTATATGTACCATCTACATTATATTCTGGTGTAGGAGTTTCAAATATAGGAGAAATTAATACATCAGGAAACTTATGATGTCTAATATGTGCACCAGCAAGATTGCCCCATACAAGAGTGTTACATGGATATTCTTCTGTTGATTCCCAATAAGCAAAGTCACCATATTGATATGGTGTAGCATTTCCAATAGGAGGTCCTATAGCAGTTCCAGTTACAGATGCTGTATTATATATCTGCCAATATGGAGCACTTGTTCCTGAACCAATAAAATCAGGATTAGTTGATGGTACATCTGGATAAGCTTCATTTGAATTCTTAGCTCTACCAGGAATATGAAAACTATCTGTTTGTTTACCGTTCTTTAATAAGAATGTTATTTCAAATGCGTACACCTCATCTCTAAGATAACCTCTTAGATTTACAGTGTTTAATGCATTTGCATAACTGTCTGTACTAGGAAGTTTATAAGTTTCCCATTGAAGATCAATCTTATTAGCAATATTTTGATAATTAATTTTATCAATAGATGTAAGATTATCCCATACTAATATATCCTGAACAGCTGTTAAGTCTTGAGCTATATCATAATATGGAAACTTCTCAAATATATCAGCAGTGCTGAGAGGAATCTGTGTTAGATTTTGTCCTGTGTATGTTATTTGATTTGCTAAACCATCAATGAAATATGTACCTATAAGTTCTACAGATGCTACACCATTTATGGTTTTAATTACAGCTAAGTTGTAATATTGAAAATATCCTGTAAGATCTAAGTTATCAATATTTATTATAATAGCTCTACCTACAGCATAATTAAAATCTAGTGTTGTAAGTTGAGGATTAGCAATAGATGTAGGGTTAGTAACTGAATAATAAGATGTATAACCATCTCCTATAGCACTAGCGTATTGAATAGCAAATTGATATGTACCAGCAGTTAAATCTCCAACATTAGTTACATCTGCTATAACTAGTTCTGGTATAGAAAAATTAGGTTGAATATTTAATTTATTACAATCAATTACACCTTCTTCTACAACAGGATCACATATAATCCCATCAACATAAATTGTAACCCATGGTGGATTAGTTAGATTTAAATATCTTCTAGGATTTAATCCATCTGTCCAATATATTTCTGTTACACAATTTGTAATCTTGTGTACAGCTTTATGAATTGGATAGTTTATATTAAAATTAAGACAGTCTCCTTGAATATATTGAACATATACACAATCATTATTTTCCATATATCCTATTTGAGAAGCTCCTGTTTCAGGATTAACTAAAAAGAATATATGCTTATTTTGTTCTGGAATAAAATGATTACCTATATTATGAAAGTTTTCAGGAAAGTTTAGACAAAACTCATTACCTGGCTCATTCTGATAGTTTACAGAATTAGCATCGAAGTTTTCTACAGCAGCGTTTAATGCATATGTAAGAGCACCTTTAGGAACTTGTCCTATAGATGAATCCATATTTAAACCACTCTGTCCAGAATTGGTTTCTTGTCTAACATTCCCTTGTTCTTGATCTGCCATTTATTAAATTTTATCCATTTCTTCTCCAACCATAACGGTTAGTTCTATTTGGTAATTCGTACTTATTATTTCTGTTTAGATCATTCTTTATCCTTCTTTGCTTTTCCCAAGGAGTTTGTTTCTTGATTTCAATATCAGCCATAATAAATGCTTCATCAGATAAACCTTTGTAATATACTAGCTTTTGCTGTATTTGTTGAAAGGTCTCATCAGTGAGCTGGTTAGATAGAGTTTCAAACACTTTATATTTAATAAATGCTTCTATATATTCTCTAATACGATAGTTATCAGGAACCATTTGATTACCAACACAATCATACTCAGTGGCATAGAATATTAAATGAACTATACCATTTCTGAAATTAGTAACAAACTTATTATCTCTAACATCAAATGAATCATAACTAGCAGATCCTGGAGTGAACTCATGTAAAGGAGGAGCATATTGTCCAAACTCCCAAGCATTGTTATAATCTACATTACAATTTGTTCTTGCAGATATATTACCTGGTTTTAGCAAATAGTTTTGTTGATATGCTCTAGCTATAGAATTGTTTGTTTTATATACAGCTTGTATAAGCTCAGGCATACATTCAGGACATCCTGTTACACATGTAGGATTAACACAAGGAGCACCACCAATAGTAACAGGACTCACCTGTATTGTTGTTTGTGTAGCAGCTTGAGAATAAAATGAATTAGCTGATTGATAAGGGTATTGTGGAATCTCTGTACACATCCAAGCTTCTCTTACAGCATAAAAGTTATCTGGAAGTCTAGCTTGAAAGTCCTCAATATATAGAGGTTGCTCAGCAATTACAAAAGTTGTTCTGCCTAACTTCTTAAGACATTTGTCTAGATAGGTAGGAAAAAGCAAATCATCTACAGCTCCTGTATCAAAATAGCTTTTTAACTCTTCCTTGACAGTTGAATAAACTGGTTCAGGAGAGATGAAATTATACTTGTAATAGTATGACATTTATTTTATTTTTTCCACTCACAATAAATATGTTGATATTTATCGTTTGTATTGATGTAATGTGATAACAATCGTGATGTAGTACGTGAAGGTTTAAAATACCAAAGGTTTATATTCTTTAGTCTAGTTGATTCTTTAAACCACATCCAGCCAAAAAAATAGCCTTCTGTATGGTAATTAAAATTATATATCATCTTTCCCTTCTCTTTGGTTCTTTGCCAATTGACAGGTAGATTAACATACTCTTTACCTTGGATGTTCTTTATTTTCTTTCTCTTCTTTTTGTTAATTGAAAACTCACCAAACCCAAAAGGTAATCTAGCCTTCTCTCCAGTTTCTAATATATAATTCTTGAAATGCTCATTATAAGAGTATATAATGTTTCTCCATTCATCAAATGTAAGTTTGATATCAGGATTCTTCTTACAGAAGTTATTATAGTTATCTTTACTGGAGCTTCTCCACTCTATATGAACTCTAGGCATTAGTGATTTGGTTGTGCATTTGGTGCTTGACCATCTACACCATCAAATGTCATATCTGTTTTAATTCTGAAATAAGTAGATAATAACTTTTGAGATGTTAGTTCTAACACTTGTTTTTCTAAATAACCTGGACATCCATATTCTTTATCCAATGGATTCTTACACCAGTCTTCTGTGCTTACAGTAGGTCCAGGTCCACATCCACATTCTGGATACATAATCTCATTAGGAACATCTTCTTCAAAGAAAGCAGCTATTCTAACAGCTTTTAACAAAGGATTATTAATGTAGAGATAACCATTAGTTATCCAATAATATTGTTCTTTCTTTATAATAGGAAGTTTTAATAGATTTAAATACCTATTGATTGTAATCTCTTTAAATCTCTTACCCTGTCCACCCATAGCATTTATAGAATAAACACCTTGAATAAGATATTGGTAGTTTCCTTCAGATATACGAGGAATTTTAAATCTAGTTCTTGCTACATTACAAGGATCAACATATTCACAACACTCAGAAATAGGAACTTCTATCATCTCTAAACAAGGGATGGTAGTAAATACAGTATCAGTAGCCCAAAGCTTTCTGAGGTTTGTCTCACGTTTAATCAATAATTGTGTATTGTTTTTAATTTCAGATGCCACCACTCTATCAGTTATTAAATTATCTGTTGATAAAAGCTTGTGCATTGACCGCACATCTGAAACCATTTTTCTTAATGTTGCCATTATAAGTATTGTTTGAATATATTTGTCATCCCATCATTCTCATCTATTAAGAATCCAGTCACTTCAGCTTTTGACATCACATGACCATTCTTATCATCCCAAAGACTTTTAGCATTAGAGAATGCTGGAATTTGGTAAAATTTAATACCATTAAAATCGTGACTCACCTCATGGTGCTTATCTCCTGTAAAGATGTAAAAGTTTTTATGAAAAGACCAACCATCTTTAAATTCCATTGGAAATATTGCTGCTAACTTAGCAGGCTTAATAGCATCTCCATGATTAAACATCATAGCAGAAATACCATAACTTATATACTTTCTATATTTAGGAGAACAATCAAATGTTAATCTAGCTGTTCCTCTAAAATAACTTTGTAACCAATTAACCATATGCCATCCTACATACTCATCATGATTACCTGCTACATATACAACATTAACATTTTCAGCATATTGTAATAACATTGTAATCATTAACACCTCATGGTTACATATATATTCAAACGATTGTTGATATGTATGTGTATTAGTTTGAGGGGTACCCTTGGTTGTAGCTCCTGAATATTCACTATTAAATTCATCAGAACCAATAATGTATGTGATGTTCTCTAGATTGTTTGAAAGAGCTGCTTGTGTAGCAATCAATTCCACCTTGTATAGAATATCTCCTAATCTTTCATTGATGTCATTATTTCCATCAATATCATATTTGTTTAGATGAGAGTCTTGTTTATTAATAATTAATGAGCCAAAAGATTTATTTAAAGCAAACTTAGGACTCATTATTTCTTGAGAGATGGGTTCATATGAAGCTAGGAAGTCAATGAATGAATCTTGGAATACCTGTTCATCTTTCTTTTTACCTAACCAAGCTTTAACCTGCCAATGTGGAGATGTACCATTACCCCAGAAATTCTGTACATATTTAGTTATCTCCCACTTATCTGTATCTATTTTACATTTGATTATAAGCTCTTCTAAGCTTTTAATCTCTTCTTTTGTATTAATTACAATCTCTCCTATTCCTTTAGCTAAGTCTTCTTCAAACTTAACCACTACATCTTCTAATTCACTAATGTAGTTTCCTATCTCAGCAGCTTCTTCAGCCTGCTCTCTTCTTCTGATGTCTGATAACAGCTCATCAATTTCAAACTCTGTAATTCCTAATTTTTCTGCATAAAACTTTTTACTTTTCTTCCAATGTAACATTTGTTGAAGCTGGTTCAACAGGTTGTTGTTTTCTGACATATGGTCTTTTTTGGTTAAAATTAGAGTAAAGATAGGTATTTATTTTGATATCTACCAAATTTAATTAACTTATTTGATTATTCACTTTAATCAAGTTGATTAGAGTTTAAACAAAAAACCCCCTAAGTAGAAACTCAAGGGGGAAATCTTGTAAACCAACAAACAAGATTTTTGATTAATTATGCAACACAGGCTCCTAGATCTAATAGATATCCATAGTCACCACTTATTGACTGAACACACAATCCATTTCCTGGAGTTAATGAATAACCTATTACTTGTGGTCCACCAAAACAATCAACATAGTTTACTACATATGTAGTTTCTGTATTGTTATAATAGTTTGTACAAGGAAGTGCTGTAGTAGTTGTGGTTGTAGTGGTTGTAGGTGTACTAGTTGTAGTAGTTGTAGTAGATGAACTTGTAGTGGTTGTTGTAGTTGGATAACCTTCAACAGTTAAATATAAGTCTCTATCACAAACTCCTGTAGATTGTACAAGGATATTAGTTGTTCCATCAGGAACTAATGATGATAAATATCCAGCAAGTAATGCAGCTTTAGATACACCTGTTTCAAAAGGTGTAGTGTATCCATCTAAATCTGAATATAAGTCAAAAGGACCTGTATCTGCACCTGCTAAAGTTAATGTTATTAATACTGTCATTGGTTTGGTTTTAAGGAGTTGTTGTAGTGGTAGTAGTAGTTGATGTACAATTACTTACTAGCGTACAAAATAATAAGGATAGAGAAGGACTCAATGCTATTGTTGCTAAAACTTCATGAGCAAGTGCTGTAGGATCTAATTTAGCATCTATCTTCTGTAATGATGTTGTAAGACACTCTCCTGTAACAATATCTGTATTTGGTAGGTTAGGACCACTATATGTTACATTATTAGATGTGATTACACATTCACTACATCCACAGTTTTCACTTGGATGATAGTAAGCATTATAACATGGAGTTCCAGGTAGGCAAGCCATTTATAGTTGATTTATAATATTAAGGAATATACATTATATAATATGCAGCAATAACAGGTTGAATATTTGCATGATTTTCACCACTACCAGTATTACCATTACTTACACCTACAGCAGTTGTTACACTGATGTTTGTATATGATGATGTTGTTAAAACATTCTGAGGACTATTTGTAGATAGACCTATAGTACCACCTCCACCAGTATCTCCTGCATGTCCTGCATAGTGTGTATGTCCAGGATCTACTAATAGACCATTTGCTTTAGTTGCTGTACTTTGTGATACAGTTGTTGCATGTGTGTGACTAGGTATTTGTGAAACATTTAATCCCACTGTATTTGAACCAGCCACATCTCCAAGATCATAATTTGGATTACCAGCATATATAGGATTTACAACAGAAGATAATGGACCACCTGGTACATCAAGTATTGCACCAACACCAACTCTTCCTCTTTTATCAGGAGTACCATTTGAACCATTACATAGATACACCTTATCCCATCCTAATGCACTTATACCAGCACCTGTACCATCAAAGTTTGTCAATGGTCCATAATACTCTATAGCAGCGTAAGGGATCATCTTTACATACTGTTGTGTAGAAGGAAGTTGACTAGATAAATAAGCAGCTATTAGGGCATTTAAATCAGCAAGTTTTACATATGTAACATCTGCATAGATTTCAAATGCATCTAGGTTAGCACTTACTAAACAAAGCTTTGTTATAACAGCTTGTAATACAGCATGTGTATCACTAGAGTCTGTTACACCAGTTAAACAGTCTACATCATAATCAGCATTTAATATAGCTAGTGTTTCATCAATTGCTGTTACTTGAGCTTGTAAACTACAAGCAGCTCTTACTAAAGCACTAAACAATTGAGGCACTGTAGGAATTGGAGTATCTACTAAATATTGGCTAACAAGTTCGCAATAGTATGAAGGATCTATAGTGATATTAATACCTGTTCCATCTAAAAAAGAGATAACATTATTAATCAATATATTTTCTATAGTGAGTAATGAATCTCCTGTAACAATACCTAAAGCAGGATAATCAATTCCTGTATATCTAACACACGCATCAGGAGTTACTGATACACAACCATTATAACAAGCATCACAAGAACTGTGATATGCTGTAGTAGTGGTAGAAGTTGTACTAGAAGTACTACTAGAAGTAGTGGTGGTAGTGGTTTCTGGCATCTTATAAGTTATTTATGAATTAAAAGTTTAACTCTACTAGCTATTCTTTTTACAGTGTACCTTTTAGCATAATCTGGATTACAATACTTATATGTTAATATTCTTTTGTAATTTAATAAATCACCAATTGGACTACATCCAAGGTTATAGTTCATAGAAAATATAATATTATTATATTGAATCTTAGCCAACTCTGTTAGCTTTGCATCAATATCTTTTAGTAACACAGGAATGCTTGCACATTCTATACAGTTAGTTAATCTTGGCGATAACATCTTTAGCTAGTTTAGCTGCTTGCTGAACAGCATAGTTACATGCTGAACATAAGCCATTAATTAATTGACAACCACATCCCACCTTAGCTCTACAGTTTTTACAGTTTGCCATTTTAAACAAAGTTAATTTGATAATTGTTACCAGAACAACCACAGTTGTTTCTTATAAAGTTATTCAACATATTATTTGCTTGTATATACAATGTGTTAGCTGTATCTACAGCACAGTTATTAGCTGCAGCTATAGATCCTGATATCATATAATATATACTATTTAAATTCACTTTTGATTGTGTTTTAATAGCAAGATCACATTCCATCATATCAAGTTTCATAAAAGCACTATCAAACTTTTCTTGTATTAATTCTGTACGCATTATATTCTTTTCTACATAATTTATATATGCAGGAGAAACTGTATATCTTAAATAATATATACCATCTGGTAAAGGAATCAATGGATCTCCTACACCACTAAGTCCTAATGATGTTGAATTAAATATATTAAAATCATTTACTACAAATGGTAAAAATACAGGAGTAGCAAATCCAGGAATAGTAATTTCTATTGTAGGAGCAGTGACAACAGGAGGATCTGTATCATATGTTGAAGCATCTGCAATTCCTAATGTATATGTGTTATAAGTAGGTATTACCAGTATATCTAAAGTCATATTCTTTAAAATAATAATGCCAGAGGATTTGAGAATTAATCCTCTCACCCTCTGGCATAGGTTATATAATAACTACTTTCTTCTTATGGAAGCAAGGTAGTTGTTGTTGATGTAGAAGGCCATACAGTAGTAGTAGTACTAGTTGTAACAGTAGTGTCACCACTATCATCAACTGGAGTACCTAATGCTGCCACTAAAACTGCCTCAATTCCAGAGGTTGCACCATAAGGAACAGCAACAATCACTGTGCTATCTTCCATAATGTAATCACCCCATTGGTAAGCTGATTTGTCATACTCATTAAACTTGATGTAATAAGTGGTATATGAAGTACCATCAGTTACCCAGCTTTCAAAGTTTTCATTGTAACCAACCATTCTGTAAAGATGCTTCAAATAACCAGCTTGATAGCTGTAGAAGTTCTTTTCTAATTGTTGAATCTCTGCAGAGCTACCAGAAACATAAGAGCTACGTTGAGTAACTAAAGGTTCAGCAACCATATTACAAGGATCAAATACAATGAAGTCAGCAGTGGTAGCTGGACCAGAATAAATAAAGGTACGGAACCACATACGGTCATACTCCCAAGGGAAAGCAGCAACATCACATGGTTGTCCATATTGAGTTAATGGTTTACCAGAGATAACTAATTTAGCATTTTGATCATCACCAATACGTTGGAACTGATAGAAAGTGCTAAAAGAAATGTTGTCAGGATTGTTACCTGGAGCTTTCAATTCTAAATGATAAATCAAATTATCAATTAAAGCTGGTACATCAACATCAGTACAAGGATCGCCACCACATGCTAGACATGGAGCATTCACTGTTACTGAACGTGTGAAACCATTGAAATACAAGGTGTTAATGTAGCTAGAGAAAGCACGTAAAGTTAGGGTGACAACTTCTCCTGGTTTAACAGTGAAATTACCTACTTCAGTTACTTGGTTAGCAGCAATAGGATTACCTACAACTTTATACCACTCACTCACTTTGCTTGAAGCAATCTTATCAGAACGCTTAGAGCCTTGTAAATAAGTATTAACTCGTCCTTGAGCTAAATAAAAATAAGGGAAACCTGCAATGTTACCAGCTGTTGCAACTGTATAATCACTGCCAAAGATTCCAAATTGACCAGCGGTCAAGTCTTGTGTGGATGTACCAGGGCTAGGGAGTGAATTTCCTACTGGAACCACAAAGAGGGTGGTTAACGAAAAATCTGCCATTTTGTTTTATTTTAAATTGTTAAATAACTTATTCATTTGTCTGTATTCTCATTTGAGCAGATTGAACAGCAGACTGGTTTTCTGTATACATTGCTAAATTCTGAACTGTAATATCTAAAAGCTCATCTTCTAAATATGTTTCTAGTTCACAATCTTCATCGAATGATGGTAAACCATCAAGCATTATGTAGCCAGTTTTATTAATGTATTTGGGATACCTCATATAAGAGATGTATATTTTACTTGGTATAAAAGTACCATCTGTAAATATAGAGATCTCATCAGAAGATAGAAAGTTAAATGTTTCTTGATATTCAAAAGATGGTTTATAATGTGTGTTGTTTAATATTAAAGAAACATCACCATGTTTAGCCAAATCTCTATTTATCCAAATCTTTCTATCTACACATCTTCCTTTATCTGCTAATACATAACTATCTATATAGAACATGTATTTAGGTGTAAGAAGATGTATGTTTGCAGCCCATTGATTTAGTTCAGCATTCTTGATTGCTAAATCAAGAGGTTGGTTATTATAAGTTATAACCAAACTTTGTAGGTCTTCATAACGCTTTTTAAAAGCATCAAGCCCCAAACCAGAAATTGTATTTTGACCATCAACCTTTTGCTTAATTAACTTAATCTGAGCTTCATTTAAAGCTAGGATTTTATCTTCAAGGTTAATTTGTTGATGCTCGTTAGTTGATAGTTTATTTAGTTTCTGATCTATCTTGTATAATAAACTATCTACAGGGATCATACAGAAGCTAGTTTTTTAGTTTTTAATTTACCTTCTAGTGTTAATAGTTGGTCTTGATTATCTTCATCAGCTAAGAATTTGACTAAATCATCTTCATCGCTTGCTATTTCAAATTCACCTTCGTAAACTTTACCATTAGGTTTGATTCTGTAAACAGAATGTGTAATAGCTTGTTTTACTAAGTCTTTAATATGGAGTAAGTTTTCTTTCATGTCAGCAAATCTATTAAAGATTTCTACTGTTGAAGATCCTTGGAATTTACCAGATTTGAATTCAGTTTGTTTCAAGAGGTTATCCACTTGATTATATATAACTTCTTCTTTGGTTTCTTCTGTAACAGGAAGTCCTAAAAGTCTTGCAACTTTCTTTTTCTTTTCAGGAGTCATATTATCAAACTTACCAATTGCTTTATTAATCAATTGTTTCTTTTTGAATATAACTGCATTCTCAATTTCATCATCTGCTACATAGAATTGTATATCTGCAGGATAGTCACCACGCTCCCAAGCTTGATAGCTAGAAGCAATTGTTGGATGTACCCTTAACCATGCAAAAGCTAATTCTTGGAATGGAATAGACAAATCATAATAATTGTCACCATCCATAAGCTTAACTGGTTGAACATGAAGAACATCATTTGTAGAAGTTGATAAACCATAGTTCCAAAATGAAGATCTTGGTCCTAAATCAATATCACCTAATGCAGCTTCTAACTTAGTACGTAAATTACCCACTCTTTCAGTCTCTAATTCTTTTTCCAAAGGATCTGAGATTCTTCTGATATAAGAAGCATTTACATCAAGTCCTGTTCTATATTGTCCATCAAGTTCCTTGTAAGGATATTTGAAAACACCTGTACCAGGAATTCTTGTCATGCCTTTAGCAGCAAGACCACCTTGCATTGTCTGTAACTGAGAATTATTGTACTCCTTTTTTAAAGTGGAGATTTTTCCTGTCTTACCCATATGTAGTTTTTTATTTGGTTTATTAGCAGATGAATGTTCATCGAAGAACTAGCAATTAAGCATTAGACTTAATTCAATCATCCGTTTTTTTGAGAAGACTCCCCCAGGGGTTGCCTGGGGGGTAATTCTTCTCGGTAAGTTTAGAACATTAGTCCTACCCTTTGTTCTTATTTTAGAATTGTGGAATCTCTTCGATCAATACTGTACGTGATAAATCTTCAATAAATACATCACAACGATCTTTCATCCAGATTTCATAACCAGGGAATTTGTTTGCAGAACTCATACCTTGAGATTTAGCAAAACCTAAGTGATGACGAGTACCATCAATATAACCCCAAGTCATTGAAGGAGCACCTTTCATTCTCACTTCACGAATGTTGTTAACCATAGAACCATCGCTCATAGGGCTTACATCAAATACCATGAATACAGGAGTGCTCTTTTTGTTCTGACCAAATTCAAGGTTAGTTTGAGGAAGATCCAACTCTTTCAAGTGAATCAATTCAACACGACCAGTCTCACGAGTAACCATTGCATCGAAAGCAAAGTTATAAGTGATATGCTGACCTTCACCTTGCATATAACGATTACCGCTATCAGCCATGAAAGTAAGACCAGAGTTTAATGCATCATTCTTTAAAGCTTGTTGGAATACATCGAATCCAGCTTCATTAGTATACATTTTAACTCTACGATCCTTAACATCAACCCTACGATAGAACAAATCACCAAACACTGAACGAATCAAGTTTGCAGTGAACTCTCCACGATTGTATTGAACTAAGTTACCGTTATTACGCATTCTGTGGTAAACACCAGCAGAAGTTCTTTTTAATTCTTGCTTAGAACCATTAGTCTTCACAGTACCAGGCTTAGCCCAGATCATACGCTTAACTTTTAATTCTAACATAGATTTACGCATCCAGAACTCAATGAATGGTTCCCACTTAACATCATTACGAGTTAGAGGTAATTGGTTACGTCTTTGAGGAGCATAAACCAAGATATCCAAAGCTTTACCAGAAGCATCAACCATCATTTTGTCATCAGCCCACTCAGTGATTTTGTGCTCATAACCATATGCAGAACCTAAAGATTCAAACATTGTGATTTGCTCACCCAAACGAGGAAGACCTAATAAGTCTTGATCGAATTCACCAATTGCAGCATCAACTAATTCAAGCTCAATACCAATTTGTAAGAACACAGGGCTTACAAAATCAACTTGTGGGTTGTCGGTAATTAAATTGAATGTGTATAGATAACCAACATTCCATGGTTGAGGATCTTTGATTACATAGAATCTAGGACCATATTGACGAGAACCTACAGAAACAATTGCGTTCTTAGAGAACTCATTTGTATCCAAGATTGCTTGAAACTCTTGACCATCAATACCAGGCTTAGATAACTCTAAAGTGGTAGTTGGGATGTCAATGATCTTAGGGAACTTGTAAGGAACTTGTACTTGCCACTTCCAAGCATCACTATTGTTATCAATATAGTAAGGAGTAGACTTGTTAATCATGTCTAAGAAATCATTACTGTAAAGAGAACTCTGAGTATACAAGCTGATAATTTTCTTATCATAATCTGCAGGCTCTGTAGAGTGAAAGCTCTCCAAGTGGTTTGAATCTGTTAACTTACCTACAGCACGCTTATCCATAGAAGCTACTCTAGCGTAAGTAAAACCAGTTAAACCTGGAATTGTTTGAATTGCCATTTTGTTATTTTTTTAATTTTTGTTATATAAATTATTTATGTAAACCATGAAGTTTGAGCAGGCTTGCTAGATTTCACTGAACTTTTACTTGCCTGTCTGGCCACTTCACCAAATAACTCATTTGACTTTTTAGTGAGACCACTCTTTTGAATCGTAGAGAGAGTGGGATCTTTTTCTAATATTTTTAATAATAGACCAAGTTTTACTTTCTTCTCATGATTCTCAGGACGCTTAAGTTCCAGAATAGTTTTATCAAAGTCTGTGAGAGTTTCACCAGAGTTTGTTTTATACTTATCTGTAATAAGGAAATCTTGTAGTTCACTTGCTAATTTTGGATTAAGAGGTATACCATCAAACTCTTTAGCTTTTAGCTTATCTTGCAATACATTCTGAACGTTCTGATAGTATTGTTGCTTAACAGCTTGTTGTTGTTGTAACTCTGAACTCCTTTGTTGCTCTAGTTGTTGAAGCTTTGCAGCTTCTTTCTTTATAAGAACTTTATGGTGTTTTGCAGCAACTGTTTCAAGGTCACCATAATTTTTAAGTCTTTCAATTTCTGTTGTAACATCTTCAGGATCAAAACCTTGATCAGTTAGTGCTTGTTTTAAAACATTAACTTGGTTAGCTTCCTGAGACAAATCCATTTCAGCAAAACTCTGAATGTTTCCATATGTACCAAAATATTCTTTAGGATCAACACCCTTAACAAAGATAGCATCAAATGCTTGTTGGTAGTCTTCTCCAAATTGACCAATGAAGTTGTTTACCACTTCAATAGCTCCTTTCTTTTTCTCAGAATTAAATCTTTCTAAGAATTCTTCTGGAGTTGATATAGCAACATCTTCTTCATCTTCATCTTTAGAGAACACACCAAGTTTGAATAGGTCTTTAGATAGAGCAGAGAATCTACTCAACTCTTCTTCTTCACCCTCTTCAACCTCTGGTTCAGATGTTGGCTTATTAGTAGTTTTAACAGCAGGAGCATTGTCCTCTTCTTCCTCATCTTCATCATCTCCTCCTAAAAGGAAATCTTGAATAGAAGTAGCACTGTCTTTTTTCTCTGTTGCAGCATCTTCCTCTACAGGAGCTTGTGCAACAACTTTTTTCTTTGAACCATTCGGAGGGATTTCATCTGCTTTGTTAATATCCTGTATATCATCAGGATTAGTTGTTGATGTTTCAGGGGCAAGCAAATCATTTAAAAGTTCTGCATTACCCAATCCCATTTCCATAGTATTCTCAATACTAAAGTTCCCAAACGGTTGACTATCTAAATTTTCAGCCATATGTAGTTGTTTTAAAGTTGGTTTATTATTGTAAAAGTATATTAGTTTAAGTTAATAGCAAAGAGATAGTATTCCATATAGATGATTATTTTGTATAATATAGCATTAACTTTTTTTACTCTAATCAAGTTTGTTTGTAAATGTATCATTTATAAGCCTAAAACTTCTGATTGGGGCAAGATCTGTAAGTGTAACTTGTTGTACCTCAACTCCCCACTTCTTTGCTTCAACCCTCACCTTCTTAGTTAATAGGTTATCAATCTCTGAATCTGTACACTCATCTAAGGTCATAGACATTATAACATTTTTTATAATACTTGCAGACATATCTGATAGAGCATCTTGTGCATCCCACACTTCTAATAGAAATATCTTTACATCTGCTATTCTATATTTGATTAATCCTTTGACAACAATATTTTGTTTGTCCTTAGTATATAAAGATTGAGCATCAAGACTAAGTGTTGTAATAACCACATGCTGATCTATCACCTCATCAAAGAATGGTATCTTGAAATGTAGCCCAGGTTTGAATACCCTTTTAAAGATACCAAACCTGAGCAATACAGCTTCTTCATAATCTCTAATGATAACTATTGGTTTAATTTCTATCCACCAATTAATTAATAATTCAACGAGTTTATCAAACATAATTATTTAGTTTTATTCCTACCCTTAGCATTCTCTTTAGCCACTGCTAAATCGTTTGCTTGATTTTCTCTAGCCACCTGTAGCTTTTCTCTTTCTATTTGCATCTTATCATTATTCTGCTTATTCTGAGCTTGTATCTGAGCTAGTTTAATTTCATAATCTTTTGCAGCTTTCATTTGATCATGAGCTAACTTGCTGGTTTCCAACACATCAGGAGTGGCATTTGCATTTAAATCTGGAAGAGCAGCTCCTTTAGATTCAGCAGCAATCATTGCTATTTGCACCTTATTGATTCTGTCAAGTTCATTTTGATAATCATCATGAGCTTGTTTCTCTTGTTGAGCTTGTTGAGCAGCTGCAATTTGAGCTTCAGATTGTTTTTGCTGTTGATCAAGCTGCTGTTGTTGCTGTTGAGCTTGTTGTTGTTGCATTTGGTCTTGCTTATCTTTCAATGTCTTAAACACTTTCTTCATCTGACGTACAGAGTTAGTTGTGTATAATTCAATGATGTCATGAAGACTTCCACCATTCTGTATAACTGCTTGAGACAATTGTCTAATTTCAGTAAACATTTTTTGATCTTCTGGTCTATTAGTTAAGAACACTTTAAGGTCTCTGAACTTAAGCTCAGAACCATTCACCTGTACAAAAGCAGATTCTCCTTCAGATGTAATATAAGAAATAGTAGACTGAGGCTTTTGACTTTCTATATATAAAGAAGCATCAATCATTGCTTGATATAATTGACCAAGAACATATTCATGAGCTACAAACAAAGGTTCTGTTTGAGAATAACTTTGTGTAATAGCAGCATTAGTTCCTGTGGCTGATTCACTAGCTGATACAGATCCTAGTCTTTGCTTGGACATACCAATTAGTTCCCAACACTCATTCTTTAATTGCATAGCTAGATTATATCTAGATTGAATCTCCTGCGTACGTGTAAGGTCAATATCTCTAAATTGATTAAATGAGCTAGGACTTTTTAAGTTCTCAGGACTATCATCAATAAACATCACTCCTCTGTTACGAGCTTCCATTTCCCATATATCTAAAGCATCTTGGGCATCACCATCTTTTGGAATAGGGATGTGTCTGATAGATGTAAGATAAACTTTACCCACCTCCTTCTCAAGAAGCTTATATAACTGATTCATACAAACGTTGTATAACACTTGGAAAGGTTTCATTAAGTCTACTAAGCTTTTAGCTTCTGTATTCTTCACCTCATGAACTAGTCCTATAATAGGGCAATAGTTTAAAAGTTTATATGGTTTAATATGGTAGATATCTGGTCCAATCTTTATTCCTTGATACCATTGGTTAATCCATCCCCATTCTAATGATTGTTCTGTAGGAAGAGTCTTACTCTTATAATTCTCATCAACAAGCATAGACTGATCATTACCCATTTCATCTAAATAGATAAGTTTACCTATCTTCTTTTTACTGATCCAATAAGCTCTTACAACAACATACTTATAACCAAAGCTACTAACGTTAGACGTTAGTCCTAAGAAGTCTTTAAGTCCATCATTGTTCTCTTTCATCTCAGATTCAATCATCATTCTTGTTTGTAGAACAAGAGGATCATATGTATCATACATCACTGAATCTTGTCCAGGAACTGCATCTGGATTACCAAGGTTAGACTCACGTACATTAATCAAACCATAATCCTGAAGAGAAGAACGTAAGTGATCTATCTCATCTTTAGTTAGATCAGGAATACTCTCAATAATTTCAGAAAGCTCCATCACTTGAACTATACCAGCAGCATATGCTCCTTGTGCTCTACCTGTAGGATCTGAAACATACTTCCTATCTGGTGTTGTAAGAAACCATGTATTCTTTGGATTAGCCACTTCTATATTAAATCCAGTCTTTGAGTTGTCTTCATATATATGAAAGAATTCTCTAGCAGAGATTAATAGATCTCTAAAACTATCTTCACTTTTTTCTTTTGTATTAAACTCAGCCTTCTCAGCAGTGAGTACGTGGTTAGCCCACTTCTCAGCAATAGATGTATATGAATCAAGTTCATCCTTCACCTCATCCATTGTCATTTGCTGTAACTGCTCATCATCTATTTGTTGTCCTTGTAATGCAGCCTTTTCTTGAATCTGTTGCTTTGCTTGATTAATTACATATTCTTGTAATATACCTGTTTTAAATTCAAGCTCTTCAGATTGACTATCACTATCAAAAGCTTTTACACGAAATGCATCAGGTCTTTTAGATATTTCTCCAATCAATTCATTAATAGGTGTTGTGATGATGGAATACATCTTCACATAAGCTGGTAGTTCTAAATCAGATGTAAGTACATCTGTAAAGCTTCTCACCTGAGCATCTTGATAAAAATCCTCTGGGCGAAGAATACCTTTAATAAGATCATAGTTTTTAACAAATGTATCTCTGTTCTTTACATACTCAGCATAAGCTTTGTTTGCAAAATAATCCATTGTGTTCTTCACCCAGCTCTCATCTTGTTTCTCTTTGTCAGTTTTAAACTGATCAGGAAATATGTTCAAATAGGCATACCTAATTGTTGCATCTTTCGTATATCTTATAATTGCCATTATGTAAACAGTTTACGTTTTTTAGTATTAAATAGTCCTCTAGACTCTGTGAACAATTGATTGTTTTTATTCTTAACAAACATTGCTTTTACTCTCTCATCCCCTGATCCTCCAATCCTACCCATGATAGGATCCATCTTAAGTGCTTGTGCAATAGCTAGTTCTGCAGCAATGATTCTATCAAAGTTACCCTGATCATTGTATTGTATAATCTCCTCAAGAAGAACAGGATCAAATATCTTGTGAACACCCATCACCTCTCTTATAACATTACCATTCTCATCCTTATCTTTAAATATAACTTCTTCCATATACTTCTTCAAGCATGTGTGAAGGTAGTCAATTATCTTCTGACTAGAACGATGAATTCCATATTCTCTTTTAACTGTTGTGTTAGGAACAATCTCCATAAGCCATTGAGGTTGTTTCTCTAGATAGTGAGCATCTCCTTTAGCTTTCATATATTCAATAAAGGATATGTCATCATTCTCACACAATGTTCTAGCATTGTAATACTTAATAAGCAATCTAGCTTGTTCTTCCCAAGTTTCTTTCTTATCAGGTCTAGCACAATAAGATGCTACAAACATATCCTGGTATTTCTCACCAGTGAGATCGTGCATTCTTTTATATACATAGACAGATCCTAATGAACTTGAATATGCAGATTTTCCCTGTCTATATGGATCCACTCCAGCTACATACAATCCATAAGGAGGGTTTTCTATAGGAAACTCATATATAATTACAGGAGCATCTTTTGCATCACTATTCTTTAATGGGAAATTGGATATAGGAAGCTTATCTGTAAACTCATGCTTAATAGCTGTCTCATCAGCAAATAGAATAACAGGTGTACCTGTACGTTCTTGTTGTAATAATCTAGACTTCTGTCTTTTTGCTATCTCAATATCGAAGATGTTGGTATCTTCATTTAAGAATATATCATCCACTTCCTGTGGGTAATACATCTTCTCTTTTAAATAGGCAATTCTATCTCCAGCTTTTTTAAGTCTGTTTAAGTTATTCTCTGTAATCTCTGTAGCTTTCTCTTCATTAGAGACTAACATCTTTACATTATGAAGCTCTGAATCTTGGTCTTTATTTAAGAAAGCTCCTAGTGTAGATTCTTCCTTAGCTTCCATTCTATACTTGTGTCCAATAAACAGCCCATGAACTCTCTGTGTATCTTTCTCATTATTATAATGTAGGAAGTTGAAATTCTCTACATCAAACATCAAGGATTTAGCATCCATGAATTTCTTCATATCACCCCCAGTACCAGTAAGAATTGGAGAACATCCCCAACCATAAGGTGTTGTAAAACCTGGAATGGCAGCTTGTAAACCTCTAAGAAAAGATCCTTTACCAATTTCATCTATAATTAGTTTACGTGGTTTTGTACCTGCAATTGCTTCCTCATTATTTCCCTCATCAAGGTTACGAATAAGAATAGAAGAGAATGGAATCCTTTCTCCTGATTTAGTCTTTATACCAAGTGTTACCTGGTTCTTCCAGTTATCTTCAATTCTTTGCCACATCCAAGCTTCAGGAAGGAAGTTTAATCCCTTATCAATCTTATCTGTAATTAGTTTAATATCTGGGGCATTTAAGCCTGATATAATGTTCTGTGAGTTCTCATCAAATGTTGCACCCCAAGATACATAAGATGCTTCTATAACAGATTTAGCTAGACGTCTAATACCAAGTATTAACAGTCCTTTCTTTTCATTCTGTGCTCTATCTATCTCATTGGTAATCACCCACTCATTATCCCTAAGAAAGGGATTGGCATACTTCTGGGATATACGGCCTCTGTCATCTATAACATCCACCTCTGTATGCCACATGTTTAGGTGCCAATACAAAAAGGGGTTAATATAAACCCCATCCATCATTGCTCCATCTAAACATAAACCTTTGTGAAAGTCAAAGAACTCTTTGAACTCTTCACTATTTTTATCAGGAATACGCTTCTGATTTATAAACCAATCTTTATAATCTATACTCTGTAGACTCATTTTCTATTCTTTAAGAAGTCTTCAGCCATTGTGCTAAGTTCTCCTTTACCTCTCACCTCCACCTTTGATTCTTCTTTCTCTCTCATACTATCCACTGTTCTAAGAATTTCAGCATAATCCTTAAGAGCTTGTGTAAGATCTTTTCTTTGTGCTTCTTTATTAGCTATACAAATAGGAATAGCTCCTCCTCCCTTTGTTTCCTTCCAAGCCATTCTATCAGCTAGGGAAGAAAAGGGATTTGATTGTATATATTCTTTTAGCTCTTGAAGTTTCATTTCCAGAAACTCCAACTCATATTCTATAAGAAGAGCTTTCTTAGCTGTTGCCATATGTAATTAATTAATATTCTTCTTCGTCATCATCCTGCTTAAGAATGTTATCCAAATCCATTCCATCTTTTATAATCTTATCAAGTTCACTCTCATCTGTGTGTGGAACATCCATTTCTAATTGTGACTTATACTTATACAAAGCATATTCTAATTCCTTATCTGTCATTCCCCATACATCCCCATATTCATCAAGAGCTGTTGCAAGGTGCTTACCCAAGTTGTATGTTGGATAGGTTTTGTGTAGTTCTTGGAGAATATGAATCACCTCACTATAATGGTTCCTCTTGTTCATACATTTATATTTATACAATAAGCCCAGCCCCTGTAGCTACTAACTTACTTAAGCCTGGTTTAATAACATCAGCTAATAGCTTTTGAATAGTGCTGTTTGCTTCTTTTTGTACATCTTCTGAAATGCCTGGTGTAGCACATAATGCTGCAAGCTTCTCAATAACAATCCATGCTTCTACTGCTGGGTTCATATTAAATTATTTATGTCTTCATCAGACAGTTTATAGTTGGTTATATCTTTTTCTGTTATTACGTTAGGCACCTCATCAAATTTCTCTGCAGCTTCTTCTGACATATAGTCTTTGCAAAAGCTTATAGCCATATAATCCTGATCTTCTCCCATAGTGCCTATAATGTCAATATAATCTACACCATGATTATACAAGTCTACAAGGATATCAATTAGATTATCTAAAGGAATTTTCTGTATTGTAACATCATTATTTTCCATTGAGTGCATTTTTAATTTCATGTTCTTTATCAAGGGAATCTATCACTGCTATCCATTTAGGAACTTCCAATGGACATTCACAAGACAGACATCTCACCTTAGCAGCTAGTGTACATCCACAATCTGTACAATGATCATCTGGTCTTGTTGTACTATGATTTTTAGAATGTAAGGAACAACCATTACATATCTCTAATCTAGTTTTAGCCACCTGTTCAATAAGGGGCTTCATGTGAGCAGAAGGAAAGAGGTTATTCTTCCAGCCTTCATACACCTGAGAGAAGTTAATGTTTTTCATTAGTCCTTTCCTTTAGTGATTTAATTTGAGCTATAGTCTTTTCTATTGTAACACTAGCTGAATGTTTCTTCTTCTCAGAAGAATTTACATCATTTAATATGTTTGTTAATGCTATTAGCTTGACTTCCAATGACTTAAGACGTGTAATTGCTTTTTTATTGTTAAAGAAGAACTTTCCAAACCCAGCAATCTCCACACTATTGTTTAAATCCATTGCTTCATTGGCTGATTGAAACTGATGATTGATCACTGTCTCAACTATCTTCTCACTTGTAAGTATTTTCACTGCTAATGTCCTAACTAGGTAGTCTTTAACAGACATGCTTATTGGCTTATCCATGAACTATCTTTATATCTAATACTAAATCTTTATCGAAGTTAAGGATAATTCTTGGATTAACCTTCACCTTAGTTCCATCCTTAACTAACACACCTATTCGTTTAAGCTTTGATATAATGTTATTTATTGTTGGAGGAGTGGTTTTATACTTAGAACAAAACTCTTCCCTAATGTTAGCATAACTTATATTACCCTTAATTGCTGTAAAGGCTATTAGTTGAATCTCCCTATGTGTAAGCTTCAAATCATTCAATGTAGACAACAAACTATAATACTTCTCTGCTGAAGCATAACTGTCTTCAACAGATTTTTTAAGTTTTTGTACTATAACAACTTTAGTTTCCATAATTAGTTAATGCAAAGATATACATAATCTATAGACCAACAAATAACTATTCTCATTATTAAAATGACTTATTGCTATATTATGCTGTCTATTATTTAATTAGACATTATATATAAGCAATACAATCTCTATTAAACCTTCCCCACCCACACTCCCCAAAGGTATGGGTATTTATCAATACCCACCAAATTTATTTTCTGCAAGGGATTATAATTTAAGTACAGCAAGATATTATAATTGGGAGCAAAGTTTAATTTATAGGTGCAAACTATACCTTCTCAGGTATAATGGGTGCTATAAGGAACAATATTATACCTGAAAGGGTGTTATAAGAAACATTATGTAAACCTATAAGCTGACAATATGTAAAGCTATATAGCTCTATGTTGGTATTTATATCCCATAGCAGCTAAAGCCTTTACAATACTATTTACAGAAATTCTTCCTTGCATATCTCTAGTTTCCATATCCATTATGGATTGTTTACTTACACCTAGCTTTTTACCAAGCTCTTCCATGCTTATGTTGTTTTTTAATCTACAAGATTTAATTACACCTATAGGACTAGATTCATGTTGTTCAAATCCATGTTTCCACATTAAATCTTTGTTTAGAGTGGTAATAAACTCATCAAGTTCTGGTGTGTGTCTAAACCATTCTCCACTTGAATGTAAATAGCCAAACTTCAAATGATATAAAAACTCATCCTCTGTTGTACCTTCAATTATTCCTAATACATCCAACTTAACTGGACAACTTACTTGTAATTGACTTAGTCTATTTTGAATGTTGTCTGTATATCCAATCTTTACATACTCTGTGTGCTTAATAAAATATATCATACAGCTTTACTTTTTTACAAAGATATGTAAAAGTAAAGACATAACCAAATAAAAGTCAGTCTATTGATTGACAAATGCCTATTTATTGATTGATAACATTGCCAACATAGGAAATGAAACACAGCCAAATTCAGTAGTTTTGGCTGGGTATAAATTTCTATACTCAGCCAAATGTCCATTATTACAGACACCTTATCATTGTGCTTGTATGAAATAACATACACTGTATATACGAAAGTTTCGTATGACCAGAGCATGTTCCACGTGGAACCTTCTAAAATTTTTTTCTAAAAACCTACCCCCCTTGTATATATGTGAGGATAGGGTACTCCACCTTGTAACCCCCTAGTGATTGGGTAGGGTTGGGGGGTGCCCCAGGTCTATGACATTCAATCACAATTAAGAGCGTGCGACTCATTAAACACTGCAATAAAACACAATGGCTACTATTAAATTACAAGGTGCTGAAACATTTGAAATCTCTGCAATCGAACACAATCTTCCTTTTGGTGCTAATACAGCACGTGGTAAGGCAGGTAAGACTTACTCTCGCTTCAAGTATGAATTAGTTGCATTCAGTGTTCCAACTGATAATCCATTTGTTGCTGATTTTATTGGCGGACAAGTGAAGAGTATTAAATTAATGGACACAATGCGTGATGTTGAGACAGTTGACACTAATGGTGTTGCTACAACTGAAAAAGTTAGAAGCATTGATTTAGACAGTTACATCAATAGAGCACAATGGAATGCATTACAGGAAGATAAAGTTAGTGACGCTAAAGTTGAGTACCAAATTGGTCGCTATAAAGCGTTAGAAACTAGTCCTGTTACTAGTGACTTACTTTCTGCGTTAGAGAATGGGTAATAAATTAAACAACAAGTGGTTAGCAATAGCCACTTGTTTTACAACATTTGTTACACACATTGTATATATAGGGTGGGTAGAATGCAATTCATTAGGGTGGGCTTTTAACACTGAATTAATTCAACATAACTAATTGATTATCTGTGAGTTAGAGTGTTGATGTATACACTCCTTCCACATAACACATATATTTTCTATTAACCAAAATGCTAAATACAAAACAATATATATAGCATTAAATAACAATTATATGACTACAAGAACTAAAATCTCTGCTTGTTCTATTAGGATATCAGCAGTTGCTACTCCTTATGGATTTAAGACTATTGGTTCATTCCATAAGTTTCTTAAACAATGTAATCCTACTGCTAAACTCTATTATGGTAATAATTATATTAGAGTGGCATATATGTTAAAACTGGTAATATCAGAACTTAACACATATATGGATTAAATAACAAGGTGCTACAAAGTGTCATATTATACAATGGAAATTTGTATGATGGATGGACAGCCTTTTCTTTTTATTCATACATTAAATCATATTTATATGACTACTACAGAACAACATATTAATACACTCATTGCAGTTATAATTAGTCTTGATGATGATTTTGCTAATGGTCTTATTGAGTCTGCTGTATATGAACCATTAGTACATAAACTTCAATGTACTATAAAAACATTGTCTTCTTAATTATGGTGTGATGATACATAGATTAACCAATGTGCTTGGACTTAATTGTATTCTAGATAGCATTAAGACTGCTCATCACACTTTTGTTATTACTTTTACGCTATTACAAGCCTGGAGAGTAATAATCCCTTGTTTAACGGACTGTGGGTTAACAGAACGTCTTAATGCACCATTTCTAAGTGGATATAAAGACTTCTTAATAATAACTGTTCACATCTTATAGGGTTCAATTCCCTAATTCATCAGACTCATCCTGTAAAAGGGACTGTAATAAGGTTAATAGAGTAGAAAAGGAAGCTCTGTGAATAGCATTGAAACAGGTGATTCTGTTTATGGTAATTGTATTATTAAGATGTGAAACCACCTGATTAACAGATGAGATAGTATCAAAGCCTCGTGTATAGACCGAGAATGTTAATCAGCTCCCAAGGATAGACAATTGTAATAATGAGTGACAAATCTTGCACCAACCTCTTTCAGGTATAATGCTAGAACTCTATCAGTGGAATTCTGTATTACAACTGAGTGCAGAGGGAGTTAACATACAATAGGTGATTGGGATTAGCCAATTAATGGATGAAAACAGCCTATTGTATTATTTATTCACAAATCCAATCTGGTAATTTGAACCTAATAAAACCCTCTTATATAATACAAGAGTGTGTAAAATTGAAGTGTATAGGGTTATGCAGTAAAGCTTCTAATAAGGTAACAATAATTACTTGGTCACAATTGGCAAATCACTATTGACTTGGGTGATTTATTTATTCATTCATATTAAAAAACCCATGTATATGGACAAAATAGAAAGAAGTTTAAGTCAACACAAGGTTACACCACGTACAATGAAGAATGCTAGAACTTTTGTTATGGAGTATTCATCAGGTGATTCTAGATTATTAAGAAGAATTAAGGCTGGTAAAGCTAATGGTGATAAATTAAGAAGAAATTCAGCATATACAATTAAAAATTATTAGCAATGGATAATTACACAGAATTTGACATATATGGAGATGATATATATTATTGTTCTTCATTACAATATAGGTTTGCTCATTTAAAGCCAAATAGGTGTTTGGTCCATCGTTGGTGTCCTTAAAAATGGGAACAGCCCAAGCTGCACTATCAGCAATGAGAACATAGAATAGTATATTGTGAATAACAATGGTTATGTTCAATATCTGTAGCATAGATAGGATTAATGAGTCAATGCAGGTTATGTGTTAACTACTAAACACACAAATAGGTGAGAAGCCTTGAATTTAATTACAATTAACCAATTACAAAACATTATTAATCAATTAGTTATGAAAAACACAATTATTATGTTAGCTTTTATAGCAACATTATTATTCACTTGGATGAGTATTTCTTTTATTGGATGGGCTGTTTCAGGTGATTTATCATTTAGAACTTGTACAACACATGGTGGAACACTTTTAATTATGCTATTAGTAGGATGGATACCATCTGTAATAGTAATAATGGACTTAGATGAATATTTTAATAACAACATTAAAAAAACATGGTAATTATGAAAAAAGACAACATTCTATTCCTCATTGGAGGATTTATATGCTCTGTATGTATGATTTTATTTACAGTAGCATTATTATTTGATAACAATCAACCCACTGATCCAAATGAAGATTGGATAGGTATTACATGGGCAATAGGGTTCTTCATTGGTGTGGTGCTATTTCTTATTGGTTCTATTATTGGACCATCATCATATAAAACTAAACAATGAGAACAATAGCTAAATTCATATCTGTTTGTATATTTGTTATATCAGCAATATGGTTATTTTGTTACATAGCTCTATTATCAGCACATGCTATTATATATGCTATTAGCCATATTGGATGGACATTGTTATGGTTGATATTAGCATGTATTATTAGTATGTTCACATATATAATAGCTTGTGAACCAGATTCATTAACAGAACATAAATAAATCAAATGAAAACAATCAAATTAATTGCAGTAATGGCTATAATTAGCCTATTTTCATCCTCTTGTATTACATATAGAGGAAGTTGTCCAACAACAGATAAATATTTCTTTTACAGACAGCAAAACGTAAGACCATTTCTTTACAAATAAAAATTAACCAATGAAACTTATCGAACTAACCCCAATCGAATTTTACCAATTTAAACAATTGGCACATTTTATCTTCACATATACAGTGCTCAAAGGCTCTGTATTTATAGAAGCAGACATTAAAGCCTTAGAAGCATTAGGCTATTAACTAACTAATAGGGCTCTCTTTAATTAGAGAGTCCTTATTAAACTTATTTGTTATGTATGCACAAGCAAAACTTTTATTATTACATTACATACCTGATACATTAAAGGTGGGTATGTGGTTTATGAGCATTAAACAGAATGGATATAATGATCATTATTATTCAATACATGAATTAAGTCATATTCCTATGGATATGGATTCATATATTAATAACAATGGATTTCCTGTTCTCCCTGTTATATATTCAATGTTCAACAACAATCCTGATGAACCAGAACGCTTATTAGCTATACCAGAAGAAATTGGTTGGTATGATAAGGGTGATGACAGTGATGAATTGTCTAACATTGATGTAAACACCATTAATTATATATTAGAGAACTATGATGGTGAATTGGCTATTGAAATGGAGAATGAACAGGAAGTCTTATTATTCCAAGGACTTGTTACCATTAGAACATTAGATAATGTTACTTATGGTGATGATGAGGATGATGATGATGATGAATGGATTTATGATCATCCACAAGATAAAACTGATTATGATCCTGAAGATTATGATTCTGAATAAAACTAATTTATATGACAAAATATTGTAGAGGTTGCGAAAAACCTGAAACAGAAGATTTTTATATAGAAACTAGGTATGACCATTATGGTATATTTACAGGTGAATATTGTGATGATTGTTATGAGCACAAATATCCTTATCGCAAGGATGCTTATTATGATTACATGAATGCAGGTGAATATATGGATGATGATTATTAAATTAACTAACAATGAAAGAATTATTAACCCATCTATTTAAGGACAAGACTCCTGAAGATAGACCAAAACTATGTGTTATAAAGACACAATCTACTGTTACACCAGAAGAACAAATAAGTTATGAAGATTGGTGTAAAGAACATAGTGTCAGTATTAAATGGCACAGTAGAGAAGGTATTCACAACGCTAACCATATGATGAGTCTGTGGGATCAAGGTTGTAGAATCAAAAGATAAACTTGGTTAGTTTGTATATGTGTAAAGCCTCTCTATTAATTTAGGGAGGCTTTTTTATTAACTCTGAAAGCAAAAATTATAAAAAATGCCAAACTTATTACCATCTAATTACATGAAGAAACCCCAAAAAAGAAAAAGATATAAATATATTTACGATAGGCTTATATCACAATATAAATATACACACGTTATAGGACTAGCTGGTCCAAGTTGTAATTCTTGGTGCAAGAATTTTACTAGTTTTGGTATAAATACATTTGAAATATGGGAGAATGATGCAGCAACAGCTAAAAAACAAGCTAGAACTATAAAATACCCTAAAGCAAGATTAAGAATAGGTGATATAATACAAGCTAATCCTAATAGAGTGAAAACATTATATGAATGTGATTTTACATTAGGTGTATATAGAAGCTCTGAGTATATTGCTAGATTTAAAAACAATTTTTTAATGACATTTTGTATTAGAAAAATAGGTACAGAACGTACAATAGCTGAATTCTTTAGAATTAGAGATGAGGTGATTATATCTATTACAGATGTATATGAAGAAATTACTCATAAAATTATTAAAACTAACGTTGGTGAGTATATATATGCTACATATAGAGACTTAAATGGACCACCAATGTGCTGTATTGCTAAACTTTAATAATATGCCTACAATAGATATTCCTGATAAAATATGTCCACATTGTGGTAATACTTCGTGGTATTATAAACCATCTTCACCAAACTTTTATGAATGTCATATTAAAAGAAAAGAAACACATAAAAAAGTCTATGAAGACAAAAAACATGATTCTGATATAATAGCAAAAAAGAAAATTTGGATGAGAAATTGGAGACAAGCTAATAAAGATCATGTAAGAAAATATAAACTTGATTATGACAAAACTGAAAATGGTAAAAAAGCTAAATCTAAAAGATCTTCATATGCTATTGTTGAACTTAGAGATTATTATGTTAGAAATATTCTTAATGCTAATTTACCAATAAAGCTATTAAAAGAAGATATACCGCAAGATTTAATTGATTTAGAAAGAAAAAATCTTATTATTAAAAGATCATTACATAAGACTGATAATCATAATATTAAACAATGTGTACAATGTGGAATTGCTAAACCTAGTAATAAGTTTGAAAGTCCAGGTACATTAAAATGTTATGCATGTTGCTCTCGTAATTATTATTATAAAAAGAAATTAAAACAAAATGAATGATGAAAAAATATGTATAAGGTGTAAATTAGGTTTAAAAGATGTTAAATTTCAAACACCTGGTTCTAAACATTGTATCAAATGTGCTAATGCTCTTTATTATATTAGAAATAAGGAAGCGATTGATAATAGAACATTAGCAAGATATTATGCCAAACATGAGGAAAATAAAAAAAGAGGTGCTGAACGCATATCAATGTGGAGAGCTTCTAATCCTGATAAAGTTAAGGTGATTAACAAAAAGAAATACGATTGGGTAAAAGCTGATCCTATTAAATATCAAAAGCAATTAGAAGCTGTTAGAAAACAAAAAGCTCAAAAAAAATATGGTTATCTAGAACAAATATATAGAGATAGAAGCAAAGAAAATCTTACAGATAATTATATTAAAAGACATTTCTTAACTCATGCGGTTAAAATATCCTATAGTGATATACCACAAGAACTTGTAGAATTAAAACGTAAAGAATTATTATTAACAAGAACAATTAAAAATCAAACAAATGGCAACTAAAACAGTAAAAACAATTACAATTACAGAAGTTATTGATGTGACACGTGAAATGGGTGATAAGGTTATGACTCAGTACAATAAAACAAATGACATCAAGTTAGGAGATTTAGCATTAAATGCTTACAAAACAGCAATACAAGCTGCTAAAACCCAATTAATCTATAAAAAACTAACAGGAACTCCAGGAGAAATAGATTTTCTAAAATAAACCAAAAACACATATATATGCCAACTTTAATGTATTCAAGCAAAGATTACACCAGAACAGAAATTTTAGTCTATAGCCCAATGGCACAAATAGACCAAGTAGTTGACACCTTTGTTGATAAACTGTTCTTAAGAGCAGCATCAAGAAGGTTATCTATTACAAACAATAGATATTTCTATGCACCTTCTGATGAGTACAAGATTAATAAATCAAAATTCATCAGAGCAAGAAATGTGTAAATATTTTGCATTTTTTGTTTTCATCTCTTGGATGTAGTTGCTCTATGAATTTCATAGGGCACCATTCCTAGATGAAAATGGTCATATTAAAAAGAAATAACATGGAATATACATCCAATTGTTTATTACAAGAGGCTCAAATAGAGCTTTTAAAGAATAAAATACAAGAATTACAGGATGAAAATGCTGCTTTAATGAAGCAATTACATCCTTCAGGAACAGAAGAATATATAACAACAGTAACTCATCCATATAAAATAATTAAAGATGGCAAAGAATAAAAAAGTAAAAGCACAAAGTTATTTCTTTATGAGTGTTGATAGTGATGAAATAAGTGTTAATTCAGCAGGTGATTCAAAAGCGTTATCAGCAGCATTTGCTCATTTAATCGTTACTAAAGAAGAAGAATCAGCAATTATACAGAAGATATTAGCTGATGCTATTGGTGTTTCAGCTGGTATACTTAGAGATGAATACAACATCATCACTGAAAAGGGCAATAAATTGCCTAAAAAGAGTAAAAAATCATAAAAAGTAATAAATGCACATTCGGATGTGCATTATAATGCCTAAATCAATGTTTATGAAAAAAATAATGTTTATTCTATTTACATTTAGTACATTTAGTACATTTGCACAATATACTGCTGTTAAAATAGAAGATGGTGTATACATTAATAAGGATTGGAAGTTTAATGCACCAGTGGTAGTTAATATCCCTGTTGTATTTAATTATCCTCTTGTTGCTGTAGGTGATAGTACATATAGAATAATTGATAACATGGGTGATACAACAATGCCTGCATATAAATTATATGTATCACATTGCATCACTACACAAGGATCAATAGGTGTATTAGCTATTACAGAATACAGAGATGGTGTTTATCATTTATCCATATCATATGGTGATGTAATGAGAAGATATATATTACAAGCCAATAATGTTTCAATTATAAAAAAATAATTATGAACAAATATTTTGCATTGTACCAAAATTTCTATAGATTGCCTAAGAGAATACAACGCTATTATATATTGAGCATGTTATGGTGGTGTATAAAAGCATTCTTTAAAACGTTTAAAAACAAATAAAATGGGAGAATCACAAGCAAAAAGAAATGGTAATGCAACACCAAGTCAAAGACTTAGAAGAGCATTGCTTCATGGAGTGAATAAATTATCATATGGTCCTGCAACATCTTCACAACGCACTGCTGGTAAAACATTTTATCTATTAAATACAGGTGAAATAGTAACTGCAACTGATTGGTATTTAAAACATAAGCCAAATTATAGAGTGTCTGGATCATTAGAAGGTTGCGAAGGAGCAAAAAAAGGATATAATATATGAACATATTAATGTATGACATAGAAACAATGCAAGAGTTGTTTCTAATTGATATTTATAATCCTCAGACAAATGAGCATCATGAGTTTATGGTGAGCAATTGGCAGAATGATTTAGATGGTATGATTAAGTTCATTGAGCTACATAAAGACTATTATTTTGTAGGTTATAATAACTTACGCTTTGATAGTCAGGTGGTTGAATGGATTATTAAAAGCAATGACAATTGGTATGAACTATCTAATTTAGAAATATGTGCTAAAATAGCACAGAAAGCTGCTGATGTAATTCATGATGCTAATTTTGATGTGTTTCCTGAATATAGAGAGGAACAATTAAGCTTCAAACAAATAGATCTTTTCAAAGTGAATCACTATGATAATAAGAACAGACGTGTTAGCTTGAAGAGACTAGAGTTTGAAATGGATCTTGAGAACATTGAAGAAATGCCTATTCATCACACCAAAACTGATATGACAGAAGAAGAAATAGAAATAACTAGAAACTACTGTCGTAATGATGTTTATGCTACATATGAGTTCTATAAGGTGACTATTGGTGATTGTGAACATCCTTTATACAAGGGTAATGATCAAATAGGATTGAGACTAGATATACAAGAAGAATTTGGTATACCATGTTTAAACTATTCTGATAGCAAGATTGGTGATGAGATGATTAAGAAGTTCTATTGTCAGGAGAAGAAAATATCATATACTGATTTACCAAAGAAAGGACTATTTAGAAAAGAAGTGGCTGTTAAACAATGTATAGCAGATTATGTATCATTTAAAACAAAAGAGTTACAACAATTCTTAACTAGGATTAGGAAGATGAAGCTTGGAACAAAAGATGATTTCAAAGAATCTATCAGCTTTTATAACAATGTATATTCATTTATGAAGGGTGGTCTTCACACAGAAAACAAACCTGAGATATTTGAGGCTGATGAAGATCATTTAATCATTGATTGGGATGTATCCAGTTACTATCCTGCTATTATTATTAACAATGGACGCTATCCAGGACATTTAGGAAAAGAATTCTTAAGTGGATACAAGCAAATGTTTAACAAGAGACTAGAACTCAAACCTTTAGCTAAAAAAGATAAAAGAATAAAAGGTATTGTAGGAGCTCTTAAGCTTGCTGTAAATTCTGTGTATGGTAAGTCTAGTGATATGCAAAACTGGATTTATGACAGACAACTAACCATGTTCACTACCATTACAGGTGAACTATCATTAATGATGTTAATTGAAGCATATGAATTGGAAGGAATACATGTCATTTCAGCAAATACAGATGGTGTTACTATTGAGATCCATAAAGAAAAGCTGGAGAAGATGTTTGAGATTAATGAATGGTGGCAAACGCTAACACAATATGAGTTAGAACGCACTGATTATCAGAAGATTATATTCAGCACAGTGAATGACTATATAGCAATTAAAACAGATGGAGAAATTAAAAAGAAAGGGGATTTCCTTACAGATTTTGAATTACATAAAAACAAATCTGCCAGGATTGTACCAATGGCTCTTGAACAATATTATGTTCATAATATACCTATTGAGTCTACTATTAGGAATCATACTAACATCTATGATTATGCATTAAGACAAAAAGCTAGTAAGGATTTTCATTATGAAGGACATAGCAAAGAGAATAAGACCATATATAATAAGCTTATTCGTTATTATGTTTCTAATATAGGAGAGAAGCTATTAAAGGTGAAAAACCCTGAATGTATAACTAATGCTGTTGATATTAGCCAAGTGGAAGCAGGTGAGTGGGTAATGCATGTATGCAATTTCCTACCAAAAGACCATCCTCTTGATAATATCAACTATGAGTATTATATAGAAAAAGCTCAACGCATTATAGATAAGATACAATTAGGTGGTAAGAAAAGAAAGATTAATATTGACAAGAACCAGCTTTCACTTTTTTAAACAAACAAATTATGAACACAGCACAACAAAATGCATTAGATCTAAGGTTTATATATTATGCTTGTGATGCAGAAGACTCATTACCTATTGGGGCATCTAACACATGGGAAGGACTATTAGAAATAGTAGATGATTATATGGGTGCTAATGAGAAACATAAGCATTCAGGTGTAAGAATTAAATATGTTCCATTTAATAGTAAATACCCTTCAGAGTTTGAAGGCACCATATATTATGAAACTCCTGAACCACAATCTGTAAAAGTGTATACAGTAGATTTTAATTATAATAAATAACCTATAAGTTATGAGTGATAAACCAGAATTAATGTCAGCATTATTTATCTTTTGTCAAGAAGGAAATTGTGTAGATGGTGGACATGAAGAATTAGAAATTAGATGTGAAGCCTCAATAGGAATAGATGGTGATGGTGAATGTTTTTATGTATTAAAGACAGAGCAATGGGCTATTGATAATATAGATGATTTAAAAGAATTACTAGATAGAATTACAAAAGTGGTTAAGAGTAAGTAATACAAGAAATAAATAACCTATGAAAACAGCAATGCAAGAATTAATTGAAAAGATTCAATCAAAACAACATCAATGTTTAAATGATTTTCAATCTGGGTATCAATTAGCATTAAATGATATGTTGCTAGAAGCTAAAAAATTTGCAAATCAAAAAGATAAGATATTAGAAATAAAAGATGAGCTAATATCAACATCTCATAAGCTATCTTATGTCTTAAATAATATAGACCTATTAGCTAAAGACCACGCCACTCTCAATAATGTTATAGATGAAATAAACTATTTACATCGTAAGTATATAGATGCAAAAATGGAATACACAGAACAATACTACAACCAAACCTATAACAAATAACATATGGGTAAATCACAATTTAAATTTGCAGCTGATATAATAATAGACAGCTGCATAGAAAGAGGGATAGAATACCAACGTTCAGACTATTATTGGGCTTATAGAATATTGTTTGAAAAGTTTGATGATAAATTTGATATAGAAAAATTTGATAAATACATAGAAAAAAGAGTATAATGGAAAAATTAAATGAAAGACAGAAAGCTGCAGAGCTTGTATTAGACTATTTAGCTATTGTTGGTGATATGAAAATAGCTAAAGATTGTACTGTAAAGCTAGCAGATGAGATGCAAAAACAATTTATTAATGACAATGATAAGTATTTAATGTGGAATCATATCGTTGTTGAAATATTATCATTCTAATGGCAAAGATAAACAGAGAGAACATAGGTGATCATTTAGTTGATTATCAACTAGGTATGATTGGTAAATCTACTCAAGAAGCACATATGACCAAAGATTGGTTTACTAAATGGACCATGACACAGGAACAACATGATGCATTTAAAGCATATGCTATTCCATTACTAAAAAAAGTATTTAAAATAAACAAAGCAAGAGCTGAAGCAAACTTTCAATGGTTTGATTTAGGTTTTGGGCTGAGGATTAAAGATTAAAACTATGGGAGCAACACAATTTAAAACAAGAGGATTTGGTAAAACAGCATCAGAAGCATATAGAATAGCTTGTAGAGAAGCTGAAGATGAATATGGTCATCAAGATGGTTATAATGGTACTATCAGCACTACAGCTGGATTTAGAGATGAAACAGAAGCATATAAGAAAAGTAAGTTTGATGATGCTTATGCTTATATACGCAATAGATTTGAAACTATGAACAAAAGAGATTGTTCAGCTATATGTATTAAAGAACCTATTGGTAATAACAATAAGATTAAAACACAGGTGGAACACATTGTTGAATCAGGTACAAAGAAATGGGTACTTAGATATGATGTACAACATGGTGATCATTTTATTGGAGGTTGGCCTACAAAAGGTGAAGCATTAATAGATGCTCGTAAGTATACAGAAAAGAATCAAGTTAGTACAACAATCGTAATGAAAAAGTATTTAGAAAAAGGTTCTAATACAGTAGCTAAAATTACATATAAGAAAGCCACCAATGAAAGAGATGGTGAATGGATCTTTTTTGGTTATGCAGCTGAATAAAACAAATAATATATGAAAACAGAAGATGTTATAGCAAAATATCCAAAGATATTTGCTGATTATGAAGGTAATCCGTTTCAATGTAATTGGTATGGTGTACCAGAAGGTTGGTTACCAATAATAGATGACTTGTGTGGTGCCATACAAGAGTATATAGATCATCATAGTCATTCTATTGATAATCCTGAATACATAGAAGGATCTGAATGGAATAAAGATGATGTTACCACTCATAGGTATATACAAAAGCATCCTGATCAAGTAACCTGCACACAAATGAAAGAAAAGTTTGGTGGACTGAGGTTCTATGAAAATAATGGTGATAAAAAAGTGGATGGTATGATACATTATGCAGAATACTTAGCTGATAACACATGCCAAGATTGTGGAACGAGAGAAGATGTTGGTATGATAACCAAAGGATGGTTAAGTACAATATGTAGAACTTGTGCAATAGCTAGTGGTGATAGAGCAATGGGTGCTTGGAAGTCTAATAATACACCTAAAGAAGAAACAAAATGATATTTATATTATTAACCATTTATCTATCAGTCATAGGATGGATTGTGTATATAATTACACATGAGCCATACAATGATGTTGATGAGAAAGAAGAAAATTAAAATTTATGCCAGATATAAGTTGTTGCAAAGGACAAGATTGTCCATTGAAAGAAACATGTTATAGATTTACAGTGAAACCTGATCCATATTGGCAATCATATTTTGGAAATCCTCCTTATGATTATGATAAGAAAGATTGTGACTATTATTGGAAAACAAAAGAAAAAGAGCATGAATAATTCAATAATTAATTACGATATTGAGCGAGAATATTTATTTTGTTAATTCAAATATTTGTTTTATCTTTGTTTCATGAAAACATTTATATATATATTAATAGATCCTAGAGATAATCAAGTTAGATATGTTGGTAAAACTAAAAGTAAGAATAGAAGATACTATCAACACATGAATGAAGCTTCAAAAGGTACTAGAACTCATAAAAATAATTGGTTATTGTCTTTAAAAAATAAAGGTTTAAAACCTGAGATGGTAATAATTGATGAATGTGAAGATGATTCTTGGATTTTTTTAGAGAAATGGTATCTTGAAGTATTTAAAGCTTGGGGATATAATCTTACCAATTTAACACAAGGTGGTGAAGGTCCTTCTGGTTATAAACATACAGAAGAACATAAACAAAATATGTCTAAACTACATAAAGGAAAGACTGTATCTCTTGAAACTAGACAAAAAATATCTATTGCAGTAAAAGGTAGAAAATATTCAGATGAACAAAAGAAAATGTATTCTGAAGTAGCTAAAAAAAGAGGAATTTCTGCTGAAACTAGACAAAAAATGCATGAAACTAGAAGAAAAAATAATTATTCTCATTCAGAAGAAACTAAACAAAAAATTTCACAAAATAATGGAAAAAGAAAAAAAAATTGATGTAGAAAGAGAATGGATCACTGATTTCATATATTTGCTAGAGGAAGAAGCTTTAATAGATGAGAAAATACGTAGAGAATTTAACAAAAAGCCTGCAGAGATAATTGTTCTTAATAAAGATAAATTGAAGAAACAACATGAAAATAAACATAACACTCTTCCATTTTGAACAAATACTATCATCTGGATATAGTCTTGATTTATTGTATTTCTTAAAGCTTGTAGAAGAAGGAGAAGATGTAACACAATTATGTGAGAGTGAAAAGCTCAGTGTGTTGTGTCAATCTGCAAGAAGAAAGGGATTGCTATCAGAAGCTTTTAAAATCACTATGATTGGTAAAGCTGTATTAAGCTTCTTAGATGAGGAAATTACAGCAGAAACTAAATTGGTTAAGAAGAAACCAAATGTTGAAGATTTTGAATTATGGTGGAAAACCTATCCAGGCACTGATACATTCACACACAAGAATCAGAATTTTGTAGGTACTAGAAGTATGAGAGTTAAGAAAGATGAATGCAAGGTGAAGATTAACAGTATTCTAGCTGAAGGTGAATATACTATCAAGGAAATGATAGCAGCATTAGAATACGAAGTGTTACAAAAGAAAGAGAATTCTGTAAAGGTGAAGACTAACAAACTTACTTATATGCAGAATAGTCTAACTTATTTAAATCAAAGAAGCTTTGAACCATTCATTGAATTAGTTAAAGAGGGTAAAAAGGTTATAGAAGAACCAACAATTACAGGAGGCACAGATATATGACACCAAAAGAAAAAGCACAAGAATTATTTGATAGATTTAATCAACCTGACAGAACTAACTATCCTTATGTTCATAATGCTCAACAATGTGCATTAATAGCAGTAGATGAAATATTAAGTGTAATATGGCATATGCGTGTTATAATAACCTATAATATAGAATATTGGAAAGAAGTTAAACAAGAAATAGAAAAGCTATGAGTTTTGAAATCCTTAAAAATGAAGTGCAAGCAAGTTAAATATTTGTTAATTTATCCAACTTTGACTTTAATATTTAATTATTTTGTATTTTTGTAAAAATATATAAAATGAAAAAAAATATTAAACTTTATGTACTCATAGATCCTTTAACTTGTAAAGTTAGATATATAGGTATAACTACTCAATCTATAGAGAGAAGATTATATAAACATGTTACTGAGACTATGTATTCAAAAAAGAGCACTCATAAAATAAATTGGATAAAAAAATTACTTTCTCAAGGATATTCACCTATTATAAAAAAACTAATATCTATTAGTGGTTGGGAAACTGCTTTAAAAATTGAAAAAGAATTAATTAAAAAATATAAACTTTTAAGAAATCTTACAAATAATGAAGATTATGTTGATGGAGCATTTAAAAGAATAATTACAGATGATCAGAAAAAAAATGCATCTAAAAAAGCTAAAGATTTTTATGAAAAAGGAGGAAAAGTAGCTAATTGCAGAAAAATTAAATGTTTTAAATTAGATGGAAGTTTTGTTCAAAATTTTGAATCAATGTCAGAAGCTGCAAACATTCTTAATATATCATTAAGACATATACATCTTGTAGTAACAAGAAAAAAACCTCAAGTTAAAGGTTATATTTTTACAGATATAATAAATGATGATCCTGTTCCTATAACTTTTGATTCACATTGGGGAGTAAAGAAAAAAATAGATGTTTTGGATTTAGAAACAGGTATTCACACTATTTATAATTCTCAAACAGAGCTTTCAAATGTTTTAAATGTTTCAATTCCGATGATTACTTATTATTTAAAAAATCCATCATCTTTAAAAAATAAAAAAATAACATTATTATGACAGATTTTGCGAGATTAGCCACAGAAGTGCAAGCAGGGCTTGATGGACGCAATAATGGTATCCCTATGGGCTTTAACAGGCTTAATAGATATATAGGTATCAGGAAGTCCATGTACACCCTGGTTGGTGGATTAACAGGATCTGGTAAGACTAGCTTCATTGATGATGCATATGTTCTTAATCCATTTGATTGGTATATAAGCAAAGCTAATACAACAAATATTAAGCTTAGAGTTATATATCGTTCTATGGAGAGAAGTGGAACATATAAATTAGCTAAATGGATCTCTAGAAAAATCTTCATAGATGAGGGAATAATCATTCCTGTTAATAAATTATTAGGTTGGACTGAGAAAATGACCAAAGATGAGCATGATTTATTCTTAATGTATGAAGATTATGCTGCACAAATGAAAGAGGTTGTTACAATCATCAGTGGACCAGAGAACCCAGTGGGAGTTGCTAAAGAGTTGAAAGACCATGCTTTAGAGAATGGTAGGATAGAACAGTTAGATAAATACAATAAGGTTTATATTCCCAATAATGAGAATGAAATAACTATTATTGTTATAGATCATATTGGCCTATTAAAAACTACAACAGCACAGCCCACTAAGAAAGCAGCTATTGACAAAATGAGTGATGAGCTTAGGTATGCTAGAGATTTCTATGGATATAGTCCTGTAGTGGTGAGTCAGTTCAATAGAGACATTAGTAATCCTATTAGAAAGAAGAATGGAGATGTTGAACCACAGCTAGAAGATTTTGCTGATAGCTCATCTACACAAAATGATGCTGATATTGTACTATCACTGTTTGATCCTATAAGATATAAGGTGTTAGATCCTAGTGGATATGACCTTACAAAACTTACAGATCATTATGGTGCTAAGTATTTTAGAAGCCTTAGATTGATTAAGAATAGCTATGGTGAAGATGATGTACGTATTGGTCTAGGTTTCCTAGGTCAAATTGGTATGTTTAAAGAGCTCAAAAAGCAAAAAGACATGGAGATAGAAGATTATGATTCAGTAATAGATAAAAGTTTTTTCTTAAAATAATAATATGAATATTAAAACAAATGTATATAACACCTTACCTAGTAAGAAGGATCATTGGTGGCAGATAGTGTTTCTACCAACGATTAGTATGATGAATAATATCCAGAAGAATGATCCATACACAGCAGTTAATTTTGAATGGCTATTTTGGTCATTAACTTTTATAATATCATAACATGGATAAGCAAACATATTTAGCATATAGATCAAGAAATAATGATGCTATATTATATGAGTATTATTTAGAACATCATGATAGTGATAAACATAAACTTTTATCAAATTCTGAGTTTCAGCTATATATAAGAATGTGGGCTAATCCTTTATCAAATCTATTTTTTGAGATTTGTTCTCGTTATGATGTAAAGTTTAATGTAATAACAATTCTTGATAAAGACGGTAAACCAATAGCTTATGGGTAATACAATAAGAGACCAGAGACAAGCAGAATTTGCTGATGTATGGTTAAAAGAGAAGTTTGGTATTCTTAATCTATGTCCAAGGTTTGGTAAAATCTTTACAACAATCAACATCCTACAAAAGCTTGATAAGCATGCTACAATATTGATTGCTTATCCAGATGTAAAAATTAAAGAATCTTGGGAACATGATTTTGTTGCTAGAAAGTATAACAATCCAAACATCACCTATACAACACACCTATCTTTACATAAATACAAGGATAAGTTGTTTGATTTGGTGATTATAGATGAGATACATTTATTGTCTGATGCACAGCTAGATGCTGCAGAAGAGCTTCTGCTTGAAAACATGTATGTTCTAGGGCTTACAGGAACTCTTGCTAGAGATACAGAGCTAGAACTATTAGAGCGTCTAGAATTGCCTGTAATAGCTGAATATCCTATAGAACAGGCTATTAATGAAGGAGTTATTGTGGATTATCAAATCACAATAAAGCATGTGCCATTAGATAATAAGATAAAGATTAACTACAAGGATAAACTAAAGACAGAAAAGCAACAGTTTGATGCTTATGGATGGGTGATTAACAAGGTTCAGGCACAAGGAAAGGACACAATGTTCTTAAGACTAGCTAGAATGAGAATCATCCAGAACAGTCTTGCTAAGTTACAAGCAACTAGAGAGCTATTACAAAAGCATACAGATGAACGTATATTGGTTTTCTGTGGTGTAACAGCAATAGCAGACAATCTTGGTATACCATCCTATCATAGTAAATCTACTGAGAAAGATGTGTTTGCAGAGTTTGCTGAAGGAAAAGGAAATCATTTAGCTGTTGTGAAGATAGGTAACACAGGTGTTACATATAAACCACTTAACAGGGTGATTATCAACTACTTTGATAGCAATGCTGAGAATTTAGCTCAAAGGATAAACAGATGTATGGCTATGGAATATAACACTCCAGATAAAAAAGCCCATATATACATTATTTGTTCTAATGAGGAAGTGGAAATAAAGTGGCTTAAGAAAGCACTAGAGTTTTTCGATAAAAGTAAAATTAAATATGTATGATAATTGAATTAATAGAAGAGAAAAAAGTAGGACATGAAACTTTCTACTCAGTGATACAAGATGGTAAATTTATCTCAGGCTCTTGTTATAGAGAGACAGCTGAGAAGCTATATGAAACAATAGTAAACCAACGGAAAAATGATGAAAAAGATACAAAAATTATTTTGAAATCTGAAGAAATTGATGTACCTTAGAAGCATAAAATAACTAAATATTTAACTATGGCAAGCAAATTGATTGGGATTGTAGGTCAAACAGGCACTGGTAAATCCACTGCTATTAAACACCTAGATCCAACAGAAACCTACATTATTAATGTAGCAAAAAAGGAACTACCGTTTAAGGGTTCTGAGAAGCTATATAACGCTGAAAACAAGAATTACAAGGAAATTGATGATGCTAATGAAATCACTCGTTTATTGAGGAACATTTCTGATAAGGCACCACACATCAAGAACATCATTATTGAAGACTCTAATTACATTATGGGATTCAGTATTGTTTCTAAGGCTACAGAGATTGGATTTACTAAATTCAGTATTATGGCTAGAGATATGGTGGATTTGTTCAGAGAAGCTCGTAGATTGAGAGATGATTTAAAAGTGTTCTATTTCTCACATCCTGAAACTATTGAAGATGGTGGAGAGATTATAGGATATAAGATTAAGACAGCAGGTAAGCTGATTGATAATCAGATTGTTCTAGAGGGATTGTTCACTGTGTGTTTGTACACATATGTTGATGAGAACAAAGATGGTTCAGCTACATATAGTCTATTAACTAATAGATATAAGAAATACCCAGCTAAGAGTCCAGATGGAATGTTTCCAGAGGTTAAAATCCCAAATAATTTACAGACAATTGTAGATTCTGTAGATGCCTATTATAAATAATAAAAACTAGAAAACAATGAGTAACATTGGAGGAGTAAAAAGAGAACAACAGCAGTTTGAAAACACAGAATTCGTAAAGAAGGTAGGACTGTTTGAAGCAAATGTAATTGCAATTAATCCTGATGCTGAAGAGTATAAGGACTTGCTAGGTATGGAACTTAAAGAAGACAGTAAAGCTGTTGAGTATTTAGGAACTAGTAAAGAAGGTGGTAACAAAACCTTGCGTGTAGACTTCTGGTTAGAAGAAATCAAAAAGAAGGATAAGCTTAAGGTGACATTCTTCTTAGAGAACAAAGAGAAAGAGAACAAAGATGGTACTAAGAAGCAGTATATCAACAATGTTGGTCAATGCTCTTGGGCTGATGATCCAAACAACTTACCAACCTGGTTCTCTAATAGAGACTATCGTGTAGCATTTGTAGGAGAAGAAGAATTATATAACTTCTTACGCACATGGTTAGGTAATCTTGATTTAAGAAATGCTGAATCTACACTACAATTAGATTGGAGCAAGTTAATGAAGGGTAATGTTAAAGATTTGAAGAGTCAAATTGATGGAGAATGGTGTACAAGCACATTAGCTTTAGCAACAGTTAAAACTGTAGAGAAAGATGATGGTGTTAAAGAATATCAAGGTGTTTATAACAAAGCTTTCTTACCTGCTTATAACCTTAAGCAATTCAGATTGATTGATTATAACAGAACAGATGTTCTTAAAACATTGCGTGCTAAGAAATCTAAAGATTTGAAGCCTCATGAAAGGTTTGTAATTAATGTCACTGGTGAATATGGTTGTAGAGACTATTATACATTCAAGGACATTAAAGACTATAATACAGATGATAATCTAGTAGCTTCGGATAAGGTGATAGCTGAAGATGATGCTGACTTTTAATAATTAAAAATTATAAGAAAGCCTCATCAAACTTGGTGGGGCTTTTTTATTAAACCTGTATTATGATTAAAGGAGTGAAAAAGACTATGCTTAGCATGGATGCTATTCTTAGTAGAATATCTGAATATGATATATTTAGATATTACATGCCCACTCATGATTGGAAATTGAATGTTGTTACTTATTCTCCATTCAGAAAAGAGAATAATCCTTCATTTGTTATTGGTAATAAGCTTGGTTATTTATCATTTATTGATTTTGCTGATACAAGCAGACGTGGTGATTGTTTCAACTTTGTACAAATACTATTCAATCTTCGTGATAACAGTGAGGTGTTAAAGCTAATAGATAAAGATTTCAACTTAGGATTTGCTAGTGGTGTATATTCAGATGATTATAAGAAAATAGTGTCTGAATACAAGCAACCACAAGAAATAGGTAAGAGATATTCTTTAATCCAGGCTACCACCAGAAAGTTTACACAAGAAGAATTAGCGTATTGGGCTGAATATCATCAGGATATACAAGATCTTAGAGACAATAACATATATTCTATTAAAACACTCTATCTAAACAAGTCTAAGTTTCCTCTTAAAGAGAATGAATTAAGATTTGGTTATCTGTATGGTGCAAGCTGGAAGATATATAGACCATTTGCTGATAAAAAGAGTAAATGGATGCCTAATAATGTTCCTATTACAACAATGGATGGTTTACAAGATGTAGAAGATTGTAAAATAGCATTCATTAATAAGAGTAAGAAGGATTATATGGTGATGAAGAAGATATTTCCCTGCAGTTGTGCTGTTCAGAATGAAGGTGTTGGATGTTTCTCACATGAGAATGTAGAATATTTAAAAGCTAACAGTGACCAACAGATATTGAGTTTCGATAGTGATGTTACAGGTGTACAAAATAGTCAACAGATTACAAAACTGTTTGATTTTGGCTATTGTAATGTTCCTAAGAAATATCTAACAGAAGGTATTAAAGACTGGGCTGATCTTGCAAAGATTTATGGTATGAAAACAGTTGAGCAAATATTAAAACAAAAGGGTATTTTATGATACAAAGAGAAAACAATTTAGATGATTTGATAGAAGCTATTCAAGATAATATAGAATGGCTATCTACATCAGATGAAGATGATATAGAATGCATAGGTATAGAAAATTTAGAAGGAATTTTAGGTTTATTTTTTAACAAGAGAATTAAATTAACAATCGATGAGTCAGAGTAAAACAACTTACACAACAACAAAGGGTGTATTGCTTAATGCTACACTTCCTGCACAGACAAGGACATATAAGCCTGTTACACATGGTCAATTAATAGACCTAACATTAAATGGTATTGAGAAAGCTGGTTTCAAACTAGATAAGGAAACATATTCAGCTGCTATTGATGGACAAATTGCTAATGGTAAATTTAGTATTAGTAATGTTGCTGATAGTGAAATGCAATTAGAAATTGGCTGGCAGAACAGCTATAATAAAACGCTTACATTAAAGTTTGCTATTGGTACACGTATATTCATTTGTCAAAATGGTTGTGTATCAGGAGATTATGGAGCTTTTAAGAAAAAGCATCAAGGAGGAATTCAAGAATTTACACCACAGGCTATTACAGATTATATAAAGCAAGCAGGTGATTCTTTCCAATTGATGCAGACACAGAGACAAGATATGAAGCAAATAGAACTTACACGTAGAACTAAAGCTGAATTGATTGGTAGAATGATGATTGAAGAACAATTCATTACATCTACACAATTAAACATCATCACTAGAGAGTTAAAAGCTCCTACGTATAACTATGGTGCTCCAGATAGTCTTTGGGAACTATATCAATTTACAACACAATCAATGAGAGAGGTACATCCTACATTATGGATGGACAGTCACATTGATGCTCATAAGTTCTTCACTGATTACACAATGGTACCCACTGGTACACTTGCACCAATGCCAGAAGTAAACTTTGAAGAATTAATGCATAGTCAAATTTCATTATTTTAATATGACTTGGGAAAAATTTAAAGACTTCTTTCACCCATCTTGGCATGTGAAGATGCAACCGTTTATTGAGAGCAAAGAATGTGATGAAATCTATAAATTCCTAAAAAAAGAGAGTGGGAGGGGCAAGACTATTGCTCCTCTCTCCTCTAATGTTTATAGGTGTTTTAAAGAAACTTCATTAGATGATTTAAAAGTGGTGATGTTAGGTATGTGTCCCTATCACACATTAAAGAATGGTGAACCTATTGCTGATGGTTTATTGATGGGCTGCTCTAATACAAACTATCTACAACCTTCTCTTCAACAGTTTTATGATGCTATTGAAAGAGAAATGCATAGAGGATTGAATTTAAAAGCATATAAATTTCCTGATGTAAGTTATTTAGCTAAACAGGGTGTATTAATGCTTAACGCTGCTCTCACTACAGAGATTAATAAAGCAGGTAGTCATATGACATTGTGGGAACCATTCACCAAATATGTGTTTGAAGAGATATTAGCTGTTACAGGTGTACCTATTATATATCTAGGTAAAGAAGCAGCTAAATATGAGAAATATGCTTCACCATTCTCTTGGTCATTTCCTATAAGTCATCCAGCTAGTGCTGCATATAAACAAGATGAGTGGAAAACAGAAGGTGTGTTCACAAAAGTGAACAAGATATTAAAAGACAATAACAATTTTAAAATCAATTGGATGCTAGAAGATGCTCCATTTTAAAACAAGTTTATGACAATAGTAAAAGTTGAAGAATTAGAAAAAGGTGATGAGATATTGATTGGTTCATTATCAAAGTTTAAATACCTGCGAGTGTTAACTGAACCAAAAGTTAGCACTAAAAAACATTGGGGTGATCCAACTAGAGTGTTATATAAATCTGTAAAATGTTCTACAGCAGAAGAAACTTATAAAATGGTTTATGGTAGTAGAACATACGCTCGCAAGCGTTGGGTACTTAGAGCAGAAGATCATAATAGGATTATCTATCAAAATTTAAATGACAGTGATATATTATTAATTAAAAAAACATCAATATGAGATATTTACAAATTTGGGTAAACAATGACACTAATCATCCAGATGATTTAGATCATGATTATAATTTAATAACAAATGATTCTACAACTGAAATGCAATTACTTTATTCAAAATCAAGTGAATGGAGTAATCCAGATGAGACTAATGCATCATTATCAGATCATGGTAATGGTATTGAAATAGTGTTATCAGGAAAGAAGAAGATGTTAAAATTAGACTATGCACAAGCACAAGAGCTATTAGTATTATTAACTATGATTCAAGATGCTAAAATAGAAATAAGAGAATCTAAAACAATTAAAACTATAGACTAATGTACACAGTTAGAAACGGAGATGATTTACAAAGAGGTGATTTAATTGCTGTTTGCGGTTATAATCAACTGGAACTTGGTATATATTATGGAAGAGGAAAATCAGGTACAGTTCAATATTATAGTATAAAATCAGCTTCTAGTTGCGAATATAGATATAATGAAAGAACAAAAAGTTTAGGTGCAGAAAAAGTAGGACCTTTCAAACTTAACCATATATGGAAAAGTTATGTTAATAGCCCATCTGCATGGAGATTTATGAAATTATATAAGAACAATATAACAAATATAGAAGACTTAACAAACATAGAAGAATCAAAGAGAATATTAGAACAATTTGGAATCACAGTAAATTATTAAAACATGATCTTAGAAAAACAAACAGAAGCACACATTTTACAAGAAGGAAGTTCCCAAGACACAATTGGGATGTCACTAGACTTAGATTCTGCACAAGTTTTGATGCAGATGTTAAGTAAGAATTTATATTCTGATGCAATAGGATCTACTATTCGTGAGTGTGCAAGTAATGCACTGGATAGTCATAGAAGATCTGGATGTGACAAACCTATCATTGTTTCCTTTAAGAGAAACATAAAAGCAGACACATTCGAGTTTGCTGTTGAGGATTTTGGTATTGGTCTTGATGCTGATGATGTAAAGAACATTATTAGCAAATATGGTAAATCTACTAAGCGTAATAGTAATACAGAGCTTGGTATGATGGGCTTAGGTTTTAAAGCACCTTTGGCTTATAGTTCTAGCTTCTATTTCGTATGTAGAAAGGATGGTATGGAACGTAAGTATATGATGTACGAAGGAGAAGATACAAACAGTATTGACCTTTTGTATGAAACAAAAACACATGAGTGCAATGGTGTAAAGGTGATTGTTCCTGTAGCATATTATGACAGACATTCATT